ATGCCGACCAGCGCGGAGTTCGGGTAGTTCATCGGCGTATCGACGATCTCACCGACAGAGTCCACCCACGTATCGTTAAAGATGTACTGAGTGTTGCTGTCATCGGTCAGACGAAGCACGCGAACCTTGTAGGCACGGCCTGGCTTGGGCAGTTTTAGTTCATAGCTGCGGTAGTAGACGCCCGTCTTTTTTGCCGTCAGCGTAATTTCGGAAGTGCTCTCCCCTTCTGCAATGGCGTCCTTGAAGGCATTATCGCCATTGGCAATCTGGAATTTGTACTTCACGGTCGTACCGTTGGTATCACCGGTCTTTTTGTCAATGCTACGCAGAGACGGGAACTTCAGAATGACGCGGACACGGTCTGCCTCATCGTTATCGATGGCAATCGTAACGTCGTGCATTCTTTTCAGCTGGATGTTGACTGACTTCGGCGTTTCAACGAAATCGAACCCGGACATCGGCGTCTGGTCTTGTGAGCCATCGCGGAAGTCCCAGGTGATACCGCTAAAGTTTGGAGATCCGTCTTCGTTCAGGATTGGCAGGTCATCAACGAAGATCGACTTTGCGCCATCCACCAGCCCGCCAATGACACCCTCCCCGAGCAGGTCGAGGATGGACGCCATAGCACGCGAGTTTACGGTATCGTCGGCTTCAACCGGCGTGCGGCTGGAGCCACTGCTTTTCTTACCGCCAGCACCTGCAATCAGGAGAGGCAGTCTCTTCTTCTTGAACTGTTCCATGTTCAAAAATTTCCCTTCTTACTAAAGCTGGTCGATGGTGATCGAAGAACTCACAACCTGTGAGCCGACCAGAATTTCCTCGCCATAAATGAGCTGAACCGGGTTGCCCTGGTTAGTGGTGTTTTGTGGCCCGTCGAAATAAAACGAGTTCGAGTTATCTGCCTGCCTTACGCTGTCATTGGTCGCCTGGGGCGAAATTAACTGCGAAATACCGCCCATCATTAGCGACAAGCCGAGCGGGGCCAGCGCTGGGAACCAGAATGAGGCAACCATGACGAGTGCCCCGACGACTGTCTGGAACCAACCAAAAGCCTTACCGCCACTACCGCGAGGAACCGGCGTGATGCGGATTTTCGCGATGTTGTCGGACTGCCCCATCATTTGAAACTCGCTCTCATCAACCGACCACTTATGCCCCTGCTTATTGGTGATCTGGATGTGGTAACTGTCGTAGGTCTTCATGTTGCGTTTCATCCAGGCTTTTAAGCCCGGACGGTTGGCTTCGACCAAATCCAACGCCTGTTTGGTGTTGCGCACTTTTAAATGCCAGTGGCGGCCGAAATGTCTGGCCATCGGGCCACCAAGTTGCACATGAACTAACTCAGACACGTTTCATCTCCCTTGAGTAAGTCTCTGTGACGCAGGTGGTGCGTCGTGTGTTTCTGGTACATGCCACCGTAATAAGCGCGACAGCTCAGACGGTCGATCTGGTGGTGCAGGATCATTCCGTCTCCGATGTACACCGCGCAGTGGTCAGGCATCTTTCCGTACTGAATGAAGAAGACGTCACCACGCTGGGGTTCCGTCCCCGGCGCCAGACGAACAAGCCCTTCATTGCGGTAGTTCTGATCGAGAATGTCGGTATCACCCGTGTACCACGATGGAATATGCAGGTGCGGGTTTGGATTCAACTCGACGTTGAACTCACGCTTCAGGTAGTCGCGGCACAGCATCCAGCAGTCGAAGACACCAAACACATAGGGCCGCCCCAGATAAGGCATCTCAAAGCCGTCTGGGGTGATCACATTCATCTCACTGAAGTGAAATGGCGCATCGCCCTCGGCATTCTTCCTAACAGCCAGAATCAGCCACGGAACTTCCGTTGCCTCGCATCCGGCGCGGTCGGCGTCTGACGCTTCAGCTGATTCGTCAGTGTGGGAGTGCCAGATGGCAACCACGTCTCCCGCATCTTCCGCTGCGATAATGTCGTCAGCGTGCATAACAAACGTGTTTTCCGGGTTTTCAGACACGTTCCGGGCTTCCATGAAGCGATATTTCTCGCCAGTGGTACGCACCAGAAAGCCACACGCTTCGTTCGGGTAGCGTTTGATGGCTGTCAGATAGATTTCCTGCATAACGTCCGAACCAAGCTCCGGGAAAGCTCTATTACCCATAACGCGTTGCTCCAATGAACCCGCCAAAGTGGATTACGCCATTGGCAAAGTAGTTACGGCGTGCGTTGCATGAGTCGTAGCGTTTCGTGCAGTAATCCGCGCCTGACATGGTGGTTTGCTGGTTGTTTTTGTCGAAATAGGGGCCGGTGTAGCCGCACTCTGGACCGCGGTATTTCCACGGGCAGGTGTTTTTGATGATCTGGCGGTACGGCAGCTGCACACCCATCAGATCGAACACACTCGACAGCTCAAACTCGACAACCTCATGGGTTTCGAGAGTCTTCTGTTCGATGAACCACATCTCATCCGGGAAGTGCTGGTTTGGATCTGCGGTTGGATTCCCGTCTTTGAAGTTGGCCGCGTCGAGAAAACGCGCCAGCGTCATCTTGCGGATGATGCGGCAGCCCACCAGATCGTCGTTTGCCTGAACTTCAGCGGAGACAGTTCCGGCAAAGTTGGAGACCTGGATTTTTGGACGCGGCAAAGTACCCTGACCAGTCTTATCAAAGCCTGACGCCTTGATTGGCCACGGTTCGTAGGACACGCCTTGCCAAACGACTGGCTCCATCAGTTCGTTTGTACCGGCGTGGAAAAACAGCTTGCCCCCAGAGGTGGTGTTCGACATATCAAGTTCGAACAGCTCAATGAGCGCGGAGGGCGACAAGCTCTGAATATCAGCTTTAATACCCATCGTTTCTTCCTTGAAATAAAGAGGCGCCAACATCCTGTCAGCGCCTATAGATAATAGTAAATAAGTGCTTACTTATCTAGTGGGTTAAATTATCCTTCATAAATTTGTCGGAAGGTCGCAGTGAGAACGAGATAGCCCTGGTAACGCTTCACAGTATGGCTGTCGCACACCACAACCATCTTTTTGCCACGAGGGTTCGTCCAGTAGAACGACTCAACGGCCGCGCGTGCCGTCAGAAAGTCATCGACGGCATTAATAACGTCGTAAGAGCGCGTAAATGTTAGGCTCCACTCTTCTTTAATGCGATTGAGACCTTTGGCCTGGCGCTGTTCGTAATCGTCACCGAAATTCAGCACCGTCACGTTAGGCTTCACGGTCTTTTCCGACTCGTAGTCGGGATACCAGTTAAAAGTCAGTCTTTCCATCTCACATCCTTGTGAGACTGCCCCTTCCGGGGCAGCCGTGGTTAGTTACGTTGAGAGTTAGGGTTGAGCGAACCGCCTGGCCGCTTCTCCTGAGCGATGGTTTCAAGCGCGATCGCCTTCATGCGCTGCGCTGCCTGACTCCATGCGCCTTCGGAATTGCTGTTCTCCGAGACACTGCCGTCGCTGTTGACGTTGATCTCAATGCTGACAGGTGAGAAAACGCCGCCACCGCCGCCTTTAACACCCTCTGCGTTGAGCGTGACCGGGATGGAACGCCCATCCGGAAGCGGAACGTAGGCTTCGTTCATATCCCCTTCACCAAACAGCGCCAGCTGTGGAGAGTCAGCGATGCCACCTTTCTGGTACGCACGCAGCGGAACCACGCCGTCTTTCCCGAAAATGCCGCCTTTGGCGAACTTCGGAATTGCCGGGATGCCGCCAGTACCATCAGATGCCGATCCGGTGAGATTGTTGAACCCGGAGTTAGAGCCGGATGAACCCGATCCGATGTTGTCGAAGCCGCCACCAGCCCAGGCAGACACCAGCCCGGAGGCAATGGTAGCGCCGAAGCTCAACCACTTATTGCCAGAGCCGGACATGTTTGCGCCCAGCATGGCAAACGCGGCAGAAAGCGCCCCCGTGACAGAGCTAAGGTTCTGCATGGAGAAGATGGATGTCTTCACCGCTTTGGTTTCCGCGTCTTTGGCTTCAGTACTGGTGAACAGTCCATTCACCCAGCTGCCGATCGCGTTGGTTGCAGAGCCAATCGCGCTGGTCGTCTGCTGAGTGGTCTGCCCCAGACCGGAGACCGAGCTGGAGGTCTCTTTCGTCGCCTCACCCACGCTCTTATCGCCGTTGACCGCATTCATCCGGACGCCCTGGTTGGCAACCGCTGATGCGACACCAGAAAGCAGATTGCCGCTCTGAGAGCTGCCCGCTGCCGTCGTTCCCACCCCCAGCATGTTCATGAGAGGCAGGGTGATCTGCGTCTTCACAACCATGTTGGTGATGTCACGGAGGATGGATTCTGCCAGGCTGGAGAAGTCCATTTTCCCCTTCATGACGAAGTCGGTCAGCGTATCCGTCATGTTGCTGAACAGGTTGCTCCAGCTATTTTCCAGCTGATCGGCCAGATTCTCGTACTCAAGCGCCAGCTTCTGTGTCGCCGTACCCGTCTCTTTGATGAGAGCGGTGTTGCCTGCCGCCACCAGCTGGTTAATCTGCTTGGTGTAAAGCGCCACGATTTTCGGATCAGAAGCCTGGTCACGCAGATCCATCAACGCTTTCAGGTTACGGTTGTAGGTGTCGTTGAAATCGACCACCTTCTCTTCACGAGACGGCTTGTAACCCGCGCTGATGATAGAATCGGATTCCGGCGCCCAGGTGGAGATCATCTGCTCGACGTTGCGGCGGTTGAACATCTCGCGATAGTCGTCGCTCGCGTTCGCCAGGTCAGCCAGGCGTGACTTGGCTTTGTCGATCATCTCCTGAGTGATGAACTCATTCGGTACGGCGTTGGCCAGTTCGGTCAGCGATTTGGTGGTATCGCGGAGAGACTGATCAAACGACACGGTCGCTTTTGAGCTTTCACCCATCTGCCCCATAAGCTGATCGGCTTTATCCAGGGCTTTCTGGTAGCCGGCCGCCAGCTTACGCTGCGCATTTTCTTCCTTCCTCGCGGCACGCTGAGAAGCATTGGCAGTACGCTGCCCGGCTTTTTCCGCTGCTGCGGCGTCCTGCTCACGCGCTTTGGTCAGTGCGGCGATCGCGGCTGCACGTTCCTCGTCGCTCATTTTCTCCAGAGAGCTGGCGCTGGAGGCTTTCTGCAGGTTCAACTGGGTTTTGAGCTGTTTCGGCCCGATGATCGGCTTGCCTTCGAAGTCCAGCATCGCCGTACCGTCTGGCAGTGTGCGCTGGTAGGTCGCGGAGTCCATCTGGTTCCGCATATACTGCGCCAGTGCTTTCTGAGCCGCTTTATCGGTCGTTCCCAGCCCCAGAACGGTTCCCTGGTTGGACATTACGCCCTTACCGGTTTTCGCCGCGCTATCACGCTCGAACTCCGCCTGAGTCAGCTCCTGAGCAACAGCTTCAAGATGCTCCTGATACCCACGGATGCTGCCTTGTAGCTTCTGAACCTGCTCGGTGTTCCCCTCTTTCTTCGCTTTCTCCAGCATGTCGCTGAAGTGGGCAATTTGCTTCTCGGTTGCGTTTTTGCGAGAAGACAGGTCGTCGACCAGCTTCTGCGCCGGTTCCAGATAGGACTTGTTCACCTTCTCGCGAAGCGGTGCGAGCAGCTTGTTCTTCTCGTCGTCCGAAAGCGATTTGTCGTCGTTGATTTTCTGGATCTTATCCAGAGCCTCCTGACGGGCTTTCACAAACGTCGCAGAGAAGACCTGGTTATCTGCCCGGATTTTCTCAATCTGAGATTCAGCAGCCTCTTTTGCCAGCCGTTTGGCCACCGCGCCATCACCCAGCGCCATCGTGCCTGTGGTTCTTTCGTACTCTTCCTGATTTTTCTTCAGGCGAGCCTCAACAACCTCTTTGGACTCCTTCACGGCGACAGGGCCAGCCGCTGTGGAGTAGTAGTTCACGCTTTCGCCGGTTTTAAGCGCCTGCTGGTCTCGCTGGATCTGCTTTTCAAGCTCGGCTGCACGCGCTGCCATCTGCGCACGCTTGGCCGCCGTCATCGCCTCCGGGATTTTGCGGATCTCATCCACGACTTTGGACGTTTCGCTGCGGAGCATGGTCATATACGTGATAAGACCGGCTACAGCCACGGTAGCTACGGTGAACATTGCACCAATGGGGTTTGCTGCAATGAACGCAGTTAGCCCAGCAAACGCGCCCTGAAGCCCCGTAATCGCGCCGCGGATAGCGAAGATCAGCGATGGGATTGGAGCCAGCCCCATACGAGCCGCACGATTAAAGCGGGTGACAGCTGTCGCGCCCAGATTGAACGGAGCCTGGAGAACGGTCGACATCTTGGTAAATGTGTTAACCATTTGCCCGGCAGTGCCAATCACGCCTGCAATCCCGGCACGCATCAGCTTGAACGCCACCATTGCAGCAACGACTTTGCCCAGGCTGATAACCAGTTCCTGGTTTTTAGCCAGCCACTGCGCCAGCTCGCGTAAGCCGTCGATCGCCGTGGAGAGTCCGGAACCCAGCGAGTTAGCGAACGAAATGCCCTCTGCGCTATTCATGATGGAGGCCAGCTCTTTCATCCCCTTTGAGAGAGAATCCAGATAGCCCGCCTGACCGACACGATCGGCAAACAGCGTAAAGGAGGTTTGCAATTGCGCCAGCGCACCAGTGTAGGTTTGCATCATGTCTTTGGCGGCGTTTTCGTTCTCCGCACGCAGACCAACGAACATCAGCGATAGCGCCTGTTTCGCTTCCACAGTACCGGTGGAGACTGCTTTGGTCAGTTCTCCCATAGTGATACCGGCAGCGTCTGCCATCGCTTTCATCGCGTTAGGAACGGCTTCACCTAATTGCTGACGCAGCTCTTCCATCGACACGACGCCCTTACCGGACATCTGCTGGACAGCCACGGCAGCACGTTTAAGCAGCTCGCTATCGCCGCCGAAGCGTGCAACGGAGTCCACCAGTGCTTTCAGCGATCCGTCAGTAGGATCGAGACCTGCCGAGCGGAATTTAACGAAGGAATCGGTCAGCGCCTGCATCGCAAACGGGGCGTTTTGCGCCATATCCACGATGTACTGCATATCCTCTGCGGCTGCTTTGCCAGGGTTGGCCTTGTCCTTGTTCAGCCCGCGCAACATGACGCGCATACGCTCCATTTCGGAGGCGGCTTCGACGATTGGCTTCTGCCAGCCAAACAGGATGTCAGTTACCGTTCTTGCTGCATCACCAATCTCGCCCAGCAGGAAAATATTGCCGCGCAGACCAGAGAAAACGCCATTTTCAGCACCGCGCCAGCCGTGGCCATTTGTGCCGCCACGTCGACCGCCACCGCCCTCACCGTAGCCGCTGGTGCGCACACGTACCGGCTTGCTGATCAGTTGCTGGCGGCCAATCACGGCATCCATCTGATCGCGGACTTTCTTCAGCCCCTCGGCAGCCTGGCTCGTTGTGACACCCCAATTACTGAGACGCTTCGTCGTGGTGTTAAGGCGCGTATTCATGCCACTCACGGAGGAAGAGGCTTCTTTTACCTCCGTACCGAAGCGGCTGGCGCTCTTGCCAGCGAACGTTGCCCAATCGGAAAACTCGTTGAGTTCAGACTGAACCTTGCGCAGCGATGTGGTGAGTTTATTAACGGATGAGGTGGTTGTGTCGACGCGCTCAATCAGGGTTTTGAGACCTGAGTTGAGGCTGGTAATGTTGCCTCGCGTCTTGCGCGAAACATCAGACACAAGCTCGAAGCCGGCAGCTACATCCTGTAGTTTGTCTGCCGTGGCATCGAGCTTGGACTCCAGAACGCCGATGATGCGGGAGACCGAACCCAACGAGCGTTCCAGATTGTTAATTTTCTGAGCGGGCTTTGTGGCCTGCTCCCCGAATCTGGTAAGTAGCTTACCCGCCCGGTCGATTGACGCTGTAAACTGCTTGTCTTCCAGCGACAGGATAAACTCTACGTTTTGTGACATTCCCTTGTCATCCTCTGCCAAAAATTTGCATCAGTTGCTCTTTGGCGTCAGGGTCTGCCTTATCCTTGCGTGGATCGTAGACTTTATCGGTTACGACTGGTCTTCCAATCCTGAGTTGCAAACCCTCCATGAACGCCTTCACGCCCTCGCCATCTGCCTGGGCAGCGCGAGCGACTTGCAGGTTGCGGACATCCTCTTCCGCGCGCAGACGGTCGATGTTGCGACTGAGCATCCAGAACATCGTTAGAGGGACGCCCAGCAGCTCTAATGGCGACACGGCGTAGTGAGCAACTACACGACTGAAATAGAATCCGAGATCTATCGATACGGTCTTTACCCCGGATTCATCGCGGGAAATTACTTTGCCCCTTCACCAGCCGCTTTTTCGTTCTCTTCATCAATCACTTCCATAGCGAAGGTGAAGATCTGCTGGAGCTGCGGAACAGTCAGTTTTTCCAGTACAGCGTCCGGCACGGATGGGATGACCTTGCGAACCAGGTCGGCGTAAGCAGTTACCTGCTCAACAGGCGACATGTTCTGAAGGTCTTTGCCTTCCATCTGCTTGATGGAGACGAACAGGCCAACAGTCATTTCAACGATGGGGTATTCCTGACCGCCGAACTTGATGCTTTTCTTCGGAGGCAGAATGGAGTCGAGATCGAGTAATTTGGTCATTGGTTAAAGTCCTTTTAAAAGAGAGGCTCTTCCTGAGCCTCTGCTTAGTTACGTCGCGATTATTCGGCAGAATTAACCGTTACTGCTTTGGTCGCTTTCTTGCCGCCGCTATTGCTGGTAAAGGAGATATTTGCCGAACCTTCAGCTACTCCGCGAACCAGACCAGTCTGGTCAACGGTTGCTTTCTCCTGATTGTCGGATTCCCACACACCGGTTTTATCGCCGGCATCTGCAGGGGTGATCTGGGCAGTCAGCTGCACGGTCTCACCGCTTTGGGCCGCTCATTTTCCCCAGCACGCCGTCGTCATCCGGGTAAGCGGTGAACTGAACGGAGAACACACGAACATCATCAGACTGGTAGGTCATGGTGAAGTTACCTGCGGTCGCAGCTTTCGGGATGGTCAGAACGTAGTCGGTGGTATCCTGCGGGGTCAGAACCAGCTCTTTGGCTACGTCGATCAGGTTGACGCCCTGTGCGGAGGTGATGGTCACAGCGTTATCTTCTTCGCTCAGGGTAGATCCCGGCATCAGATCGACCATATTCTGCAACACAGACTCGGCCAGCGGCGCAGTGATAGTGATGTTACGACCCTGCACCAGCTCGGAGATGGTGGTCTGCCCCAGCTGGTCTACGGTGACTTTCAGAGTTTCGGTCGCAACTTCAACCTGAACACCGCCTTTGGTGTAACCCAGATCAACGCCACCAAACGACACTTTGCAGGCGCCAAGTTTGATGTTTTTTACATGGGTATTGGACATTGTTGGAAAACTCCTTTTTCCGTTAAATCAGCACCTTCATGGTGCCAATGGTAAGTATATACTTACTTATTTTATTAATTCAACAAATAGCCCGCAAATTCAATCGGGATACCCGCTTCAATCAACGAACCTTCGTTTTTGGGATAAGTAATCGGCATCGACATTGGCCGAACCAACCGGAAGTAAACGCCCTCCGACACGGTTTCTTCGACCGGGAACATGTCCATGATCTTATTGGCTTTCGCCACCGCCTTTGTGATCGTCGCATTACGCACGATGACGGTGAAAGAGTCGTGATAGAAGCCTTTTAACTCATGGTCAATGGTGATCCCCGTATTGGGAGTAACCAACAGAACACCGGACTTCACATTGGCTGGCATGTAGTGACAGAAAATGTCAGTGCCGACTGTACCGATCTTCGCCTTCTGCATCAGGCTCGCAAATGCTTCAATAAACACATCAACCTCTCGTAAAACCTGCTTTCCTTGCCGCTTCTGCTATCGTCTGAGTGAACTGCTTCTCACTGATCTGCACGGCTCTCTCAAGGAACAAAGGCCCAACTCGTGGCTTCACACCAGCGACTGGCGGGTTGGTGACGCTCTTCATGCGGGAGAGATAGCCTAGACGATACTTGCCCAACTCCATGTACTCCGCATAATCGCCAACCTCAACGCCCTGATGCCCTTCGCGTGGTTTGGCTCCAGATACCGATAACTCAATACGCAGCCCGGTATAGCCTTCTTTGACCACTCTCGCGAAGATCGCGCTTTCGAGTGAGCCGGTCTCCAGCGGGGCCATTGCCCGCGCCAGACGCTCAACCAGACGCGCCAGCTTCTCCATGTCACGGATGAGATAACGCTTAAAGGCTTTCTGGCTGTTATTGAGCCTGTCGCCAGCACGCTTAAACTGATGTGCGTCGTACTTCAGACCCATATGTTTGCCCCTACTTCCAGATGCCCAGGGCGCCCACGCAGTCCCCAGCGACGATGCACGCTGGATACCTTCAGCTTTTGCCCCTCCAGAATGAGAACGTCATCAAGCTGCACTGCGGCCTCAAGTGGGATCACCAGAACAGCATCGAACAATTCCAGATTCGCTTTACCGCGACTGCCGGAGCTGTCCGCACGTACCGATGACTTCTCGTTACTTTGCTCAAACTTAACGACGCCGACGTTCGTCTTCCTGACGAACTGCAATTGCGCTTCACCGTAGACGTTCTTCGAACCCAGACGGTAAATCGCTATCTCTGCTTGCCATGAAATGTTCATGCACTCTCCCTGTGGTTGGCAGCCGCACTCATTACCAGGCGAAGGCGCGATTGCTCGTCTTGAGCCTTTCGACCAGAAGTAAATAATGCGACTGGCGTTACGCACGGCGAACAATCATGCGGTTATTGATGTAACTGACCAGCAGTCGCCAGGTACTGCGAGCCACATGCACATTTGCCGCTTTGCCGGTGCGGTACATATTGGTCGTTTCACCAATGGACTCAGACAGAATGCCGTCCTCGCGGGCTGCCGCTACGTCATTACCGTTAGCGATTTCGCAGGCTTCATTAACCACGGCCAGCATTAATGCCTGTTTGAAGTAGTCCGGGAACTCGTCGAATTTCTCCGGCGTCATCTGCTCCCAATCGATCAGATCGTGACGATATGCCCCGTCAGCACCCCACGGAATGTCATAGACGTTCAGCATGTTTTGCGGGCGGTCGTAACGGTCGAAGTCGATACGCAGGACTTTGCGGATTGAGAACGGCAGCGTTTTGACGCGTCTGGTGGCCTCAATGAGACGTTTGCGCATCAGCCCTTCGCCATCAGCTAACAGGGTGTCGCCGTTCAGCATATCGATAGCTTGCATCTGGGCGTCTGCGACCGTTGCGAATGACTGGCCTGGAATTGACAGCTCGAAGCTATTCAGCAGAACGTACATCTTGCGCTCTTCATGCGTCAGCCCGGATGCCACCGCTTTGACAATGACGTGTCGCAGATCGCGCTCTTTATCTGAAAGCAGGTTGTGTTCGGCCGACACGACAACCGGAATGGACATCTGCCCCTCAGTAATATCGAGAGGTTCGTTATCGACGATGATCGCACCTGCGCCATCTCTGACGGTATACGTGGCCGACTCAATATCCAGAACGTTAAATGCAAACGACAGGGAAACTGCTTCCCCGCTACGGTACGTGTCGATCTGCGCCATTACTCACCGCCCTGTGCTTTCAGGATGCCTTCGATCATTTCAACGATACCTTTGGCTTTCACGCCAATCTGGTTGCCGATCTGACGCAGACCCGCAATACCTTCACAGTCCGCAATCGACTCCAGCTCTTCACGAGTAAAGCGCTGTACCGGTTTGGCTTCCACTTCAGCCGTACCACGTTTCATTGGCACAATATCCGGGGCCGCCGTCTCGACAATGTCGTCCGCAGTCAAATCATTGCGGCTGCTGTACGCGGCAGAAGGAGATACATTTTTGCCTTCAACGGTAGTGGCACGCATGGAGGCACAAATCCGCTGCTGATCGATGAATGGCAGTTCGGCAACCGAGATGCCGTCGACAAACTGGATACCGCAGAGAATGCCCGTGTACCCCAAAAATTGAGGCTCCAATAAACGAATTTTTGCTGGTTTCATTCTTCTTCTCACTTAATGGGCGGCATCGCCGCCCATGTGTTGGTTACGCAGCCGGTGCTGCGGTCACTTCAACGGTCGCAGTGGCTTTGTGGCTACCGTCTTCCGTGGTGACTTCGATAGTGGCAGTACCTGCAGCCACACCGGTCACAAGTCCAGTTGCGCTATCAACCGTCGCGAACTCGGCATTTTTTGACGCCCAGGTTACGCGCTTATTGGTTGCGCCAGCCGGTTCGATGTTCGCGGTCAGCTGTACCGTTTTGTTGGCTTCAACGCTGGTGGTGCTCGGATCGACAGAGACGCCAGTAACAGCAACGACAGGCTCAGTGACTTCAACCGTAGCAGTAGCTTTATGGCTGCCATCCTGCGAAACCACTTCAATGGTTGCCGTACCAACGGCTACGCCAGCTACGTTACCGTTCTGGTCAACGGTCGCTTTGTCGTTATTTTTGGAAGTCCAGGTGACTCTTTTATTTGTTGCGTTTGACGGTTGTACATCAACGCGCAACTTGACCGATTTCCCCTTCTCAACAGAGGTAGAGTCTGGCGTTACCGTAACGGACTCCACGCTGACAGGCTTAACGGTCACTTCGACTGACGCAGAAAGCTGAGTCTGCTTATCGGTGGCGGTGATCTTCACTTTTCCCGGAGTCACGCCAGTAACCAGACCCGTACCGCTGACTGTGGCGACCTGGTCATTGGCCGACGTCCAGGTGAATGAATCTGCGCTTTTGCTCATGGTGATACATGCACTAAGTTGAACGGTTTTACCCACCAATACGGACGGCGCAGCCGGTGTAATGGTGACAGACTGAGTGAACGGAATTGCCCGGAAGCAAGCCGCAAGATGGTTCTGCTGGCGCTCGCTCAGAGGCTCGTTGGAGATGGAATTGGTGAATCCGGCACGGCACATATGCCCCGTGAAATCCGCAAACGCCTCTTCCGTGATCTTCATCTTTTGTTCTGGCATTTCTCGCTCCTACAAAAAGGGTGGGCGTATAGCCCACCCTTAAATGGTAGATAATTACTTACCTACTATACTGATCAAATTTTTACGTTGGTCAGCGCGGCGATAGCCTTGTCGTGCTTGTTCGCCAGAGAGCAGTACCACTTAACGCGGGTACGGGTTGCGTCTTTGTTCTGAACAGTACCGATGTTCTCAACAACGATACCGGCGTTTTCACCGCCATACAGACCAGTCACACCGTTCTCTTCGGACAGGTGCAGGCAGTAGATGCTTGCTTTGCCAGAATCAGTCGGGATGAAGTCGTTCACAATGAACGGTACACCGTTGTGGCACAGCATCGGACGACCGAAGTTTTCCATCATGATTTCGGACGGGCCGAGGCTAACGGTACGCAGCAGAGCGCGATAAGCACGCAGGTGCTCGGAACGCATCATGATGCAGTCTGCGCCCAGATCTTTCACCGCGTCGACCAGCTCGTCGAACATGGAGAAGGTCATGGAAGCGCCTTCGATGTCGATCTTCTGATCGTCGTGCATCAGCTTCGGAATACCGTCGAACGCTTTGTTGTTGGTGCTGGAGTCGCCCAGAATCAGGTTGCGGCGGAATGCGCGAGCCAGACCTTTCACCTTCTGACGAACCTGGATTGCCAGCTGGTTGTTGGTGTCGGACATAGTGGTCGCCAGGAATTTGTCGACGTCTACGTCGCCTGCCAGGATACGCAGCTTCGCAACGTGTTCGGTGAAGGTTGCAGCGCCTTCGGTGATGGTGTCGTTCACATCGATGAAGGTTGCTTCGCTCAGGGTAGCTTCGCGGTTGTAGAGGTATGCCTTAGAATTAATCTTCATGAAAGGCAGAACAGCGAACAGGTCATCACGATCGATGATGGTCTCGATCACACCCTGCTCAAGTTCGTTGTTAGACAGCTTTTCAGCTTCATCACGCAGTAATGGCATCTTTCATTTCCCTATGATTTAAGATGTTACTTGAGTCCGATTTTCCCCAGGCCGGAGGTCAACTTATCCATAGTCGACTTGCTCTTCGGCTGGTTTACTTTGTGGGTCGGTTTGCTATTGGAACCAGCACCCTGCTTGGCTTCGCTGCGCAACAGTGCGTCAGCTTCCGGATCTGCACGCAGAATGCGCTCAATCGCGGATTCGAACGGTAACGGTTTGCCTTCACCGTCAACCAGAACTGCACGTTCTTTCTGACCGGCTGGCTTATCAAAGCCCACAACACTACCGTCTTCACCCACTTCGAAATGAGAGCCGTAGATAACGCGAGCCTTAGCCGGAGTCATCAGAACTTTGTCACGCAGGAAGGCAGAGCCGCTGAAGGAAGCGCCAACAGTCATTTCGACCAGTTGAGCCTTCAGTGCGGCGTTCTCGCTCTCCAGAGTGGAGTAGCGTTCGTCGCGCTGTGCCAGTTCAGCCTGGTGCGCTTCGATCATCTGCTTTTTCACAGCATCGAACTCACCACGGCGTTCCAGTTCAGCCTGCTCCGCCTCCCGACGCGCGGTTTCTGCGGCTTGTTCAGCTTCGAGAAGCTGGCGAGCACGTGCCGGGTCAATATCACCGTACTGAGCCAGCTGATCGGCCAATGTGCGCTCTTTCTCCTTGCGCTTCATGTTCTCTTTCAGCAGGTCAGCACCGGCTTTCTTGGACTTACGCAGTTCTGCCAGCAACTCTTCCTGAGTCATACCGGCATACTCGTCGTCGTCACCCTTCGGTTGCTCTTTTTGCTCGCCCTGTTTGCCTGGGTCTTGATTGCCCTGCTCATTGTCTCCAGCAGGAGCACCGCCACCAGCGCCTCCGCGCTCATGCGCTTCAGCTACATCCATCAGGCCACGACGGGCCATAAGCATTTGCCACAGATTCATAGAAATTCCTTTTCGTTACTTATCACTCGGTCTCTTGAGTAGATGAGTCCCCATTCCCTCGGGGTTGATCTTGCCCGCTTTCTTGGGCTGCATCTTGATCATAAGTAAGTACTGACTTATTTTCAAGGGTGTTAAGATCATTTTTTGGAGGAAATTTCAAGAGATCTTTTTGAAATTCCTTTTGCATCGCCTCGGAAATGTTCGGGAAGACCTTCTCGATGAGCATTTCCATCTGATGACGACGAACAGAATCAGGCGCCTGAAGCAGCGACAGTTTCTCGGCAACGGCAAACTCGTCAGTCAGACCGCGAATGTCGAAACTTTCCGGGTATGCGATCAGAGAGTGGTCTTCATCCAGTTCGACACCCATCCATTTCGCTGCCAGCTGCATCATCTGGCGCTCTGCCCTTTCGAGGCGCTCTGCTTTTGTCACCAGCAGACTGTTAACGCGCTGGAAGTCGTACATCTTCGCTGCGCCCGAAGAGTTATCGATGCCCTGCGCGTTATCCTGCTTGGTTCGCTCACCTGCCACACCAACGGAATGGTAGATCTCGTTAATCACCGTCTTAATCGTGGTGATGATCATCTGAGCCTGTTTCGGGTCTGGAGACAGGTAGAATGGCTGATTACCGCTCTCAGAGTCGAAGGTGAAGACGCGTTTTGTCCCCATTTCGAGCACTTTGGTGTGGTTTTCATCGCCCGGCAGCAGTGACTGAACCGGGATCGCCAGCTGGCTGAATGTCTGATCCTGAATAATCGCGTCAAGGTTCGACAGGTAGTTGGCCACGGCGCGGTCAAGATAGGCGATATCGTCAATCAACGACGGGCTGAAATACGGAGACTCGCTTTCGCCAATGCAGTCCACCGGAAACACCGGCACCACGCCCAGATTGTGCTGGCCGCTATCCTCCAGAACGACTTTGGCCTGACGACGACCGCTATTTCCGGAACCTTTCTTCACTTCTTCACGGAACAGATACCACTCGTTTTGCGTCCACAGACGGTAACGCTGGTATTCCTGCCCGGTTGACGTGAACGGATCTTCGTCGTCGCGCGCGATTTCAACAATCAGCGCCCACAACATATTGCCGTCTTCGTCCCAGGCAACATCAAGCAGCTGCTGCGGCGAAATCCAGTAAGCGTAGGCACGCGCATCATTTTTCTTCTCGTCTGCAACAGACTCAACATCGACGTTCATGGTGCTGTCCACGACAACCCAGATACGGCCATAAATGGATGATTGCAGATCGATAGCCGCCATAAACGCATCGATGGAGGTGTTCTGGCGCGTGGCTCGCTTCCAGAAATTGCGGATCTGCTCCGGCGCTTCATCAGTGTTGCGGTGAATGACCTCTTTGAAGAGGTATTTGTTGATGAGGTTTACCACTTCACGAGTGTGGTTGAAGCGATAAGCGCGTTCCAGGCGCTCTTTGAACTCCTGATCGCCCTCTTTGAAGTAACGGAAGATATTGTCGTTGAACCAGGCACGCCCGCCAGCGTAGGTGCTGGCGAGGAAGTCCCAATGTTCTTTTTTCTTCTCATATTCAGGGTGGCGTCGTGCCACAAGGTCTTTGATTTGCTTGTCAGTCAATTCCATTTGCTTTTCCTTTTCTTTTAGGTAAGTGCTTACCTATCTAGATCCACCAAGAATAACACGATTTTTCACCGGATACCTACGATGAACCGGATAACCCAACGCATCCGCACTGTGTTCGATGCCGCCAGTCTTATCCATATCGCGTGAGCCTGGCTTGTAGATCACCTTCTCCAGCGAGTCGATGAGGTGTTTGCACTTCGGATCGATGTACAACCGGGTTTCGCCCGAGGCACTCATCAACATGCGATTCACTGCGTTAACACGGTCTGCGATCGGCGGGTGCTTCTTCGGATAATCGACTCGAAGGAAACCTTTTTCCTTGAAGATATCGACGTCCGATTCACCGCGTGCGTGCTGGCGATACGCACCTGCCGGGTCAGGGAAGATAGTGACCTGAGACTTCCAGCGCCAGAAACGACGCTCCAGCTCATCACACACTTCAGCCGTGTTGGAAGAGAACAGCACAACCTCGTCCACGGCCCACAGCTCACCATTTGGCTGCGGCTGCAGGATGACCGATGACATAGGGTCGATGTTGAAGTCCTGACCAACCCAGATCGGCAGTTTCGGATTGAACTGGAGTGGCTTCACATGCACATTGCGGTCGAACGGGTAGTAAACGCGTCCGGACATGTTTTCGAAGCTGGCCAGGTATTCCTGCGCGAACGATTTAGGGTCCATATCGTTCTTCGCCGCTTCGATTTCCGCGCTCGGTACGAACGGAGAATCGGCCGTAACGAACTGCCAGCTCTTCCACTGCCCTTTGCGTTGCAAATCTTTGTTCTGACCGATAGTCCACAGCTTGTGGAACTCGGAGAAGCCTTTTGGCGTACCGATGATCAGCGCACCGCCACGGGTAGAGGACAGTGTCGGACGCAGTACCTTGTACCAGGTGTCAGGCTTCATATCCTGAAATTCATCGAGCACCACGAAGTGCAGTGCCACACCACGAAGCGTATCGGGCTTATCCGCACCTTTCAGCGCGATTTCAGAGCCGTTCTTCAGCACGATGGTCATCGTGGTGTCGTTTTTCTTACGAACCCATTTACGAGGCAGAACTTCCTGCAGGTCATCCCACAAGATCTGGCGAGCCATCTGGTAAGTCGGTGCGACGTACCAGACACGTTGCTTTTTCTCTTTGGCTGCCGCGCGGATGATGGTGGAGATCGACAACCGGGATTTACCCCAGCGTCGACCCGCACACACCACTTTGAAACGATGTGGCGACTGGAAGACTTGCATCTGCCCAGAATGCAGCTGTACGAGACTCAGAGACGACGGGATGGCCATAGTTAGACGCTCCCATCACTTTCATCACCAGACGCGTCAGAATCGCCCTCTGCTTCGCTCAGTGCTTCCTCTTCGAGTGACTCAAGCAGATCGTCATCAATCAGATCCGGCTCATCATCTTCCTTACGCAGCTGCGCCACCTGGGAAGGCGTAAGTTCGCCAAATACCAGGTTCGGGATTTCGTCTTCTTCGTTCTCAGCGCGATCCATACCGAGCGCTTTCGAGGATATTTCGAAGCACTTAGCGAGTGTGCCGCTGGCACGCTGGAGACTCTTCAGGTCATCTTCGATGGTTGCGAGTGGCTTGCCGTCCTTCTTGGCTGTGGCCACCTCATGCATCACCATCCGACCGAGTGCGAATGCCCAATCGTCGTAACGAGTCCGGCGCTCTTCGATTTTCTCTGCACGCGCCTTCGCACGCAGCTCTGCGTCGGATTTGAGCGACTCGCGCACCATCTTCCCAACGGAGTCCGCGCCTTTCTCTAATCCACGCTTTTTGAAATGTCTGGAGAGCGTTTCACGACGAATGCCGTACTCTTCCTCCAGCTTGGAGAGTGTGTATTCGCCGGAAGTCCACTTTGCTTCGGCTTCTGCCCACTCAGCTGGCGTCAGGCGAGTTTTGCTCTCGTCTTTTTCTACAGTCATAGATCCCTCTAAAACACTCAGAGCGCATCCTTGCGCTCCTAAACAACTTGTTTAATTCTGTGCCTAACCAATTTGTTTTCTGGGTGTTTAAAACCGGGCTGGGGAGTATTCAGAACCTGCTTCCGTATATATTTAATAAGTCACTTAGTATTTATATATACGGAAGCAGGCTCTCAAACTGGCTCCCAGACCGACTTACATCACCAGTAATTTGGCTCTGGCACGACCTAAAGTGGTCAGTCCCAGCGTGCGACGGTGGTAGCCGGAATCACCGCGCTGGCGGCACATTCCTTTCTCCACCAGCCCCTTTTTCACCAGTGCGCGGATAGAGAACTGCATACTCTGTTTGGTCGTTTTGTACGGCAGCACTTCAAGCAGCTCGTCCAGATCGAGCAGATGCCCACGCTCATGGCCTAAATTGATGGTTTTGATGATGTCTTTTTGTTTGTCGGTCAACGTCATGGCAAATCCTTATGCCGGTAATGCAATTTCAAGAGGTTTATTCAAAGGCTGTTTGTCGAATGCCAGCAGTGGCAGCGTGTCCGGCAGCTGACGACCAAAGTCCGGGTTTCGGTACACGCCATACAGCGGAGACGTGAAGCTCAGGTTGTGAATGTCCTTGAGCAGCTTCACGATGCTGGCCTCGTCCACCAGACTGTCGGCAATGTCCTGAATCGTCGTGCCACGATTACGCCCGGCTTTGGCCAGGGAACTGTTCTTGTGGTAGTCAGCGACCAGATCACGCAGCGCACGACGACGGCGAGACTCGCTCATGGCGAACAGCTCTTTGACGATCGCTTCGTTGTCGCCAGGGTCGGAACGGAAATGACGCTGGAAGACGCGCAACGCACTCTCATAGCTCTTCGGACGCTCCGGACGGATGAACTGGAACCCTGCTTTCATGGCGAACGGGTTGTATTTGCTCATCGACGACTGGATCTCGATGATTGGCCGGTCGTGCATCCTGCTAACCAGGTTAATCATTCGATAGGAGACGCCGACGCCGCGGTACTGAGTGTCCACAACGGAACGGCTGATCACCGCAAAGTTGTTGTTCACGTACCGCCCCCAATACTGGTTGGCCACGGTGGTATTGGTGGTTGGCTTCAGCTTAGGAAACATGCGATGGCGAGGCGCCAGCAGCAGTTTCGGGTAAGCCATAACCACGACGCCCACCAGCCGGTCGTCCAGTTCGCAGCGATAATACGTTGGCGCGAACGGCTTACCATCCGTCTTGTAGTGCAGCGACTTCAGCGCGTGCCAGTCTTCAACCGTGCCTTTGGTAACGGTCATACGCTCCAGAAAGTCCAGATGACGCGGGAACTCTTCCGGGCGGTAGCGTTTGATGATGATGTCTGTCATGTCGATCACCTGCGCTCGATATTGGCATTGATGAAGTCCAGGCGAAGCGATTCCATCGCCCCAACCATGACGTATGGACGCCCACCGTTATGCCAGCAATCCAGAACACTGCCGTCGTTGTTGATCATCAGCAGCGCCAGGCTCTGGCTTTTGCCTTCTCTGGCGTACTGGAGTGCTTCTTCCAGCAGGCGGATGACTTCAACGTTGTTGTTGTCAGCCTCTTTCGATGGCTTCAGCTCTACGATCTTCAAATCAGGCATATTCCACCTTCACGCGTTCTTTGTAGTGCTTGGTGATCTGCATATCCGGGCGCAGCGCGTTCTTCAGGTCTTCGTGGGTCGTCGCCACCATTACCGTCGCACCAACCTTACGGGCGGCACGCTGGAGGTTCGACGCCACAACCTGAGCGGTTACACGGTCGAGAACAGCGCCAAATTCGTCGGCCGCCCAGACTTTCGCGCCGGACTCGATCAGCTTGGCGATCTTGAGACGGTATTTCTGGCCGTCAGACATCTCGGATGGCTTGCGCACAAAGAGATAGGCGTCATTCAATCCGGCCATAGACAGCAGCCCCAGCGCTTCGCTGGTGGTTTTGCCCAGCTGGTCGATGACGTTAACCTCATTGTCGAAGGTAAAGTCATCGATGGAGGCTACAGAAAGCCCTTCATCCTTCATCTGGCGTTGCAGCTCGCGCAGCACAACGGATTTACCGGAACCGGATTGGCCGGTGATGTACACCACATCGCCCTGCTTCACTTCCAGCTCCAGATTGTCGTAAAGCGTCCACTCTTTTTCGTCCAGGCCAAGACCGAACGATTCGGCAATCTCCAGCGTGCGCGTGGTTTTGTTCACGCGGGTCTGAAACGATACGTTGATGGTGTATTTGCTCATGCAGCCAGCTCCCCAGAAGAAACTTTCTCCGCATACGCCACGAAAGCGTCTACCCCGCTCTCTCCCGTGATTTCTTCCATGTGGGCAAGCAAATCCCCAACCACAATGGCAGAGCCTGCCGGGAGCGTTTTAAAGCCCAATACGTCGATGACGCGGACTTCTTCAGCGGCCACTTCGCGACTGATCTCGGTGTGCTCTTCTTTCTGACGTTCCGTCTCTTCGCCCAGATCGAGCACCAGAGAGCCGGTTTCCATCTCTTCGGTCATGCTACCGACAAGCACGTTCAGCTCGCGCTCTTCAAAACCGAAGACCTCGACCTCTCCCAGCACCAGGGATTCCAGTTCCTGCTGCAATTTGATGGCGTCGTAGTCAATACTGGCCAGGCGGTTGTCTTCCAGACGCTTCGCCTTCACTTCTTCTTCGCTCAGATCGTCGCGAACGATGACCGGCACACGCTCCAGACCAGCCAGAAGAGCCGCCTCGCGACGACCGTGGCCAGTAATGATGACGTCGTGCTTGTCGACCGTGATCGGCTGGTCAAAACCGCGCTTTTTGATGGCGGCCGCCAGGTCGCGGATCTGCTGTTCGTCATGTTTTTTGGCGTTCATCTCATACGGGATGAGTTCTGCCGGGTTTCGATAGACGATTTCAAAGTTTTTGGTCATTACATACGCTCCTTGTAGTAGTCGACCAGCCACACCAGGGCTTCCCCGGCGTTCTCCATTTCGTTACCGGTATTGATTCCCTGCTCTTTGATGATGGTTTTGATGGTGTCGGCGACGCGATCTGACGCATCAAACGTCACTTTGAAGCGCATCGTCTGGTGTTCAGCGCCGACTCGCTCGGTTTTCTCGCGTTTGTCCTCATCGACCGGCTCGTCATCGCCACGGGAGAGCGCTTCCAGCGCTTCAAGATCGATAACGGACGCTTTGGCGAGTGTTGCCGCCATTTCGTCGTCATATGGGGCGATATCGGACAACCGGTAGTCGATTTCAGACTGGATTTCTTCGATTAAGCGCTGCAAAGCGACCTGATCGTCTTCGCCGTAGCGCTCGTTATCGACGAGGGACATCTGTTTGGCCACCAGGTCGTTAATTTTGCCCACGGAGATGACGGGAACCGTTGAAATGCCCTGCTCCATCGCGGCACGCCAGCGGTGTTCGCCACCGAGGATCTCAAAAACGCCCCCGTCCAGCTCCCGCGCCAGAATTGGCTTAAAAAAGCCCAATTTTTCGATAGAGCCTTTCAGTTTTTCGAAGTTTTGCGCCCCAACGGAGTTGGTATTCCAGGGATTCGGACGCAGGTTCGCGACTTCCACCTGCAGAATCGTAATTTTCACATCCATAATTCTGATACAATCCATTGTATAAGTACTTACTTACTATAATAGCCAATTACCATACAAAAGGCACGAAGGAAAGAGGTTTATGACAGTTCGGATTGTATCGAATGCAGTCAATGCGCTGATTTCTGGCGCTGATGACAACGTGAAACGGCTCGTTCAGGAGATGTTGAGCTATGAAGTGGAGGCTGGTGACTGGAAAGGAACCAGCACGATGTTCAACTGGAGCAAAAACGCATTCCCGGCTGGGTTTGCGAAGCCAGTAGCAGCCAACCTTCTGAAAGCTGGCATAAAATGCGTGCATGTGCGTAAGGAAAAAGCCCCCGCGCTGGGCAAGCCGAACCCGGTAGTTAACCCATTCCCGTATAACCCGGACTATGCGTATCAGGATCAGACTGTGGAAACACTGGTGCGCGAAGGGATGATGATTGCCCAGATTGCGACGGGTGGCGGTAAATCGAACGTAGCGTGTAAGGCAGCTGCTCGCATTGGTCGTATGACCCTGTTTTTAACCACGCGCTCGGTTCTGATGTTCCAGATGGCAGAGAACTTCCAGAAATCCATCGACTACCGCGCGGAGAATGGCGAACCGTGGCTGAAAGGTCAGAAAGTTGGGGTGATTGGATCTGGTGAGTTCCAGGTCTCGCGCCATATCAACGTTGCCACGGTGCAGACCCTGGCCAGTTTTCTCGAAGAGCCACCGCGCGACGCATCACCGGAGAAAAAACAGTACCACCTGAAGCGCCGGGAACTGGTTAAGCGCTTTCTGTCCAGCGTTTCTCTGCTGATTCTGGAAGAGGCACACGAATCATCTGGTTCAAACTTCTACGATATCGCCAGGTTGTGCATCAATGCCGATTACCGTCTGGCGCTGACAGCTACGCCGTTCATGAAGGACTCGACCGAGGCAAATATGCGTCTCATGGCCGTTGCCGGCCGCATTGAGATAAAGGTAACGGAGAAATATTTGATCGATCGAGGTATTTTAGCGAAACCATACTTTCTATATCATAAAATCGCGTACACTCCAGACGAGGTGCGGATTAGGGCCGAACTTGCTTCGAAACACCTGAACTTTCGGGTTGGAATGAGTACGGCTTACCAGAAAGCCTATCAGTTAGGCATCGTTTACAATCTGGGCCGCAACGAGGCTATTGTGCGCGAAGCGTTAATGTACAAAAGTCACGGTCTGAACTGTATGACGCTGGTTCGTTTGAAGCGTCATGGTCAGATTTTGATGGAAATGATGAAGGAAAGCGGCCTGAAGGTCGATTTCATCTACGGAGAATCAAACCAGACTACCCGACAAGCAAAGCTCAACAGTCTGGCGGCAGGCAAGATAGATGTTCTGATTGGTTCAACCATTCTGGATGTTGGTGTCGACGTTCCAAGCGTAGGGGCGGTGATTCTGGGTGGTGGCGGCAAAGCCGAAGTTGAGATGCGCCAACGTGTTGGTCGCGGTCTTCGAGCCAAAAAGAATCAGGCTAACGTGTGCTTTATTACCGACTTTATCGACGTGAGCAACAAATATCTCATGTCGCATTCATATGAGCGGAAGCACATTATCGACACGACGCCTGGGTTTGCCGAGGGCGTTTTGCCGGTGGGTAGCACATTCGATTTCACTGTTTTGAATAGAGAGTAAGCATGAGCGAGAAACGCGCTATACACTGCCAGGTTCAGTTAACCGAAAAAGCAAACGACAAGCTGGAAACCTTTCAGAATCGACTGCGTGAACGCAATATTAAGCTGTCAAAGGCAGACATCATCAATCTGGTGCTGTCCAACATGACGATGGCTGATTTTGATAAGGCAGCTACGTCATTAGAGGCTTCTGCAAAGGCCCGTGAAAAGGTCATGAAGATTTACGAATCCTCTGGCATGACCAAAGAAGATCTGGCCGATATTCTCAAACGTCTCGATTAAGCATTAAGGGCGTCGCAAGACGCCTTGTTCGTTGAAGTGATAAGGATTTAGTTCAAGCCATGAAACACGTTCTACTTCCACTGATTACCATCCCCGTTTTACTCCTGAGTGCATGTTCATCCCGCCCTGTGTCTGTAGCCGATGCAAAACCGGCGCCGCAGGCCAGAGTTTTCAAATACCAGACGTCTGCACCAACCACGCTGGTGGTTATGAGGGACAAAGGTATGATAGGTGCGGGCTGTGACGCGTCCATCTTCATCAATGGTGAGACGGTTGCAAAGCTGGAGACCGGTGAAAAAGCGACGTTCCATCTGGATGCCGGGCAATGGATTGTTGGCGCTTCACTGGAAGGCGCCGGACTGTGCGCACTGAACCCTGCTCGTCAGGAACGCGAGACCATCACCAAAGCTGGCGAGACGAAAGTCTTCCGGGTGTTCACCAGCAACGCAGGTGACATCGATATCCTACCAACGACACTGTGACGATATGACGAATATTACTGACATCACCTACGGGATTCCTGCAGAAGTCTGGCCGCGCGATTACACCAACGTGGAGAAGGCGCTGATGTTCTGGCGTAAGTCTCTCATTCCTGTAAGGGTCACGATGGAAGATGGTCAGGTGTTCTGCATGTACGTTCAGGGTCTCATGTCGTCGCGCAACAAAGTCGATCTTTGCCCTGCCCCGTTCGACAAAGAAAATCGTATAAGGCTCCCACTTGAGCGAATCAGTACGATTGAATCAGGTGTGACAGAAGGCATTGCGCACGATTTCACGGGTCGGACAACGGTACACCCAGACTATGTGGACAATCGGCCATCTCGCCGTGATTTCTTCAAAATTTGTCGCCAGGCTCATGAGATGCAGAAGTCTATAAGGGTCTACATGGCGGATGGCCGTGAAATTGAGGGTGTGTCTTCAGGCGTTGACGCTTGCCAGGTCACGCTCAACATGGGGGACGGACGGAAGACAGTCGTCATGTTCGATTGGGTCGAACGGATTTTACCGTTTTAAATCTATAAGGGTAATAACCGGCTAAGTCCGGTTATTATTTTATGTGTCACTTCCCGTTATATTTATTTCCCCTAATCCCTATTCCATTTTAAATATATAAGGGTGAATGACCGAATAGGGAATTTATTTAGGCAACACCTTCGAGAAAACGCATTTTATTTCTAAGACTTTGATTTTTATTGAAGAAAAATTTTTTCGTTCCCGCGTAAAAAACTCTTGATTTTAATTTCTGTATATCGATAATTAGTCACATCGAAAGCGAACACGCTAACGATAAACAAATAACAAATTAAGTTATCAATATTACATAAGGATTAAAATCATGTCTAACGTTGCTATCTCTAAAAAATCCATCATCGACGCTGCTGTAGTTATCGCTAATGAATTACAAGTTGCAGCCAATAACGCTACTCAGACTTATAACAATCATTATCAGAATGGTACGCACACAAAAGCAGATAAAGCTAACATGCTTGCAGCGACTACCAAACTTGCATACTTCACCAACAACGTTTTAAACGCTGTTAATGATGAGAAATTAGCTGGTGTCTTTTACTACGCGATTAAAGCAAGCAAACAAGCGCCAGAAGTGTTTTTCCGCGAAGCTATGACCAATAGCTATTCACTCGAAAAATTGGTTTATCTGGTTAAGTCTATCAAGTCTGGTAAATGCGTTTATTCCGTCGCTGATATGTCCGGATCTCGCGTATTCGCATTAATCGAAATGATTAATGATGAATTAGAAACATTCACAAATGGCGCTGTTTTCGATTTGATGAATGAAGCGAAAAAAGCCAACGAAATTAAATTGGACGCTGGCTACACTCAAGCCAACCAGCTGATTAATCTTTGCGAGCGTCTCGGACTGGTCGAGAAGATCAAAGGAATGGGCGCAGCGAAAAACGGATCGCAACAATATCGCTTTATCAAGAATGATTTTTATAACTATCTGGCTGATGCTTTCAAAGCGTAATTAGATGGATATAGCGCCCACTATGGGCGCTAGTTTTAAGGATAAAAATCATGATTAGTTATGACCAGATCCGCGCGGAGTATCGCGCAAAATATCGCGCTTATAAACTTGAATTAATCGACGACTTAAAAGCGCAACGTGACAAATTAAATTTTACGTTTTCTGATTTGCTTAACAGCAAAAGAGACTGTAAACGCAAACGTGAATATTTGCGCTTGTCTGAAATGATCGGAAAACTACAAAACAGCATTTAAGCAATAGCGCCCACTATGGGCGCTTTTTTCGTTTCAAGATCCGCACACCATAACGCGCCATTGTTGGCGCGTTTTTTATTGTCTGAAGTCAGCCAAAACAGACTCAAAATAAGCGCCATAAACGCGCCAATTTAACGCGTTTTTATGTGTGGTGGTACATACCCATTACCCACAATAAAAAACACGTTATAGCGCGTTTTACAGCGTTTTAGCGCGTGGCTTATTTTTTCGTGTCGTGGGCGTGATCGTCTGGCGATATCTGGCGACGTGATCCGCGCCATCCTTCGGGACGTGTCGGCAATATTGGCGCTATCCGTGGGCGCTCGCGTATCATTGGCACGTTGGCGCGACGTGTACGCGCTTGCAGTGGTTTACCCATGGATTCACATAATCACATAGCGAAAGCTATCTGGATGGCTCAGGGGCTGAAATCCCACCAGCGCTACCCCAGCGCCCCTGCGATATTTTCTGGCAGGATTCTGGGCTTCTCCCGCTCTGTTTTCTACATAAAGGCAAACCCAGCCGTTTCCCGAAAATTCCCTAGCCGTTTCCCTTCGGTTCCCCGGACAGCTCTCTGGCCGTTTCTGAATATCCCTGCGGCAGCTGGTGGACGAAAAGAAAGGGGCGTTTCCAGCCCCTCCCCTCTTACTTGCCAGTCAGGATGTGAATGCGGTTCTTTCCGTACACCTCTTTCACGTATTCCCCGCACGAGACACTCCACGAGTCGACTCCTGCTTCATAGGTGACGTTTTTGCACTTGATGGCATTGTTGGCGATACGCATCCCCTCCCCCACTGCTTCCTGTTCGGTAAAGTTGAACCCGGATTCTGTTTTAACCCATAGCGCGATCTGCGTGGCGAACTCGATGAGTTTTGACTGGCAGAAGCGACCGCTGCGTACCGGGAAGATGAATACGCCAAATCCCGAAGTGGAGACATACGCTTTTTCAAATACGCGTTTATGGCGACGGTTGCAGATAATGTCATTGGTGATCTGCTGTTTCTCTTTCCCGGACAGATCGATGGTTACATTGTCACGCCAGGCGCCCAGCACGCTTTTCTCGTTATCAGAGAACGTCACAGAAATATGGCCATGCGCAGGGGTGTTAACAGTAGCGATAAAGTTCATGGTGATAATCCTTTAAACAACTTGTTTTCTTGTTGGTTTAATTATCGCTACGCGCATAAGGCGTCCAAGCGTTCTGTTCCGGCAGCTGGTGGCCGGCAGGGAGTCGGAGGGTTGTTCGGTAGCCTGGCGACAAGAGGTGGGTGTTTTTAGCCTGCGGGAAACAGGATGGTCATTTAAGGCCACCGGCATGGGTGGCCTCGTTCTCTTAGTGGAGCAGACCGACGTCGATGGTATCGCCGGAGCCATCCACGCGGATCATCAGCATGGCGAAGGCATTTAATGGGGAGCCTGCGTGCCAGTCCGGGAAGCGGTCATCGCGCATGAAGTCGGCAATATCATAAACGCTGTCCTCAAAGCGGAAGAAGCGGGCATCACATTGTTCGTCCTGTTCAACGTGATCCATTTCCTGCTGTTCTTCCGGCGACAGGTCGAGCCAGGATTCCAGCCATACGTTTTCAGCTTTAGGGGAGATGGTGAAATCGGTCATGTGCATATCCTCCATGCGTAAACATCTTGTTTTCTTGTTGGTGTAATTATCGCAATGTGGATAAGGCAAAAAACATTTTGTTATCGGGAATAAGAAAATGGCGCGGGGTACGCGCCATTGGAGGGATTAAGCGAATACGCTTTCCGGGATGTAGTTTTCAACCGGTTCGTTGGACACGATGCGCAGACCGTATTGTCCAAGCCAGGTGTTGCTCGGGTTCAAGTAGGAGGTGTACAGCTCGTCTGCTTTCACCATCATCTTCTCAAACATCTCTTTGTCTACGCCGCGGAAATACGTTTCCAGTTTCAGCAGCATTGGTTCGGATGCGTCGCTGATGCTCTGGAAGCCTACGGTGTACACCCCATCCTCTTCTGTCCCGGTGCGGATCAGGGTGGTGGTGAGCACTTCAGTCCCGTTCGTGCTGTCACGCAGAATAGCGGTCAGTTTTGCAACTTTTCCGCCTGAGGTTGTTTCTGACGCATAGTACAAATCAAGAACCAGGTTTTCACGAATTACAGTCATTTTTGGTCTCCCTGTTGTTGACCTGATTATATTATTGTCATAGGTAATCACTTACAATACAGGCAAGCAAAAAAGCCCCGAAGGATGGACGGGGCTGTCGTAGGGACGACTAATCGCTTTTGCACATGTCAGGCTGTCGCCAGGAGAGAGGCACGCTGGATTTCTTGCTGGGCTACTTTGTTCGCTTCCAGTAGCGCCTGTTCCAGCTCTCCTTCCGGCCAGATGATCTGTTTTGCCATCCACCCTCTTCCACTCTGGCGACGCACACTCATTACGTAACGCGTGCGGGAACCATTGTCGAACGAGACCAGCGTCTCTTTGAACAGGCGAATGGCAGTGCCGTTGGCGATGATATCGAGCAGGGTCAGCTGGTTCATTACGGTTGGTTTTTCTTTACGTGGCTGGCCCGCGCTCAGTTTGGTGATCATCGCGTTTTTCATAATTCACTCCGTAAACAACTTGTTTTCTTGTTGGTGTAAATAATACCAGCGAGAAAACGGCTACAAAGCATAGCGTTACGGTGTTGCGCTGCCCCGGAGGTTGCAAACAGCAAAAAGCCACCGTGCTGGTGGCCTCACGCTTAATCTTCGTCGTCCGGGAACTCGATGTGTACCGCGTCCACCAGCTCCCGCTGTTCATCTTCACTGAGCAGATGCCAGATATCCTTCCCTTTGGGTGATTCCCCTTCAGCTGGTACGAACGACCACAACTTGCGGTACAACTCCGGCCCCACTGCATCCAGGCATTCAGCCAGGGAATCCACGCTCCACACCTCAACCATCACAGGCATCTTAATCATCTCTTCACCCTCACTTCGTTTCTGACATCGTGCAGTTCCACGCGACGGACATTGGGTTGTCCTCGATATGGAAATCAAACGTCCCTTCTCTGTATCCTTCAGAGATGAGCGTCGCCACGCGACCAGCAACATCCAGGGAACGGATAACGTCATCGAGGGAGATCTCACACTCGGATGACGCTTCCTCGCCACAGAGAGTGATGCTGATATTCAGATGCTTGTACATGTGTTTCTCCTTGTCTAAACACGTTGTTTTCTTGTTGGTGTTATTATCGCAATAAGACATAGGCGAAAAAGGATTTTATGTCGGGAAAGCCAGGCTGGGCAGTGAGTATCCGGGAACGACACGGGAACCAGTATTTACGATATTCTGCTCTACGCGCGCCGCAGGGCTGGTGGGCAGAATTTTCTTCTTCCCGAAAACCTACTGAAATCGCTTGAGACCCGAGGATGGTCTGGCAGAATGGAGTCCAGCAGCTGTACGAGAGGGAACGAAAATCCCCCGCGATTTTCAGGCGAGCGAAGAGTAAGGCGCACTCCCGAGGATTTCCCGCTCAATTCCCTCTGATCTCCCGCGAACGCCCCTGGTGGATGCCGCTCTCTATACCGGTAAGCTCCCGTTTCCCGACCGGCAGCCAGCCTTTTCCCGGTTCGTATAGCGGGATTCCCACCGTTTCCCTGAAAACCTCCAGCCTTTTCCCTGCGGCGACGCTCCCGTTTCTGAAAAGGGACATGACCTTTTCCCTGGATGGCCCGAAGGCTGACCGAAGGGGTTGAAAGGGGCGTTACGGGGATGAAAACTATGGCTTGAATTTCTACGGAGAAAGTAGCGATACCCCTCTTCCCCTTCCCACTTATACCTCCAGTTAAATCTCTACGGATTTTCTCTCCTGTGGACGTGTAAACCTTCCCCCTGATAACGCTCTATACGGCGAGTATTCCTTTGGGTGAAATGGGTGGTTTGTTCTCTCTACCGGCGTATGTGGTTTCGTTCTTTTTGAGGCGGTTCTTCTCTGTATTTTCGTCTGGGTTGTTCTCGTCGTTTTGGTGAGTGTTCTTCTCTGTGTATGTAGTAATGGCAGGTGCGCTTTTCTCTCCGTTTACGTGAAATGGTGGAAGTGTGGGTAATGGCAGTAGGGCGCTTTAGTTGTTCTCCGCATATGAAGTAATGGCGTTCCCTGCTATTCAGGAATTTGCGCTCCCTTTCGGGGTAATGGTGGGTAAACGAGATTGCGACGGTTCCTGTTCTGGTCTGGGTTTGTCCGGGGTTTCGTTCTGGCTGTTCTTCTCCGTGTATTGGGTAATGGCGTGTCGGGGCTTGCGTGCGCGAGCTGCGTTCTCGGTTGCCTGGTGAGATTAGGTGTGTGGTCTGTAGCCTGGGGCAAAGAGGTGGGTCTTTTCGGTAGCCTGACAGGAAGAGGTGGGTGTTTCCGGGATTGTGGGTAATGGCGTCTCTGGGTTTCCTGTGGGTGTGGTTAACTTGTTTTCTTGTGCCTGAAAACAACTTGTTTAAATGTCCAATATAACGCAACGGGAGCGCTTCTGAGCGTGTCTGTTTTTGGGTGGTATCACGAGTCGTTTTTGACGTTTTGGTCGCAGGGAGATGGATTCTGGTGCGCAGGATTTTGGGTATAAGAGATGGCGTGCGAAAACATCAACTTTTTAGACCAAATCAGGGGAAAGCGTTGACTTTACGTTGATGTGTTATTTATTTGTTTTCTTATGGGTGTAATTGGCTTAAATGCCTTGTCACGCCTGGGCTGGGGTAGGTTGGAGGGGTGGGGAAAGTGGCGATCAACGGACTCTTATAGAAATCCTCAATTTGTGACCGCCAATGTCAACGAGTTGCGTTTTACTCAGATAAACGCCCTAACTATTAGAGAGAACACTAGCTATCCAGCGCTCTGACTCAGCCTCTCTTCTCTCAAATTCTAAATGCTTCGTCACGTATAAATCCGGCTTTAACTGAGGCAGAGGCGTCGCTAACTTCAAACTGTGCTCTACATACGCCTCTCTCATAGACTGTTCGACCTGCCATTCTTCCAGTTCCCGATAATCAATCGGCCAGTTGTCCTGTAGTGTTTTGGCCGTATTAGCAATTGAAAATTTAAAATAAGGGTTCAAGCCCATGAAGTTGCCGGCAAGCAAATCCTCTACGTGCCGAACATTGGCAATGACAGAAAACTTCGCAATTGCCTCATCGATATCCCAGTCGGCAACGAACAACAGCAAGGCTGAAAATGCGAGCAACTTTTCCTCTCCATTTGCTCTGTCTTTAACCGACTTATTCTGAAATTCTATGTAGTTATTGATAATGAAAGAGTTTAGTTGAAGGGTCTTTGCATACTCTTCTTTCAATAGCTCAGGGTCTAAAAGGGTGGCATGTTTGGTTTTTGAGACATAACTTTGCAGTTCTACAATGTGCTTCCGGTGAAGGTTTAGTTCTTCCAGTCGCTTCAACGTTTTTTGATGCAATCTTACCGTTTCTCTCGCAATAGCCTTACCCCAATCGAAACCAGGCACGATAGCCTGCATTGGATGGAAAGGTATAATTTCATCTCTGGGCCACGCATATGGATAAACAGGCAGCTCAACGATATAGGCCAGCCAATCGATTTGCTCTTCACTCAAGACAATTTCGAAAGCTGACTCGCAACGTTTAGCAAAGAACCATTGCCTCATATTGCGCATTGCCTCTTGCGTGAAGATGTTTTCTTGAATGCCTGCGCACACCATCTTTCTGATCACATGAGTGATTTTAGTGCGTTCCGTAGTGAACGATACAAGATGTTGACTGACCTCATTAGAAAGCCGATCGCCATAAAAATCACAAGATGGGTGATGTGCGCTGATATCGTCATCCCCCGCAAACCTGAAATGGGCCTTTTTGCGATAAGCGCCGTTTACAGATGCTCTTACATAGGAACCGCCACCAGTTTCACATATAGGACAGACGACATCTTCACGAGCAAAGGCATGTACGGTGCTGTCATCTAAACCCAACAATGCTACATATTGCTCCGGATCTACCTCTTTTTGCAGAGCTTTTGAATATGCTGTGTCTGTCATTTGCGGTTCCTTGTAAGCCATACTTCTGATAGCTAATTATTGATTATTTTCCACGCCACAGCGTACACCCTTTCACGCACTTCTGTATCACACCATCCCCACTCTTTCGCCAATCTGCATACATCGTCTGGCAGACTATCGAAAACCGTTGCTATTAGCAGCTCGTCTGGCGTCCTCCCTAAATTCACCAACACATCATTTATCAAGTCTTCAACCGTCGTCATAATCATTTCCTACCAGTCCCAGGCTGGTAATCCGTCCACCAGCTCGGCGTCGCAATCGAAGTGAACCGCGTCATAGCCGGCATCCAGTACCTTCTGAATGTTCTCGATGGTTTGCCATGTGACGCCGTAATCACGTAGCTCTTCTTTCCAGTCGTTGCCACGCATACCTGCGCGGACAATCCATCCGTACTCCGTGCCGTGTACCCAATTCAGTCCACGATCTGTTAGTGGGTCGAAACAGATATTAGGCAGACACTCAGAGTCATGCTGTGTAACGTGGGCGGTGCTGATCACCGCCGTCTTATACGATTCGGTGATTTTCAGCATCATGCCTTCTCCTTCGGAAACAGAGTGTCGGCCGTGTCAGAGATGACGTCCCAATTCACGCCGACGTTGGCGTCATGGCACTCTTTGATTTTTCGCATAACCTGAACGCACTGTTCGTCAGTCAGGTCTGGTCGCACTTCACCTACATCTTCCTTGTGCCACATCACCATCAGCAGCGGCTCGTCTTCTGGGTAGTTCTCCAGCTTTTCGATGATGTCTTTTGCGGTTCCAAACATGATTAACTCCTTAAACAACTTGTTTTCTTGATGGCGTTATTATCTCAAATAACAAAAGGTAGAAAACAAGATGTTTAAGGGATGATTAGGTGAGTTTGAAGTCGTCCGCATCGTCGACGAACTCCATAAATCTGGCCTCCACGCTCGAGTGAGTTATCAGAAACTCAAGACCTCTTCCAAGCGAGGTTGGTTCTTCCAGCAAAAACTCGAACCCATCTTCATGAGTCCTGCCCAACCAGTATCCGCCGCCATACTCCCTCAATCGTTGAAAGAATACGTACTGCCCCGGTTTGAAATTTTGAAGAGTCTCGCCTCTGTAAACGATCTGATAGCTTGAGTCTTTTCCACCCATTTTCTTCACCCTCACACACTGTATATATAAACAGTAATATTTATATGGAGCGTGGTCAACTTTGCCTGAGTGTAATAACTAGTGGGTGAAAACAATTTGTTTCGGCACTTGAGATTTTGCAAACCGCACATACATGAAAAGCGGAAATTTTTGAAACCTGATTTGACCCAAGTGAAAGGAGGAAACGATGAAGACCTATGATCGCAACCGTAACGCTATCACTACCGGCAGCCGAGTGATGGTGGCAACGAATGGTGCAACGGGAGTCATCAAGGAAATCTGCGGAGAAGGCAAATCAGAAGAACAATTACGCCGTTCTGACTGCGTGTCTATCGAAGGTGTGGAGGGTCTGTTCTGCCCAATGGATTTAGTTCGCCTGGGGTTCCATTAATTTCACCACCTATAAAACAAATTGTTTAAGGCCACAACTAGTGGCCTTTTTGATTTCTGTTCAGTGGCTTCTGAATCCATTACAACCGCGAAGAAACTCAACGATATAGCGCTTCATCTTCTCTGGTTCGTCTCCCGACCATCCATCTGGTGGTGTCCACGCTTCGACAATATCAGCCATCTTTTTCGCTTTGGCTGGCGTCACATTAAGAGGGTCATTGGTATGCTTCTGGTTGACCAGACTCTCCATGCCCGGAATGTCCAGTATCGTAAACCAGGTTCCGTTAGCAAGATCAAGACCAGGGATACGCTGTCCACTACGTCGTTTGTCTACAAGAGAAACCGTCATCGCAAGTCCTCAGTACGCAAATTCGCAGGTAAAGTGATTGCCACACTCGGGGCTTCTTCGGCGCTGGTTTTGGCCTCCAGTTCGGATACACGCTTGCGCAGCGCCTCGATTTCAGCGGCCATGTAGTAACCTACCATCGCGAAGACAGCGAAAGAGTTGTCCGCCTCATCCGGAGACACGGAAGCCATCAGCAGACCATCATGCATGTTCTGGCTGCCGTCAGTAATGGCGACCGCATACGAATCACTGGTTTCCCGTTTATACAGTACGACGACCGGGTTCTTGATTTTCTCTCTCATCACGATGCCTCTTACTTATTACCTGATTTGTCCAACTCTTTCAGCCCATCACGTACCGCGTTCACGATACGTTCCAGGTATTGGTATCTGGGGTTTGGCACCGTTGGCCAACCGGCATACCACGGATCGTCGCCAAACAGACTCAGCAGTTCGTTACCGACACCGAAACAGCAGCAACTTTCTTTTACGTCATCAGCGTTTTCTGCCTCGTCCCACATATTGCGGGCCTGCTCTGCGTCGATTTCTCTCTCCCTGCGCAACTTTATGATTTCGGATTTGACGAAAAGCAGGTTTGCGTCGTTGTCATCGTCGACCGTGCTTCGCAGTTGAGGGTCGAGGCAACCAATCAAATAATCGTTGCTCACTCTCTTAATAAACGTCTGCACATCGTCACCGCCCATCGCGAACCAGGCAGCAGTCCATGCTTTCCCATAGCAGGTGATGGTGACTCTTCCCTTGCCCGGCTCGTAGTTTTCAATCATTACGCGTACCGGGTCGAGACGTTCCAGATCCGTCAGCACAAAGGAAAGAACATCTATTTTTTCGACCTTCATGCAGCCTCCCACGCGCCCCAGATCAGCGCTTTGTGTTTTTCATAACGTTTGGTGTGTACCGGTTGCAGACTGGCAATGCCTTTCGTCACCATCGCCCGGGCGTTTATCAGCAACGAATGCTCTATGCCTTTTTTCTCCAGGTACTCGACAACACCGGCATCGGCACCAATCTCCTTGCCGTCAAAGAGTACGGCCAGCATCAGCTCTTTCTCTGCGAGGTAGATGGCTGAAAACTCAGGGTCGCGACTCACGATAGAAGAGGTATTGTCCAGCAGGTCAGCCAGCTTGATCATGCGCGTCTGCATGTCGAGGCTTTGCTCCAGCTCCCGGACGTTGATGATGAAGCGCTGTATTCGATTGCCGTCTTCTGGTCTGGCAATGTTGGTAAGAGCCAGAACCATTTCGGCTACGTGCTCACCGAAGTGCTCACGAACCATCTCTATGGTGACATGGGTGTCTTCGACCACATCATGCAGAAGCGCCGCGATCTGCATCTCCACGGTTCCACCATGCCAGGCAACAATCTCGCGGACAGCAACCGGGTGGTTGATGTAGTCTTCACCGGTATATTTTCTTTTCTGGCCAACGCCGCCATGAGCGCCAGCGGCAAACATATGGGCTTTGGAAATACGGGACATTCTTAACTCCGTTGTTTTCTGGATGTAGTTATTTTCACAGATAAGAAAAGGTAGAAAACAAATTGTTAAAGGCCACAATAGTGGCCTTTATTTACTCAGCGATAAGCGATCCAATCATCGCCTGTAGCTCTCGTTCTTTTTCTTTGGCTACGCGGAGTAATTCGGCATTTACATGACGTTGCAGCTTATCCATTACACGGAACGACGGACGGCGCATGACGCTCTCGTCGATGGCTTTGGTATTCAAGCTAATAAGATGCCCGAAGTGGTTGAAGCCAGCCCCGACGAACACTTCATATAGCTGGGCATCGCGCTCAAACAGAGCGATCCCATTTCGCACCTCAAGCAGCGTTCCTTCATCAATAAGTGTATCCAGCGCCTTATCCCAGACCGGACAAAAGCGATAATTGAAACCTTCCAGTAATGCTGTAAAAAACAGCGAAACGGCATTACCCAACTTCATAGTTACTCTTCCTTACTCCTTGCTCTGTTAGCCTGCACTTCCTTAGCCAGCTCGTAGGTAATTTTGCACGGCACAATCATCGCCCAGCCTTTTTCGTGGCTGTTAATCACCTGCTGAACATGGCCGTCTGTAATGGGCAGATCCGGCAACTGTTTAAAAACTTCCATCTGCTCATGGATATGCAGAAACCACCTTGCCAGCTCCATCTGCTCACCGCGGGTGAGGGGATTATCCAGCGGGGACTTAACAAAAGCGGAGACTCGCTCGACAAGCAGGTCATTCATGCCGCGCACCTCTCTGCTTTCTCTTGCAATTCGCGAACGTACTCGACCAAAGAGCCGCCTGGCGGGATCTGGCATTCCTCAACCAACTGGAAGTAGATGTCTGCGGCCGCGCGTGTGTTCGAGCCTTTGTTCAGCTGTTCTTCGCGCAGCGCATCACGTTCGTTGATCAAACGGACGCACTCGCCGTTACGCTGATCCACAACGGCCTCAAGTTCAGCGATACGTTCGCCTGGCGTCTTGCCTTCTTTGCGTTGGATGGTGACGGTAAACTCGCCCATTTCAGGAACGTTGTACCCCAGCTCCAGGTAGTTTCTGGCGCCGCTGCGGACGAACTCACCTGCGAACATGGTGGCGAACATCGCAGAGGCCATCTCTCCTTTGAAAAGCGACTCCAGATCTAACGGAGTACCGGCAGCCAGAGCCTCTTTTGCTGTGTCCATTGCGTCCATGAACCGGTCAAACTCATTGGCGCGTTTTTCCAGGTTTTTCCATTGCTGGCTCCAGCGCTTCGCAATGTGTTCCACAAACACCTGTGCAGCGGGATCAAAATCGCCGGTGAACGTCACTTTATCTTTGTCGATGGTAATTTTGCCGACTTGTTTGTTCGAGTTGCCCTGAAACACGATGTTAAATGGCGTCTCAGCCATACTCGCAGAGGCTATAAATGGTGCTACTGTGTTTTTCATGTTTCTCCCTCAGTCATTTGTGCCAATTCTTACACAAATTAAGTAAGTATTTACCTATCATTTTACGCGTTTGAAAACGTATACGCTGACAGTGATTCCGGTGTCTTCAAACTCGTCAGTAAACGACTTTCCTTTGGCATAAACGTAATTATCCAGCGTCATCCAGTTCAGAACTGGCGCATCACCCGGCAGTACTGCCACCAGTCGCCCGCCGACTTTAAGATGCTCCAGCGCGGCCAGCGTATGCTCTCTGTGACGGCCAAGAGAGTAGGGCGGGTTCATGACGATTTTGTCGAACTGATAGCCTGCGTTGTCCTCAGACCACTTCATGAAGTCGCAGCAGACTGTATTTGTGTACCCCTTGCCAAGCAGGATATCAGCGAAGAGAGGTGCGACTTCTATGCAGGTAACGTCTTCCGGATTCACGTCGATGCAGGCCAGCAGATCTCCGCGCCCGGCTTCAGGCTCCAGCAGCTTCTCACCCGGCTTCAGCTCAATGGCTCTGGCAACGTACTCCGCTATCAAACGTGGGGTAGGGTAGAACTGGTGTGATTTCGTATCCGGTATTAAGCCGGTGGCCACAATCGTATTGAGCGTATGGACGATCTCATACGGGAACTGCCAGTGCTTTTTCTCCTGCACACCGCCAATGAAGTTCAGTGTGCGCTCAAGCTCTTCCACCTGTGACTTCTGTAGGTTGGAATCAGAGAAGTACCAGACGCCTTTGTCTTTGCTGAATCGCCCGTCGCGCAGCGCGGTACGAACCGGCTCGGAGATCGTCTTCTGGATTAACCCGAACTCTTTTGGTGCCCGTGTTTTGGGTGCAGTACGGCATGGCGCCGGGATTGCTGCAGGCATACTGTAAGCCAGCACCTCATTCAGCTTCCAGGCCACGTCAGGATGTATTTCAAAGTGAACGTTGCCGTTCTTGAACATCTTCACGCGCATCAGGTTTCCGTCGACATTCATCCAGTCACCGGTCTGGCAGTCGTTTGCCCGGTACGCAGCTGATAGCATCTCAGTTGTGCGGTTGATGGTGATGAACTCTTTGTGTGCGAAGAAATGAAGCATGACGCGCAGGTCGTCGATGTAGTCCTCTTTCCGGTAGTTCACGCTGACGCTGTCCCGCCAGAACTCGGAAATGCAGTTGGCGATGATCAGACGCTCGCTAAAGCCGTTCGTCTTATTGGTCTTGTGGGCAGGACTCAGCGCCTTAAACAAGCCATACACGCGCTCAGAGAGATATTTGTGCCTGTCATTCAGCAGATTGAGCATCGTGGGGATGACCGTTTCTGCTTTGAACTCCGGCACACCAACGAACTCCTTAACCTTCATCTGGTAGCCGGTTCTGTCAGTCCTGATGGTCTCCTGCTTGCCCTCGATGAACTGCTCACGCCACTCGTCGCGGCGGGAAGCTGGCATGATCAGCAGAACGTTTGTCATATCCGTGACCTTCTTCCAGTACTCGGCCCAGATATTCTGTTTCACCCATTCAAGGTCGACCTTGTCCAGCCAGGCTCTGTTAAAGCGTGTGCGCTCGTCATCCGGCCGGTGGTTGAGTCGCAGCAGGCGGTTAATCATGTTGTGGCGTTCGTCGCCATAAACGAAGTCGTGAACCTGATGCATGAAGGCGATCTCTTTCTCGCACTCGGCCACAATTTCGTGGATGACGTTCATTTCCTGCCGGTAGTCGATATCAGTGTTTGGGGTGATAGCGTCAATGATGGAAAGGGCTGTATTCATGATTGCACCATTAAACAAATTGTTTTCTTGTTGGTGTTATTTTCCCAAAGTTGAAAAGGCGTAAAAGCAGCATTCACAGGCGTTGCAGCTGATTTAAGGCGTAAAAAAGGGGGCTTTCGCCCCCTGTCGGCAGGTGAGAAATTAGTGGTGTACGTGCTGCGTTTTGTGCGGCTGTTTGTTCAGGTCGTGGCGATGGGTCAGCTCGCGCATCATGTCTTCAAGACGGCTCTTGGTGTCGTCAAGCTGGTCGGCCATTGTCCCCAGCAGCTGGCGAACGGCCATCGGATCGTCGCTGTTCAGATCAGGCATTTTGAACCCAGCCTGGGAAGACATCAGTTTGAAGGCGGCCAGCAACATCGCCAGAGAAGACTTCAGTCCGGCGATTTCGCGATCTTTGCTGGCGTTGGTTTCATCTGCCTTGACTGAATTCGGTGAGCACTTCGGCTTGCTTACCATTTCCAGAGTTGCCTGAAGTTTGTCGGCGCGTTCTTTCTCTTCCAGATACGCTTCGCCGAAATGACGCGCCAGCATCACAATTTCAATCGGATCATCAATCATGCTTGAGAACTTGAGAACGCTGAAAAGGCGGTCGATAGGGGAGGCGTCGTCTTCGTGACCAACCACAAGACCCATGATCTCAACCAGTTCGGCCGCACCAACTTTTTTAATCACGTTTTCAACTTTGGCATTAGTTTTTTTGCATTTTTCGCACATGTGTTTTTTCCTTATGTTTTTAAACAAGTTGTTTTCTCGATGGCGTTATTGTGGCGTGACTGAAAAGGTGGGCAAACGCTACGTAAAGGCGGACGCCAACACTGACGGTTAATGAAGACATTTGGATTCCTTCATTTCACGTTCGACATGCTCACGACACGGCTCATACTCAATGGCGCTGGCGATAATTTTCCCGGCAGCAATTAGCTTCACGGCAGCAAAGCAAAGTCCTTTAAAGGTGAACTTGGCCTGGTTGCGTCCGTTTCCGATGACAACGTTTTTGCCATATCCGCGGTCAATGAAGATCTTGAGGAACTGGCGGTTAACAGTGGTGTATTTGCGCTTAACGTACACATCACCCAGCGAGTCCATCAGCGCACCCAGAACAGCCCCGGACGTTCCGAGAATGCGACCAGCTTCATTCAGCCCATAAAGCTCATCAGCAGTGCCGCAAATGGTGTCCATGAGAATGGCTTTTGGCCTTGCCACCGACAGCTTGCGCTCAAGATCAGCACGCTGTTCTTCAAGATCGGCTGCCAGTCGAAGTGCTTCTGAAAAGGTTTCCGGGATGCTGGGGTAGGCACCGTAAAGCGCCCCGCTTGAAACACTCATTTCCAGCTCATGCCAGCGCTCAATGACAGCAGCGCGGTACTTCAACGAGTAGCCGGTAATGAGAACATCGGTATGCTTTCGGTCGAGCATGTACTCGCCTTCCATTCCCCGGTAATCGATGTTGACAACAATGCCTTCAACAATTGTAAGTAACTGATTTTTCTCATAACGCAATTTTGCGTTATGGTAATCGTCGGCATACAGCTCATTCAGCACGCTACGGATGTCGCGAAGAATGTCGCTGTGTCGTTTACCGGTCAGCTTTGAGATTTCTTTTGAGGACATCAATGGTCTGTCCGGGAGCACACCGGGAATCGATAAAGTAGTCATCTCAAACATACATTCTCCATTCAGTGTAAAAAGGGCCGTCAGTGGCCCTTGTTGTTAACTCTCATTGGTTAATTGGCTAAACAATTTGTTTTAACAGTGCCGAAAATGGATTCGGCATCAAAAGAACCCGAGAATGCTGCCCACCGGAACAACGAAAATTCCCACGACACGCGCAAGTGTCATTCCGGCATCAAACTGAAGATCGCCACCGTTCACGAGTTTCACCAGATTCATGATCCAGCCACCAAGCAGAAAAATGGCGAGGCCAACAATCATCGCGGTGACTTTCTGGAAGCTCCATTTCATGCAATAGCCTCAGTCACAGTAGAAGGAAGATCCGGAGTTGCAGGTCGAGCTGGAATCGTGTCCAGCAGCATCCCATCCAGAGAGACAGGAGGTCGTTCTGGCAGGGGTGTCGTCTGCAAGGTTGTGGTGGAAGTAGTTGTGTCCGGTATCAACAGACTCTGACCGGCTGGCACGGCTACCGCTGCCAGGGTTGCTAAAATTACTCCGTAGGCCATTGGCTTCAGTCGATTTCGTTGAAAATTTTCCATGAGAACTGTCCTTGTGTGCTTGGGATTCACGCAACACACGAGAGGCGACGGAACCACGCACCTTCCCCATGCCTACTGTCGCACCCAGATTTGCTATGGCGGTAGCTTGCGCATCAATGCGCTTCTCCAGCTCAAACACTCGTTCTTCCAGTTCGGCAAGGCGTGCAGAAACACGACCGCTAAACAGCTCGGCCAGAAGCAGGCGAATTGAACGGGGACGTTTATTGAAAGAAGTGAAAGGCGTTTGACGTGCCATTTGGATTCCATTCAGTGTCAGAAAGAGTTGCGGCTGGCCAAGCCAGCCGCCTTTTGGCGTTCCATCCTGGAACAGTACCTACCGGTACTTCGTCATCCTGACGAACGGTAGAATACCTGATTTAAAATGATAGGTAAATACTTACTTATCATTTTGTAGCAAAAATCCAATGTCACGCTTGTGAGGCATATCAGCTGCGGAGTAGGCGGCGATCTTCGCCAGGCGGTCACACATTTCGTTCTCGCGATGACCGGCATGACCTTTAACCCACTTCCAGCGGACATTGTGACGGCTGGCGGCCGAATCGAGACGTTTCCAGAGATCGACGTTTTTGACTGGCTTCTTCTCAGACGTGATCCATCCGTTACGCTTCCAGCCTTTCATCCAGAGCGTCATGCCGTTTTTTAAATACTGGCTGTCGGAATGCAGGATCACGTTGCAGGGGTACTTCAGACGCTCCAGCGCAATCAGGGCGCCCATCATCTCCATCCGATTGTTGGTCGTGCTGTGGAAGCCCTCAGAAAGCTCGCGCTCTTCGCCTCGATACTGGAGAACGATGCCGTAACCGCCCGGCCCGCCCGGATTTTTGAGGCAAGAGCCATCACTGAATACTTTTACGGTTTTGAGCTGGGGATTGAACTCGACTACGGGGGTTTTGAAGTTGGTACGGGATTGCTGGTGGGTTTGGTATCTGGCTTTGGACTTCGTGCGGCAGCCAGTATGTTGCCGGGCTGGGGTCTTGGTCGTCATTTTGGCTCCAGAATCGCGCGCCGCGACGATTTTTTTCCTCGCGCGTGTGCGCACGCGTGCGTGCAAATATTAAAAATTTTTAGAAAAGAAAAACTTACTTCCCAGAACAGGTTTTAATAAAACCTGAACTGAACGAACGAAGTGAGTGAAGTTCACCTCGAACGAAGTGAGAGGTTGTCTTTTCAGGTAATACTTTCCCAGGGAGGTGAGTACAAAATTTCCTCACCAACCTGGTCGTTACATAACCTGAAAAGTTATGACCTAAGTCTACTGCCAGCTTAGGCTTGGGAAGTTATGGATGACAGCACCCCAGAACCGAGATCTTCCCACACTTTATGAAGGGGAGTACTGGATTCAACCTCTCGAAACACTCCAGACTCGACAATCATAAAGTGACCCTTCTCTCTGCTCACTTTGGTTCCCCCTTCCCCAACCCCTAAACGGTGCCGGTTCTACGCTGGTAGTGAGCTTTTTTAAACCTGACGCCAGTGACGCTATCCCCCACCCATCAGGTCGAGCTGCCGGAATCAATCCGGAAAGCGGGTAGATTTTATCACTGGCGATCTGCGTTTTAAATGGTAAGTACTTACCGATTATTTTGATTGATTATTTTCTCGACCATGAAGCTGGACGTTCAGGGCAAACACCTCATTGATGAGTTCCCCTAACAGCTGCTCCACCAGCTCTTTGTGCTCGCCTGAATGAAGACATTTGAGCGACCATTCGTAGAGATTGAAAGCCTTATCGCGATCTTTCATCATGTCGCGCACTTTGGCCAGAAAATCGCTCTCAACGAGCGCTACGACGTTCGTCGGGTATACCATGATAGTTTTCCTTACTGTGGTTCATAAAATCGATTCTAGAGCGTCTGGAGAGGGACTCCAGTGGGTTCTGGAGGTGTAAAACGGTCTGGGAGTTGTTTGGAAATCACGTCTTAAAAAGCCTGCGTCTGTATATATTAATAATTAGTACTTAGTTATTTATATATACGGAAGCAGGTTCTCAAACTAACTCCCAGACTGGTGTTTACGCTGCCTTTTTACGTGGTCTCTTCTTCCTGACAACATTGGCAGGATCATAACCACCCAGCTTTTTCATCACCGCCAGCGGTATCTTGCTGATGGTGTGCCCAGCTTCCTGACAGTAGCCACGGAAGATAAGCAACATGCTACCACCAGGGTTGATGTTCACCTCCACCAGCCCAAGTTCAACATCCGGCTCAACGAACGCCACGCGGCCGCCAGACAAGATGACGGTTTCGTTGGCGCATTCAGCCGCACGCTCGTACCACTGCGTATCGAGGGATTGTGGTATCAGCATGACTGTCGTCACTCCACGCGCCTGCTCGCGAATGGCTGCGTCTATCCAGGGGGTGATTTTGGAATAGGGCGGGTTGAGGAACGCCACCGTGCCAGCTTCTCCCCAGCAGCACTTGAGCGCATCGCGCTCAACACCGATAAAGTTCGGCAGGAGAGCATTATCTTTGTTGCAGGCGACGTCCACATCGAACTTTACGCCTATGTAACGTTGGATGGCGACAAACAACCACTTCGGTGTGCGCCAAAGGTCGCGAAGAGAGGCATCACGCTCTCGCTTTTTGATTTTTTCGGCTGCGATCATTACTTTGCTCTGATAGGTAAACACTTACCTATTTTTTCATTTAATCAAACGGATAGCAAACAAAGAAGAACGCGCCAGATTCGCAAACGGGAAGCTCTCTGGCGCGTTTTATCGATGCTGGGTATGCAATGAGCTTACCCAGCGCCCTAAAGCTCTCAGGGGGCTTTAGATCGGGTAGGGGAACATCATCCAATGGAATACTCCGCTATGAATTTTTTGACGATCGGCGACTCTTTATTAAGGGTTAGATTTCCACCTTCCCTGGTGGCAATGCCAGTAGCTGGAAACACAGCCATCATCTGGCCAGCCTGAGTCGAAGCGGTGTTGAGCGGATATGGTTTCTCCGGGTTGCTCATTAGCGCCAGTTTAATGCTATTGCTGGTCGCCGTGTTCGCGTCAAGGATATGGCGCATTGCGATTACCGTGTAGACGCTGATTTCCGGCCCACCACTAAACCAGTTCAAAAGGTTTAAGATCTTGTCTTTCGCTTTGACTGGCGCCCCTTCGAATGCGGCAGTAAAGCTCTCACTTTCCAGACCGGCTGTCGCATAGAACGATTCGTCCTTACCTTCCAGCGTGAAGCGAGGTTTGGCAGGGGTACGCTCTGATTTTGCCTTCTGGCGTTTTGGCTGCTCTTCTTCAGGTTTAGGCTCTGACGCCACTGAAGGTAAAGGGGTTGGATCTGTACCGGTAGTCTCAGTACTTCGAGCGTCAAGTTCAGGCGCTGGCTCGTTCACTATCTCCGCAACAAGGTCACGCTCTGGTTCCTCGACATTCACCGATTCGTGCTCAATCTCAAGCTCTTCCAGAACGCTACTCAGATCGCCGGTAGAGCTGGCATTCATGACTTCATCCGCCACCGCCTCGACTGGTTTTGCGATTGCATCATCCAGACCAGAGAGAAGATCGTCGATCTCGTCGACGCCGCTCATTTTCGCAGCTTTCTGCACTGGTTCGTCGAGAGATTGCAACATTGCAGTCAGTTCGTCCAGGTCATCGTTTTTAACAGTGTTTGTAACTGCGCTCATTTTTAACTCCTTATGTTTTCGTTGGTGCGTTTCCGCGTTTTGGTTGAGCGTATTCTGGCAAACCTATCAGGCGGAAAAGTCATAATTACAGGCAGTTAGAAGAACTGAAGGCAAAGAAAAAGCGCCATCAGGCGCTTTCGAATGGGAGTTTGAAGAAGCCGTATTTCTCTCGGGCTTTGAAGAAACACTGCATCATCAGGTCAGTATCGTAGAGAGCGCTGTGGGCCTTCTCACGGTCGTAAGTGAACCCAAGTGAGAACGCCAGCTCTTCCAGGCGTGGGCGCTTCCCATCCTCGGTAGCCCACAAGCCATCCAGCATGGAGTCAACCAGAGGGATATCTGGCAATTTCACCCCATAGCTACCGAACTCGTGGCGAATGAACGGAAGGTCAAAAGCCTCTCCGTTATGGGCGACTAACGCGCTACATGCGCCCATGTACGCAGCAATCTTGCCTGCGTGGTCAGCCAGTAGCGGTTCCGTCGCCAGATCTTCCAGTGAAATGCCATGCACTGCCTGCGCCTTCGGATCGATACTGCGACGCGGGTTGAAGCGCATCTCAAGGCTGTCGATGTGCTTCTGGGTTTCCAGTTCATAACGGGTTATCGCGATTTCGATAATTTTGTGGCCGGATGTGAAGTCCAGCCCTGTGGACTCAATATCGACGCCACCGACAATCGTGGTCATTCGTACTCCTTACAGCTTCTTCGCGCCTTTCAGCAGTGCGCCACGCACAAACTGAGCAGCCTTTTTTAGTGCGTCCTCGCCACTTTCGCAGACGACCGGCTCGCGCCATTCGCCCGTTGATGTGTTGAGGATCTGGATTTGGTTGGTCTCCAGGCAAACGGACACGTACAGAACCGTACCGCCTGAGAGTTTGAGGTGCATAGGAAACAGAGGGCGCTTGGTGCCGCCATTGAACTGCGACATCGCCACATTGATGGCTTCGCCAACCTCTTCCCCAACAAGTCCTTGAACGGACTCAAACACTGCGCGGATAGCCAGACGTGCTTCACGTTCACTCATCAAAGAGCGGGATTGTTCGTCAGCAATGCGGATCAGTGCTTCAATCGCTTTACGATCTAATTCATCCGAGAGGGGAAGTTCGTCTATCATTCTGTTTTTCCTCGATTCATTTCGCGTGTCTTATTGTCACACTGCCCAACAGGGGAGCAACATTCAGTGGAAGGTCACTCGTCCTGTTATACGGCGCTCGATGTTTTCAGCGGCTCTGTCCAGCACTCGCAATACCGATCTGGCTCGCGCTTCAACCGTGCGGCACTTTTCAGAGATAACGAACACCTGCAGATCGCCGGTTTGGGGAAGCGTGTTGATTTTCGTCAGCTCACCGCACATAAGTGCATCGATGCGAGCAACATAGAGACGGTCAAGCGATCCTCGCTGGGGACGCGCGAGATCTTTGCTGGAAAGCTCAACGCCCGGGCGAAGACCCGCGATAGCATTGAAGTTGGAAATGGCCGCTTTGTGGCAAAACTGCTCAATGTCGAGAGCCAGCTCGATGCAGCGGTCTTCGTTGGTCTGGCCGACCAGGTCAAGCGTATAAGCCATGACATCGGCTGGCGTGCGGTCGATAACAAAACCTTCAACGCCGCGGGTGATCATCTCGATGTGTCTGGCAATCTCCATCTGAACCTGAAGACGTTCGTAAAGGGGCAAACGCTCGCCAACCTTCACCCCCAGACTGCTCATCAGCTTGCCAACGCCGGCATCCACATACGGAATGCCATAATGCGCATCGATGTACCTTGCCAGGGTTGTTTTTCCACTGCCCTGTGCGCCAGTGATTCCAATCCGGTAATCCATTACGACCTTCTGTATACGATCTGCAAAAAGCCAGGCTCATCCTCATTTGCACGTTGGGTATAAGCCGTTTCGACTGGTACGAACCCTAAAGAACGCATCATTGGCGCCGGGAAGAACGCATCCGCGCCCGGCACATCCACGCCAATATGCGACAGCCAGATCTCTTCTACGTGTGGCATAAAGAGCGAGTAAATCTGCCCGCCACCAATCACCCAGACCGGATCTGGCAGTCTCAAAACGTCATCGATGCCAGCGGGGTAGAACCCATTGGGGATATAGCCACGAGAGCGCGTCAAAACGAGGTTATGGCGCTCTGGCAGCGGGCGCTTGAGACTTTCCATCGTCTTACGTCCCATCACGACAGTGGCGTTTTTGGTGAGTTGTTTGAACAGTTTCAGATCGGTCGGGCAACGCCAGGGAAGTTCGTTGCCAATGCCGATTTCATAGTTGCGGCCGACAGCTGCAATCATCTTCATTGGCTTACCTCATAGATGGTTGGTCGCTGGTGAGAATCTGCCAGCGCAGAACGCAGACGCGGATCATGAACCAGTGCGGCGATAAGTAAGTCGCCTTTGTGCTCTGCCAGCGTGCGCTTGATATGGGTTTCAAAACTGACACCGCGCGGAACCAGGTGGAGCCAGTCATAATCAATGCCGAAGTCCTTCAGCCAGCGTTTGGTTGGGCCTTCGAGCGCTTCCGGACGACTGCTGATAAGCACCACTTCAGCACCGGAGCGAGCAAAACCACGCAACATGCGGCTGGTGGGAAAGATGAGTTCATCACCGGCAATGAGAGCGCCTGCATCCGCATCAGGCACTGCTTTGCGATGGCTGGCTCTCGCCAGCACACCTTCAATTTCACACAACACATACATCCCTCTGGCCATATCACACCGCCACTGGAACCTTGATCCACGGAAGAGGGGCGTAGCCGCACACCTGCACGCCTTCCCATTTGAAGTCGTCCAGTTCGGCCCATTCATGTGGGAAGATGACAACCGGGTCGGACTCTTTGGGCGGCTCGCGCTTCATCAGTTCCTCAACGCCTTCCATGTGGTTGTCGTAGAGATGAACGTCAAAGCCAAAATGCACGAATGCGCCAGCCATGTGGCCGGTGATCTTCGCGAGGAAGTGGGTGAGAATGCCGTAACCGGCGATGTTGAACGGCATACCAACAAAGGTATCGACGCTGCGCTGCACCAGGCATGAGTTCAGAATGCGTTTCGGGATGCCCAGCTCGTCCAGCATGTTCTCAGTAATGCCGCCATCTCTTTCCAGAAGACACAGCATCTGGGTGTAAATGGACTCGTGGCCGTGGCGGTTGTGCTGGATGCCAATGTCGGTGGCCATCGTCAGTCGGGTCTCAAAGTCCAGCTCGCGACTCCACAGTGAAAACACGAAATGGCATGGCGGCAGCTTCATATCTTCCAGTTCGCCAACATTCCAGGCATTCAGCAGGATGCGACGATCTGTAGGGTTGGTGCGAAGCGTGTCGACGATACGCTGTAGCTGGTCGATTTCACGGGACAACACAACGCGATCTTCACTTACGCCCAGATACCCCTCGACCTTGTACCCGCGCTCACGGAACGTGTCGATTTTGCTCAAATACTCGTTATGGCTCACGATGCGGGTGTCTTCCCACCGACGCCATTGCTTGCCATAGACCGGGCCTAAATCGCCATTTTCATCAGCCCAGGCATCCCAGATTTTGACGCCATTGTCTTTCAGGAACTGGATGTTGCCCGTTCCTTTGAGATACCACTCCAGCTCAACCAGTAACGGCTTCAGATTGACGGCTTTTCCGGAGATAAGTGGAACAGAGCCGCCCGTCAGCATGTAGTAGGAAGGGACATATGAAACGCTTTTTGTGCCGGTTCCGGTGCGATCACCCGCGTGAACGCCAGTGTTGAGCACCGTTTCAACCACTTTGGCATACGAACCACTGGCAAACTGACCGTTCGTAAAGTCTCGATTCAGTAGGATAGACAAAATCAACCTCACACAAGATAAGTAAGTACATACATATTATTTTATACAAGTTTATCTGTCAGAAGTGTGTAAGGCTAGGAGGGGAGTAAAAAAAATGGTGGCTCTTAGGCCACCATTGCAATGAGCAATTAAGAACTTGGACAATAAAACACGCCCAGGCAATATATAATGATAAGTAGATACTTACAATTATTTTTTTACCATCTCGTAAAGAGATGAGGATTTCACCTTCTCAACAAAGCGAGTCAGATCCACATCGCTGTAGGTTGGGGATTTGAGGATCTTGCCATCAGAAATTCTGAAGCCAATCATCATGTCAGTCCCTTCAGCATGGCGGAAGCCCAGGTCTTCCTTGTCGTATTTGCAATTCTCTACCGCCACACGACGCTCTTCGGCGTCAGCCGGCCACAGCTTGGTCATGTTGGAACGGTGGATTTCTGCCACCAGCTCAACAATATCGATACCGAGAAAATCAGCCAGGCGGTAGGTCATCATGCAGGCAACGTAGATTTTGTTCATCACGCGGCGCAGCTCCTGCACCAATTCGGAATCGCTTATCGGCTTCGCTTCGAGTTTGTCAGCCAGCGCATTCAGCATTAATGCAGCTTCTTTTGCTTCTTCAAACGGGATGGCCATATTGTCAAAGACCGTATTGCCCGGAACCATGATGGTGTGGATGAAGCGATCAACACTCTGCTCTTGGGTGTAGTAACTCATGCCCGTAGAGATGCCGCCTTTGATGGCCACCATTGTGCCGACGCCCACGTAAAGGAAGTCCGCCATCGCGTCCAGCAGCGCCGTCATATCCCCATTTTTGGCTGCCGGGATGCCCTCGGTAACAGCTTCTTCGTGGATCAGCTTGGCACGCAGACGCAGTAATGCCGGATCTGGAATAGCACGGCGTGGGTGCTGAAACAGTGTGTGGAACTGGTCAACCATCAAGTAGATGCTTTCCGTTGCCTTGCCAAAACCAGGATTCAACTCGTAAGGCTCTGGCTTAAATCCCACGAGTTTGTCTGCGGCAAGTTTCAGATGATCGGTCAGTTTCGTAAATTTCATGTCTTCTTTCTTTCCTTTGGACTTCATTTGATGCGTCAATTGTGACCCAGCAGCGCCAGGTCACAAAGTGGTTAAACTCGGCTTAAAGGTCTGCGAACTGGCTCAGGCCGGTGCGATCGACGGCGGAGTCAATCTGGCCGACGAGGTAGTTGCTTTGTTCAGCTTCCTGCGGAGCGATCTGCAGGGTGTCTGACAGCAGCCATTTGTTCATCCATACCAGTGGATCGTCTTTGATTTCCGGGAACAGCGGTCGCAGCCCAAGACGACGCATTGCCAGGTTGGTGCGGTATTTCACATAGCTTTTGAGGATGTCGGCATTCAAGCCAATCATTGAGCCGTCTTTAAACAGATAGTCAGCCCAGCGCATTTCCTGCCCGGCCACGTCCATCATGGTCTGATAGATGAAGCTCTCTTCTTCTGCGGCAATCATCTTCCACATCAGACCTTCACGACCGGTACGCATAAAGCGGATCATGCGTTCAGTACCTTCGCAATGCAGAGCCTCGTCGCGCGCGATGAAGCGCATGATCTTCGTGTTGCCCTCCAGCAGCTTCCGCTCACCAAAGGCGAACGTACATGCAAAGCTCACGTAGAAGCGAATCGCCTCCAGTGCATTCACTGACACCAGTGTGCGGAACAGCTGGCGCTGGAGAGGGTAGGGCTTACCATCGAACTCGCTGACATACAGCCGTTCGAATTCATCTTCGCCAAGATGCTGGCGAGCGCAGGTCATTTCGTACAGTCTGTCATATTCGCTTGAGATGCTTACAGCCCGGCTGATGATCTCTTCGTCCGTGACGATGCCGTCGAAAACGATGCTCGGGTCATCCACCATACCGCGGATAATGTGCGTGTAGCTGCGGCTGTGAATCGTCTCGGAGAACGACCAGGTCTCGACCCATGTCTCCAGCTCAGGAATGGAGATCAGCGGCAGCAGTGTTGCGTTTGGACTGCGACCCTGAACGGAATCCAACAGCGTCTGGTAACGCAGGTTGCTCAGAAAAATATGGCGTTCGTGCTCTTGCAGCTTGGTATTGAAGTCGATGCGGTCAGTGGTAATGTCGACTTCTTCAGGGCGCCAGAAGAACGAGAGTTGTTTCTCAATCAGCTTTTCGAAGTCACGGTACTTTTGCTGATCGTAGCGTGCTACGTTGACAGACTGGCCGAGGAACATAGGTTCCTTCGTTGCGTCGTTAGCGCCCAAACGGAAAGTAGAATAAGTCATGTGTTTCCCTCTGAATGTTATCGAGTGGCTTTAAACAAATTGTTATCTTATTGGTTTAAACAAGGTGCTCAACTCAATGAAAAGGTGGGGATTTCTCCCCACGCTCATCAGATTTTGCACGCGCCATCGCACTCATCTTCTGGCTCAACAACCTCCGCAGCGGAAGGTTCTGACACCTGATCGTCGTCATCACGCTTACCAGCGCCATCACGCGTGTTGTGGTAATAAAGCGTCTTCACACCTTGCTGATACGCAAACAGCAGGTCTTCCAGCAGCTTCATCATTGGAACCTTATCGCCAGGGAAGCGAGTCGGGTCGTAGTTGGTGTTCGCAGAGATGGCCTGATCGAAGAACTTCTGAATAATGGCCACCTTAGTCAGATAGCCGCGGTTATCCGGCATATCCCACAGGTACTCGTACTGGTCTTTCAGTTGCGCGAAGTCCGGAACGACCATCTTCACGATGCCGTCTTTTGAAGACTTCACGGACACCGGGCCGCGGGGCGGCTCAATACCATTGGTGGAGTTGGTGATCTGGCTGGACGTCTCACACGGCATTTGCGCTGTAAGAGTGGAGTTACGCAGACCATGCTCACGGATACGGCCACGCAGCTCTTCCCACGGCATTTTCAGCTCGAAAGAGGTCTCCGGGTTGGTATCCAGCGTTTTGCGATAGTGGTCGACTGGCAGCTGGCCCTGTGCATATTTGGTGTGGGAGAACCAGTCACATGCACCTTTCGCTTCAGCCAGTCGGCAGCTCGCATCGAGCAGGTAGTACTGAATGGCTTCGAAGGTCTCATGCACCAGCTGGTTGCCAGCAGCGTCAGAGTAGTTAAAGCCGTTCTTCGCCAGATAATAGGCAAAGTTGGTCACGCCAATTCCCAGACTACGACGTGCTTTAGCCGGGATTTCTGCAGCAGCCATCGGGTAGTCCTGATAGTCGAGCAGAGAGTCCAGTGCCGCCACAGCGTAGAACGCCACGTCTTTCAGTGAGTCCAGCGTGCGGATCGCGCCCAGGTTGAACGCAGACAGGGTGCAAAGCGCGATTTCCCCGTTCGGATCGTCAGTGAACGCCAGTGGCTTGGTCGGTAGCGTGATCTCCATGCAGAGATTGGACTGGTGTACCGGTGCAATTTCCGGAACGAATGCGCCGTGATCGTTCATGTGGTCGACGTTGGCAATGTAAACACGACCAGTAGAGGCACGCTCCTGCATCAGCGTAGAGAACAGGTCGACGGCCGGGATAGATTTCTTACGGATGCTCTGGTCGGCTTCGTACTTCAGGTACAGCTCTTCAAACTTGTCCTGATCAACAAAGAACGCGTCGTACAGGCCCGGAACATCGTGTGGACTGAACAGCGTAATGTTTTCGTTGCGCACCAGGCGGCGATACATCAGACGGTTAATCATCACGCCATAGTCGAGATGACGAACGCGGTTCTCTTCGATGCCACGGTTGTTTTTCAGCACCAGCAGACTTTCAACTTCCAGGTGCCAGATCGGATAGAACGCTGTAGCAGCGCCGCCGCGAACACCGCCCTGAGAGCAGGATTTCACCGCCGTCTGGAAGTGTTTCAGGAATGGAATAACGCCAGTGTGGGTGGCCTCGCCATTGCGGATCTCACTTCCCAGCGCACGCAGACGCCCAAAGCCAATACCAATGCCCGCGCGACGTGACACGTAGTCGATGATTGCGGAAGACGCAGCGCTAATCCCTTTCAGACTATCAGCAGCTTCAATCAGCACGCAGCTGGAGAACTGGCGAGTAGGGGTGCGCACGCCGGCCATAATTGGCGTTGGCAGAGACAGCTTGAATGTACTGGTCACATCGTAGAAGCCTTTGACCATCTCCAGACGCGTCTTACCAGCGCAGCCATCTTCCCAATTCTGGAACAGGCACATGCCGACCAGCATGTAGAGTTGCTGTGGCCCTTCGTAGATAGCGCCAGTTACACGGTTTTGAACGAGATACTTGCTCGCCAGCTGCACGGTGGCGGCATAGCCGAAGTATTCGTCGCGCTTAGGCTTGATGTACACGCCCAGCTCGGCAATTTCTTCCTGAGAGTAGTACTTGAGAAGGTCTTCATCGTAAACGCCACGGCTGACGTTGCTGACGATGTGATTGTAGAAATTCGGGTATTCATACTGCCCGAAGGCGTCCTTGCGGATCTTGAACAGACTCAGGCGCGCGGCAACCTGCGAGTAGTTCGGGGTTTCCGGAGAGATCAGATCGGCAGCGGACTTCACCAGCGCTTCATGCAGCTGGCAGGTGGTCATTCCGTCGAAAATGCTGGCAGCGGCGCCCATAGCGACAGCAGACGCGCTAACGTTGCGAATGTTTTCGACTCCCCACATCACAACGCGGTTGTATTTTTCCTCTGACAACGGCTCTGTGGAACCGTTACGTTTTACGATGCTTATCATGTATCACCCAATAAAAAAGGCCACTAAATATAGTGGCCTCATGTTAATAGATAAGTACTTACCTATCAATTACCGACTTATAAAATTCCTGCAAGAACATCGCGAACCTGGCGGAATTGATCAGTTTGCATACCGGTGTAAATCGACGCGACAGCGTCCGCAAGGTGCTCGTTTTTATTCACCAGCACTTCCTTACCAGATTGCTTCCGGCGCAACCACGGGGCGTTTGGCTGCTTCTGCATAGCCCACTGAATAATCTCTTCCTTCGACGTGGTCAGCTTATTCCCGACATAGTGCTTAATCTCGTTTGGCGTGACCTGTATCAGTGGCTTATCCACGCACGCCAGTACGCCAATGCAGATGCCGTATGAGGTTTGTGCGCGACTGGACTGGCTACCAACCGGCAATTCGCAAAACACCATATGAGCCTGCTCGATTATGGGCTTGGCGGTACGCCAGATTTCGTTAGCGCGGCGCAGATCGTCGCTGTTTACGCGAACCGTCTTCTTGTTGCCACCAGCTTTGGTTTCCACCAATGTCAGGCCATGAATGTCCAGCTTATCCGTTTCCAGATCCAGCGTGCCAATCGCCAGTCCAAAGTTGCTCATTGAAGGGTCGACGCCGACCACACGAATGGTTTTACTCATTTTTGGTCTCCTTACCACGTAGCCCAGGTTGGGCATTCCATTAGTTTCTGTTCAAGTGTCTTTTCCGGCTCGCGAGTTGGCGGCTTCGGAATGTCGCTAACAACGTGAATGCTATCGTTGGTTAGAACGCCTGCAGCAATGTCTGCATCGATCATGCTCTGGCCGATGAAATGTCGCATGATGTCGATCAGCTTATGTGCCTCTCTCTCATCCGCGCGGAATATGTGGGGGAGAAGGACTTCAAGAGCCGCCCACTTTCCGTTCTCATCCATAAAGCAGAATCTGGTTGGCTCAGTACCGGGTGAAAATGGATTGTGCTCGATAAAGAAGTTGGCGAACGCAATTCCAGGCATCGCAACATGACTGGCACGGGCGTTGACGTGTCTGGTCAGGTTGGTGAAAGCTGCGCTTATGTGTGGCTCCATCGCCCCGAAGAGTGCGTTCTCATTGATGTTCAGCGCACCGGTCTCGGAGATCGCCACGAAACCAGGCCCACTATGTGGGAGATAGCCACCTTCAACAAACGGATTGATCAGGATTGGTGCTGTGCTTCCTGACGGCAGCTCAGTCAATTTTGGCATCGACGGTGTCGAAGATAATAGACTGGTTAACACCGCGAACTGTTCAGCGTTAATGTTATCGTTTTTCCAGAAGAGTGCCGGCGCACCGCTTTTCGCTGTGTGGCTGTTAATCAGTTTGATGGACTGCATAACGGCAAACATCTGTAAAAACTGCGTGCGGCTCAAGTTAAACGACATAGCTGCGACCCTCTTTGACTTCGACTGTGATGGTTTCCCTGAACCACGATTTCATCTCTTTGTGGGAGATGATCATCACTGTGCCGCGTTCACGCGCTTTGGCTTCCAGAATCCCCATAAGACGCTCCAGACCGGCAGTGTCGAGCGCGTCATCAATTTCATCACCGATAAACAGCTCGATATTCTTACTGGCGCGACTGGCAACCAGATCCTGCAAGGCAAGAGAGCACGCAATACGCACCTTACGCTTCTCACCACCAGACAATGTCTGGAAGGATTTGCTGGAGCCTGTTTTGGTTACGCTGATATTGAATTTGTCGCGATACTCGCCTTTCTTCGTTGTCTCCATTGTCGACCATTCGGCAACGATATTGCCGTCCGACAGCGTGTTGAGATATTCCGCTGTTCTGATGTTCAGGAAAGGCGTAACAGAAGTCAGGATGTGTGAACGCACGCCAGCTGGGGAGTAAACCTGGCGAGCTTTCTCCAGCAACAGAGCCTGTTCCTGAATGCTTTTTAACTCTTTTTTAAGTACTGCATGATTAGATTTATTGGCAGCCAGGTTGTCTTCATGGCGCTTAATGACAGCCAGAAATGGGTTTACCTCTGCCATGATGCGATTCACGTCGGTACGCGCTCGCGCCACCATCGCTTCGACGGCCGCGACCTCACGTTCGCGATGGCGTAATGCACTTAACTCATTGGTCAGGCGTTCGATTCTGGCGATGATTTCTGAGACGTCGGGTGTGGCTGCGACCAGTGCAGACTCGATGCCGAGCGCTTTCTCAAGACGAGCTTTGTGTTGAGCCACTGCCGCTGCTGATGCCTGCGCCTGGCCTATCTCATTACGCGCTTGTTCAATGAAACTCTCCTTCACGGTGGACAAATCTTCTTCGCAGTAGGGCTTTCCGCACGTAACACAAGGTGCTCCGACCTTTGTGTTGACCTCTTCTGCTTTGGTTTTAAACGAGCGAGCACGGTTCATCGACTCGTTCTGTGCCGCTTCTGAAGTGCGGATGCTTGAGCGGATCTCCGTAATCGCACCGCGCACCTTCAGCAGTTTGGCGTCATGCTCTTCTTTGGAGGCCAGCTTGCTGCGTTCGCCAGCAATCGCGTTTTCCGTATCCCGGATCTGTTCCGGCAGCGAGCGAATTTCCATCACGACTTCAGACAGCATTACCTCCGCGCCAGCCAAATCGACGCGGGCCTTGTCCAGACGTTCGCCGCGATCGCGTTCCCAACTATCAGAGGACGCTTTGGCCGCCTCAATCTCTGACTGCGCGGTCTCGATAAGCGTGAGACAGGCGTCCATTTTGGATTTGGTAACATCCATGCGTGCGGCAGCTGCATTAGCACGCTCGCGAGCAATGGCATAGGCTCGCGTTAACCGGTCGACGCCAGCGGCTTCTTCAACGATGGTTTTGAGGTTCTTGTCGGACATACCCGGCAGATCTGGCATTGCTTCCTGACTGGCGTAGATAGACGCCATGAACACCTCTTTCGATGCACCAATCAGGCGTTCAACGAACTCCTGCGTCAGTGTGTCTTTGCCTTTGGTCATATCACCGTCTTCGCCACGGACGATCAGCCGGTTCTTGAACTCTTTGTGTTTGCGGTGGCGAATGATGGCGTAACGCTTTCCTTCATCCTCAACAGTCACCATCACGCGACAGTTTTTCTCGTGGCCTGTAGAGAGCACGTCGTCACCTTTGACGCCATGCGCAGTTTCGCCATACAGACACCACATCAGGCTGTTCATCAAAGTCGATTTGCCCGCGCCATTGCTGGCAGCGGAAGAGTCGCCACTGTTAACACCCTGAATGAGCACCAGACCGCGTTGGTCTAACTCAACTTCGGCGCTGGCTAACGCCATGAAGTTCTCAACCTGGAGCTTTAGAAATTTCATACAATGCCTCTAACTTTTTGATTCAAATGCTGGCCTTTTCGCAGTTGAAACTCCGTGTGGGCTGGGAAAGATCGGCGTTTCAGTACGCCTTGTTTGCTCAGTCTTCCCAGATAAAACGCCACAGGGTTTCCGTTGGGTGGGTAGGGCTTGTGGAACATCACCGTCTGGCCTCGTTCAAGTCTTTTCATCGTGGAGATGAAGTCCCGAAAGCTCCCAGAATGGCTCGTACTCACATTGCCTCCGCACTCTCCGCTTCGGTCAGGATCTCCTGACACAGCATGTCCAGCTTGCTCAGGTCGAAGCCGCCGTCAGTGTCGTGAACGATCTTGCAGTACGCCGCGACGGACTCTCCCAGGCTGTCTATTTTGCTGGTCTCCGCAGTACTGGCAGTGCCTTCCATCATCGATGCCTTGCGGATGAAGTTGCAGACGACACCCTTCGCGCCCATTGTTTTCAGGACGTTCTGGAGTTTGATGCCTTCTTCATCGCTCTCAACAACGGCACGGAAGCGCACGTAGTTACCGCGAATTTGGTCGTCTTCCACATCGTCCTCAAGGTTGACGAACTTGGGTGCGGAGGTTTCGTGGTGGGTGAATGTGCCGTCAGGGTTGACGATCATGAAGCCAGCCAGCGAGCCAACATCGCCCCAATTCTGGTGCGTCAGCGCCCCGATGCTAACCACTCCAGGCAGCACTTCTTTGTGGTTGTGGTAGTGTCCGGACAGCAACAAACGGAAGCCGATATCTTTCAGTTCCTGTGCGTCGATGCCGACATCAGGCATGGTGGGGATCGCTTTGTTGATCGAGGTATGCACAACGACATCGTGATTGTCGCCATCCAGCCCGGAACGCAGTGTTTTGAGGTCGCTGATAAGCTCTGCGTGGTTGTTACGCCAGCTAATCAAGTGGACGGTAACGTCGCCCATTTTGATGGAATGGGGACGTTTGCCGCAGACGATTTCCACACCGATTGAGCGCAGAGAGGCCGCTGCATTGGCGCTGTATACGGAATCGTTGGTTTCGAGGTCGTGGTTGCCGGCCAGCATTACCACTTCGAGGCCCAACTCTTTGATGATCCACTCGTAAGTTTCAGTCACGAAATGCAGGACGGAAGGTGATATAGCACCACGAACATGGAAAGTATCACCAGCCACCAGCATGTACTTACAGCCCGCAGCTTTCATGGCTTTGGCTGCTTCTTTCGTGGCGTCCAGTTGGATCTCCAGTCGAGAGTTCAGCCCGTCAGCGTTTGTTGTCGCAAAAGCATCCCAACGATGATAATGGGGATCTGATATCACCCCGTATGGCAATGTCATGTGTCTTTTCCTTTGTGGTTATTTTGATACAGATGTTAAGCGTGCTTGAGAGGCGAGCAACCCAGACAACACGGCACAGAAGAAAATCTACAGGCACACGATTATGACAAAACTTATAAGTAAGTGAATACCTATTTTATGAAGCGGCATAGATTTCTAAATGTTACAAGCCACTCTATAATCGCAGTCACTCATTGATGACAACTAAACGAAAAAGGAGAACGGACGGTGAAACGCGTAATTATAGGGACGATGGCCATTGCTCTGATCGGATGCGTGCCAAAGCCGCCTCAAGATGAAAAGTCAGCTGGCGGGTACGTTGATATTTATTCCACTTCAAGCGTAGCTATTGCCCAAGACAGAGCCGACAAATTGTGTGGAAGCCATGCCTATTATGTCTCCAACGACAATGATTTAACCAAAGTCATGGGTAAATACGCGCCTTCATTCCCAAAAATCCGTTTCAACTGTGATCTTGAAATGGCCGCTTATCTCGGTAGCAAAGAGGCAAAGGAGATCAAGATGAAGCGCATAGAGGAAGCCTACAAGGAGATGTACAAGGCCCAATATGAGCTGAAAGAAGTGCGCCGTAAGAACGCTGATCCGAAGAAGCTGGAGTCCTACACTGAACGCGATCCGGACGGCACTATTCGCAGCTACAGCTTCTTGAACGGTAAGTCGTGCGAATCCATCGTATACCCAGACGGCACAGGCAAAACGACCTGCGATTAATTCTTCAGAAGCACCTCATATGGGGTGCTTTTTACTTTGGATCGCGAAACAGCATCTGCGTGCCTTTGGGTGACGTGTCGAAAAGGTGAAAACCTCTGCGTTTTAGCATGTCGGCCATTTGCGAGGATTTGACGTAGCACTTCGCCATCATCGGCTGGCTCGGGTTTGAATCGATCATGTCGGACACCAGCATTGACCCATAGCCTTTCCCGCGCAGCTCTTTGACGATACTGACGGCACGGAGTTCAAGTCGTGGCGCACCGGTTGGATCGAGTGCGGCACAGAACCAGATTAGCCCTGCTTTTTTGTCATCAGAACGGCGCAGCAGGATGTAGATATAATGCCCGGAGTATTGGCCCTGCTCGTTCGTCTGGATGGCCAGCCTGGTCTGCTTCTCAAAGGTTTTACCACCCTTTGATGTGAGGATCTCTTCGTAGAAGTGACCCTTGCGTGCGCCGTCTTCGAACTCACCCATGATAAATGGCATGTCTGCCACAGTTGCTGCCCTTGAATAAAATTCACTCATGTATTAATCCCTAAAGCTCTCAGTGTCTTTCTAAGACACCATATTTTATGCCCCGGTAAAACCATGAGTTTACGTTTAAAACGTCTCAGGGGGCTTCTGACGCGCTACGCTGATGTCGATTACCCCAGCTTTTGGGCGAGGGTCGACAAGATTCAACTCTTCAGCACTGTGATACTCCGTATCGAACTCCCGATCGACATGGCGAATGTAGATGGCCGTAAGAAGGCTGTCGTCGTTCAGGAAGTGTCCGTAGGATTTGCGGATCACTTCGCCAACCTTCTCGATCTTCTCTCCACCCATGCAGAGATGGTTAAACCGGCTGTGTTTCCGCAGCATCTCATCCACCGGGCCGGAGTAGACCTTATCGACTCTCCCGAACCGGATGATATTTCCAGTATCAGCCTCAACCAGACAAACGAGCTTGCCAGGTTCGACCCGGTCTCGCCATGTTACGCCAGAGCGGAATGTGTTGAAGTAGGGTGCGTCTAATCCGATGATCGGTTTACGAAATGCCAGCAGTGGCACGTAACGTATGCAGCTGTTCAGGTGGAAGTGCGCCCCGGCGTCGTGGAGTTTGAGCCGGGTTTCGTTAATCGGGCACTTCGACGCAATGCCGCACAGGTCGCAGAGCAACTTCTGTTTGTTCAGGCTAGTGTTCGATTCAATGGTGTAGGAGCCATCTTCAAGACGGCGAACCCAGCGCGTGCGTTTGAGATCCATAATTCTTATTCAAATAGTTTTGTCCGGGGCAACGATAACTGACAAGGCGCACCGATGTTTGCAAATGCCTGTTTTACTTATACCCATTATTCACAGGACCGATCCAATAATTAGATCCCCAGAGAGATCCTACAGAAGATCAAAAGAGATCCCCGATCGTCTCCAGCCGTTGCGGTTACTGGCCTGAGAGGGGTTTACTATCCACTATGGGGAGGAAAGTAACCTCTGTAGAGAGCATAATAACCGCTATGAAGAGCAAAACAACCTCTCTGGAGAGTGGTCGGTATCCACTGTAGTGAGTAGGATACATTGTCTTAACTGGATAACTCAGTGCCTGTTTTTCTACGTCAGGTGGCTGATATTCATAGAGATGTTGAAAGTTTTGCGTTCAGGCGTGTTTGTTTCGACCACACATTATCCCCAGAAGGGGAGTGATGGCTGGTTTTGCAATTACCTGATTTTTATACACAGGCCCGATCCAGTAATTCAGATCCCAAAGAGAACCAAAGAGACCCACAAAGACCCAAAAAGATCCCCGCACCCAGCAAACCGTTGTGCCACATGGCCTTAGAGGTGATCGATATCCACTATAGAGAGAAGATCAGCCACTATGAAGAGCAAGCCAACCACTGTAGAGAGTAGAAAAACCACTATAGGCGGTAGGATAACCGCTGTGATGAGTGCTACTATCCACTGTAATCAGCAAAGGCCACCAAAGCGGTCGAATAAAAAGAGACACTTGGAATGAGCGAAAACGGTAATAAAAACATAGCGATCGTTGAAGCATTCTCAGAAACAGACAAAAAGACCGGTGAAGTTGTTACGTTAGTTCCTAACACCAACAACACAGTTCAGCCTGTTGCTCTGATGCGTCTTGGTCTCTTCGTTCCGACGCTGAAATCGACCGCCAGGGGCAGAAAGGGGCAAATGGTCTCTATGGACGCCTCTGCTGAACTCAAACAGCTGTCTCTGGCCAAAGCCGAAGGGTACGAGGACATAAGGATCTCCGGCGTTCGTCTGGATATGGATAACGACTTCAAAACGTGGGTAGGCATCATCCACGCGTTCGCCAAACACAAGGTTGTTGGCGACACCGTCACGTTACCGTTCGTCGAGTTCGTCAGGCTCTGTGGCATACCAACGGCCAGATCGTCCGCGAAGTTACGCAAGCGCCTGGACAGTTCTCTAACTCGTATTGCTACAAACACTATCTCATTCCGCAGTAAAGGCTCTGATGAGTATTACGTGACGCACCTTGTGCAGACAGCAAAGTACAGCACAAAGAACGACACGGTCTCGCTGCAGGCTGATCCTAAGATTTTCGAACTCTACCAGTTCGACAAAAAGGTTCTTTTGCAACTCCGGGCAATTAACGAACTCTCCAGAAAAGAATCCGCGCAGGCGCTCTACACCTTCATCGAAAGTTTGCCACCTGACCCGGCACCAATCTCGTTGGCTCGCTTACGCGCCAGACTTAACTTAACCAGCCGCACCATTACCCAGAACGCGACAGTCAGGAAGGCGATGGAGCAACTTCGGGAGATCGGCTATCTCGATTACACCGAAGTGAAGCGCGGCAGCTCGGTCTACTTCATCATCCACTATAGGCGGCCGAAGTTACGCCCGTCATTGCCACCAACTAAAGCTGCGCCTGAAGAACCAGAAGACATCTTGCCTGGTGATGATCAGGAGGACATTATCGATGTTGTTCCTGAAGAAAAAGAGGGTGAGATGGTCATGTTGAGCAAGGAAGAACTGGCGATTCTCGAAGAGCTACGCAAGGCAAAAGCTCGCAAATAACCCAACCACTGTAGAGAGTAGAAAGGCTCACTATCCACTGTAGTGAGCCTTTTGTTTATCTGAAATCCGCTATCCACTGTAGTGAGTAACAACAACCGAAGAGTAGCCACTGTAGGCAGTGGCGCTCAAATAGCGAAATAAATGTTAGTGGTTACAAACCTAGATGAAACAAGGGCTGCGAGGTTAGTGGTCACTGGGTATCTTGTTAGATCCACTCTCTATAGTGGTTATCGTTGTTCCCGTAGTTATTGGCTATCCACTGTGGAGAGCAGAATCGGTTGGCCGTATTTACTAACCACTGTAGTGAGTAGATATCCGCTGAAAACAGTGAAGGTTTACTCTCCATAGTGGATACCCGCTGGAGAACGCATTCCATCACTCTCTATAGTGGTTGTTTGCTGCGAATGAACGCCTGTTTACTCCCTACAGTGGATAGCGACGTCGATAATCGCCACTTTACTCACTACAGTGGATACCGGATATCACGGCAGCCGTTTTACTCACTACAGTGGTTATGGGCCGGATACGCACGCGGTGAGCTGGCTACTCACCGCAGTGGTTAGTGTTATCAGTGGATTTTCTTCAGCAGACCCCAGAGTGTCCCGGCCTTCGTCGTGAGCTTACCTGTTTCCGGATCGTACATGCGCCATTCGCGACGCTGGTGGACAATGACACCGTCCTCACGTTCCAGTCGCTCCAGCACGCCGGGTTGCTTAAACCCTTTGGCACGCCAGTAGCCGCTTGTTTTTTCGATTTCCAGACCTGCCAGTGTAACCGCCATCAACCAACCTCCTTGCAGTCATCGAAAAGGTAGCTGGCGTTCTTCGCGTGAACGCCGTAGACATCACCTGATTTGTTGTAAACGAACTTATCTTCACCCACGCCAGACAGTTTGCCGTTACGTTTGGTGAGATAGGGGGAAGACAGGACGCGATCATCGCGAACAACATAAAACTGTTCGCCGCTGTCCACAACCATCGCGCCGTAGCTGGCTTTGACGACATTGCGGATCACGTCGTTTTTCACTTCGGCCACTGACATCTCACACTCATAGACGTGCGTGTCCGCGTAGACAGGGAGGGAGAGCAGCGCCAGAGCCAGGGCTATTTTCTTCATGCCACGACTCCTTTGATAACGCCGAATGCTGAGTCGAATACCAGCACTACGGCCAGCGCATTAACCATCGCGCCATTAACAGGCGCCAGCGCTTTACGGATTGCTCCGGTGAAGATGCAATCGAGCACAAAAGCTATCGAGACAATAAGTAATAAAGTGTCTAATACAGTTTTCATGATAGGTAGATACTAACTTATATATTTTTTGCTGTAAATATCACTCAAAAGTGCTGATGCCTAAGATACGCTCAAGATGAGCCGCGTCTTCATCGCTTACCGGCATCGTGTCGTCGACGTACCAGCAACTACCGTTGTGCCAACAAACACCGTCATCATCGACATACACAGAATCCGCATCCATGCCTGTGTACTCAACGAGATTGCGCTCAATTGCCGCTTGAATTTCTTCATCGCTTAGACCGTCGCACTTGACCATGAACAACGGGTAAACGTCATAGTCGGTGCTGGCTGAAATGCGAACCAAAATCTTCATGTGTTTTCTCCTTATTGGTAAGTGCTTATTTATATTAATGTGCGCCATGCGGCGCACAATCATTGTGTTCAGGCTGGAGGAAAGAACTTCTCCAGCGTGCGGTCGACAGCCTTATCAATGTGCATCAGATGCCAGACGACCATATCTTTGTTTCCCAGGCTGCGAGTGTAGATCACGTCGAACTTACGCCAGGCGGCGTGAAACCAGTGCGGTGTATCATCAACCGGCAGATTCTCTCCAGCTTCCTTGAAGTACTTGAGCAACATGGCCTGTTCAGCGGTTGGCGTCGGGCCAATCTCTTCCGCGTACATTCTGATGAAACGCTGCCAGTCGGCTTCATCTTCTGAAGGTTCCGGTGCGTTCATCTCCGCAATCGCCTCACGCAGTTGCGTCGCCCACTCTGGCTCCGGGAAGCCCTGGGCAATTTCGGTATCCACTACATCCAGCGCAGCGTTGGCCGCGTCATACAGTTTCTTCACGCTTTTTCTCCTGCATTAAAAGGAACACGGTCATTGCCGCTCTGAAAGGGTTAGGGTTCTGGATCAGATGCAGTGGCGTTGAGCTATCCACCTTTCTGTGGGCCGCCCTCCACTCGCCAGGCTGTCTGGCAGGGATTACGCCGATTCTGTGCCGATAAATAATGTCCCACGCATCTTCCGGATCGTTACACCAGTCGAAGGTTCCGGCTCCGTTCGGGCCGATGGCGACCACTGCTGTGTAATCGCCTTCCTGTGAGCCTTTCCAGCCATATTGTGAGATAAGCGGTCGATGGCCGGTGGCTTCCGCGACCAGGCAGTTAATCTCAAAGTCCGTCATCTCGCTGTAACTTTTCATTCCCGATCTCCTTCTCATCCGTTGCCGAACAACTATGTGGCGTTGTCACTTTGTACTTTTACGGATGGTAATTCCGTATTAGTAACCAATTTGTTTTCTTGTTGGTGATAATACGGAAATAAAAAAGGCGTCCAAGTGGACGCCGTATCTTTGAAAAGGCTGTTACTTCAACGCGATAAACGGAGTATTGGCCCCTTCAGTCATGTACTGAGGCAACTGACCATTCCATTTGTTGATGGCTTCCAGCTCCATGACGTTCGGGTTCTGACGCAATGCTTCACCGCGCAACTTAATGGCATCAGCTTCTGCTTGAGCACGTTTGCGGATAGCGTCGGCTTCACCTTCGGCTTGTTCACGCAGCATGTTCGCTTCTGCCTTGCGCTGCTCAACTTCCTGCTGGCGCTGGAGCGTTTTCTGGTTCGCGGTCACTTTGGCATTGATAGATTCGATGACAGTGTCCGGGTAGTCTGGTTTGCCCACCCATGACAGGCTAATAACCTCAATACCTACCGGTGACATTTCTGCCTGAATGTCTTTCAGCGCATTGTCGAGCAAAGACGCCTTGCCACCGTCGATGAACGTGTCGGTAGTCATGCGGCTGGCCAGACGGTTCAGTGAGTCCGCAATCTTCTGGCGCAGATCAGTGTCGGTAATGTCATCAACACCTTTGCGATAGGTCTGGAATACGGTAGTTACTTTGTCGCGATTAACCAGATATGCCACACCAATTTTGTGGCCGATGGCTGTACCGTCGCTCATCTGGAATGTGAACGGCTCATCGTAGGTTTTCATCTGTTTGAAAGTGGGGAAGGTGTACAGCTCGGTATTCAGACCAGTCCACTGACGGCCAACGCCGACAACTTCACCGATACCTTTGTCTTCACCCAATTTGTTTACCTTAATGCCAACGTATCCCGGTTCCACGCGATCGCAGCCGGTCAGACCCATTGTGCAAATAGCAGCCAAAGCCACCGCCAGTAAACCTTTCTTCATTACTTACTTCTCCTTAATTTTATTGAGTGAGTTGATATACCTGCGGCCAGCTTTTAACAAGGCAACCGGGAAGACTACAGCGATGGCAAGCCCGATAAATAAGGCCAGATCGCTTTTAGCTGAGATAAGCGATGGAACCAGTAAACCGTAGATAAAGCAGACTGATATCACCGCTGAAACAGCCATGAGATAACCCTTGATCATGTGTTTCCTTTTGTCGTTTTGGTGTAGAAATGATAAGTAAGTATTTATATATTTTCAAGTATAAAAAAGGCGTCCAACGGACGCTCTGTGATTACGCTTCTTCTGTTTCGGCTGGGGTCGACTCTTTCGCTCGACGCTCGTCTATCGCCTGGAGTGCTGCGATGATTTCCGGAAGTGGCTTCTCGCGGTACATCTCGACGATCTGCGATTTGGTGTATTTCTTATCGCCAATTTCCACACGCCCGCTGGCGTTCTTGGGCAGGTATCCTTCCTCCAGCATGTACTCAACCAGCGATTCGATGACGTCCAGCCCGCGAGTCGGGTCGAAGTAGAATTTCCATGAGCATTTGCCAAACGGAGGCGCGACTTTGTTTTTAATGCACTCGGCGCCAACGTCCTGTCCGATCTTCTCTTTGCCATCCTTCATGACGGATGCGCCCAGACGGATACGCACCGACGCGTAGAACTTCGGAGAGTCACCACCCGGAGACGTAGTCGGATCGCCAAACATCACGCCAATTTTGGTACGCACCTGGTTCAAGAAGATGATGCACGCGTTGTACTTACGCGCCCAGAGCGCCAGAGTAGGGAAGTTCGCACTCGTCGCGCGCGCCAGCGCCGTGTTGTCGTTCATGTTCAGCTGATCTTTGTCCTTCGCAGTGCCTTCTGCCATCTTGTCGAACTTCTCAGCCTTCGAGTTCGGAACCATCGACGCCAGAGAGTCGGCAACGATGCAGATAGGGGCTGTTTCCGGGATAAGCTCTTCGTCGCGCACCAGCTTGAGGATTGTGCCGATCAGCTCGACGGAGTCTTCGAAGGTATCCGGCTGTTTGTAGACCCACTGACCGTCGTCTTCGTCGGCGTTCAAGCCATTCGCCACCGCAAGACCAACGTCGAAACTGTTTTCGTGGTCAAGGAACACGGCCAGACCATCCTGTTTCTGTGCTGACACCATCGCAGCCGTCGCGAGGAATGTGTTGTGGCTGATAATCCCGTTAGACCAGAAAGAGTGTGTTTCCGGCATCGCTACGTCGAACGTTGGTGCTTCACCTTCCTCAATAGCCACGACTTCGTCGTAGAACAAGTTAGAGTCAATTACCGCTGCCAGTTGTGCAAACAGATGCTCGTTAAAACGATTCTTTCTGCCAATGAAGGAGACATAGATTTCTCGCAGTTTGTCTATTCCGACACGATCGCCGCGGCCAATAACGTGATCTACCAGAACGTAGTCTTTACGAGAGGTCTTGGTGAGTGACTCGTAGAGTGATTTCACTAAGCCGCTGATGTGCGGAACGTAGCCTAAATAAGTGCGGTCAAAACTAATGTCCCGTTTGGTTGCCACTGCTAAACGAGCCGGAGACTCGAACCCAATCGTTGACAGGAAAAGGTCGTAGTTAGAGCCACTGAATGACAGCCGGTAATATATGTTTTTATAACCTGCGACGTGTTTTTCAGAGATAGTTGACGTAATCCCCAGATTCAGGAGCATGAGGCGAATTTGCTGTAGCAGCAGCCCACTCGCGCTCACAACCTCAATGCAGCGACCATCATTGACGTGGCATTCCAGCTCAAAGTAGCCGCGAAGGAATGCAATTTGAGCCTCGCTATTGGCGCGACGCACACTCAACGGAACCTGCTTGCCAGCAGCTTTCTCATACTCCAGACCATATTCTTTAAAAAGCAGCGAACGCACCTCTTTGCTAAACAGCACATGGTCTTCCGAGCCGTTATGTTTTCTCGTAACTGGCATCTTGTCTGATACCAGCGAAATGAGGCGGTAGTACTCATCCTTGATGAATGGATCTGTGTTAGAAAAATGCACAGAATTTTCAGAGGCCACGTATCCGTCAGCAATTAAATAGCCCATCAGTTTTGCGATATTGGCATCCAAGTGCTGATCGCCGAATTGATGTGTGCCAACCATTGAAGGAATCGTGTCGCCTACACTGATTTTTTCAGCATACCGCCAGACGATATTGCCTAAGTCGTCAACCACACGAATTGGGTGACGGAACGTAGCCTCGATGTAACCCCCTGATGCCAGCTTAATGCGCTTGAATTTGCGACGGTTGTTCCATGTCAGGTGTGAGGTCTTCTCTATCACGCCATTTTCATTGATGAGTCCAACGTTATGCTCTACATCGCGAGTAGTGCATGTTGCTTTGTGCCCCTCAATCTCAAACAGTTCTTTCACTGTTACCATTCCACGCTCCGTCAGCAGCATGGTGTCTGCGGTAACACATTTCCCCGCGCTTGGTGGCCCGAAGACTTCAACGATACGCCCACACGGAAAACCACCGTCGTAACGTCCGGAAATGGCTTTGTTCAGTGGAGGGAAACCGGAGTCAATCCAGTGGGAGACCTTCTGGATCTCGTCATTGCTGCCGATTTTCTTTTTCAGCGCCAGTGCCAGTGCGGATTTGCCTTTTGCCATGATTAGGCTCCTTTTGATTCGTTGATTCGCTTCGAAGCAGCGGCTTCGTCAAACTTGATTGCGTCGTGGTTCAGGTGTTTGGCGACGCGAGCGATGATCTTCACGACCTGCTCGCTGACCAGCGCGAACTCACGCTCAGTAGCAGAAATGCCAGCAGCGCCCAGAATGTTCGGCAGCGCCACCACAGCGTGCTCGCCGTGGCAGAAGACAATCTCTTTAGCCAGCGTGGTTGGCGTAGTTGCCCCGCCATTAATGATGGATTTCAACATCAGCAGTACCTCTAAAACGGCAGAACAAACACTTCCAGATCTTCCAGAAACGACCGGAAATTCAGCTCGTAACACATCTGTTCGAAGACATTCATGTCGCGTGCGCCTTTAATCGACTCGATTTCGCTGGGTGGGAATTTTGTGTCGATAAGGTTCATCAGCATCATGTTGCGCTTAAAGGCTTCGAGCATCCGGCAGCCCGTCTTCTCGTTGAAGGCATTCTTTGCCAGCTTGTTGAATGCCGTCTTATAGCGACCTTTGTTGATGACAATGGAGCCGTCGTTAATACCGCGTACCATTGCGGCCACGCTTCCCCATTCATGAAGCAGCTCTTTCGCGCCACGATCACCAATGCCACCGACGCCTTTGATGTTGTCCGAGTTATCGCCCTGCAACGCTTTCGCTTCCAGAAACGCGCGTGGTGTTGGCAGACCTGTCAGCTCTGCGAACTGTTCGAAGTTCACCTGCTTGTGCTTGGCATCTTCACGCAGGCTTACCCAGCTCACATTCTCGCGAACCAGCTGGAGCCAGTCGCCATCGCCAGTCAGCAGGTAGATGTGATCGACGGTCGGCTGCGGAGCCAGGCGAGAGACCAGCATTCCAGCCAGGTCGTCCGCTTCTGCGTCCTTTGCAATGAGTTGGTTGACGCCCAGCGCGGTCATCATTTTCAAGATGTACGGCTTCTGGGTGGCAAAACCTTCTTTCATCTTCTTCATATCCGGGTCGTCATCGCGATTCGCTTTGTACTCCGGGTAGAAGTCGCGACGTTTGTCGCTGAATCCATCCCACAAGATCATTGGGCGGGCATGGAGAATTGAGGCGTAACGACGAACGTTCTTCACGAAGCCAAAAGCCGCCTGAACTTCCATCTCGCCGTTGTGTAATTTGTCGGATTGCTGGTGGTAATAGCCCAGGCTGTTACCGTCCACAAAGAGATAATTCACCGGTACACTCCTTCCAAAAAGTAGGGCGTCCGTAGACGCCTTACTGGTCACGTTATGGGATTACAGAGCGTCCAGTTCAGCCAGCAGGTCGTCGAGACCTTCGTCAGCTGGTGCAGATGCAGCGGCAGCAGATGCTGAAGCACTTGCAGCTGCGGCGGCTTCCGGAGCTTTAACTTCTTCCGGTTTAGTTTCCGGTTTGAACTCAGCTTCAGCGGCACGCAGGATCTCTTCATCAACCAGGCTGGTGGACTCTGGAGCCGGAGTGTGTGCTGTAGCGACAGCAGCTGCACCTTCCGTATGACCAGTGATAGAGCCAAAGCCTGGCAGTTCAGCAGCAGCTGATTTTGCAGCGGAAGAAATGGCCGGAGAGGACATTGTTGCTGCCGGAGCCGCGATACCAATCAGACGACCCATAGTGCGAGCCGTAGACAGCAGACGGGTTTCGTCAGCCTGGTTCGCGTATGCGATCAGATCGTGTTGGGTAGTCCAGAGCTTCTCAGGAATGTCGCCTTTGTAGACTTTACGTTTCGGGGATACGTCGTACTTGGTGTCACGACCGGAACCGGTACGCTTAATCAGGAACGCATAGCCTTCTTCTTTGCTCAGTGGATTGCCGATATCATCCGCAATATCTTCGGACATCACTTTGCAGATATCGTCGAAGACCGTAGACGGTAGCTCAATCAGCTGGCATTTCTCTGCGTCCGCAAAGTCTTCACGCGCAGACAGAACACCGTTGACCAGATAACGCGGTGTAGCACGCATACTGTTAATGCGCTCTTCCATCGCTTTGTTGCCCTTAAAGCGAGCACGACCTTCCATAACCATCTCACACAGCTGGCAAGCGTGGCCGTGGGTGTGCTGTTCGCAGATGTAGGCGGTGGTTACATCTTTGCCTTCCTCATTCTGATGCTTAACGTAGTGCATACCGAAAGTCTGGAAGAACACGCCATTCGGGTCGTCCTTGTTCGGAAAAATGCGCAGATAGTTATTGCCGTCTTTCAGACGGGTCAAATCAACGTTATTGCCACGTTTAGAAGCAATATCGCCACGGGTCTTGTTAAGCAGATCAAGTAATGACTTAGACATGTATTTCTCCTTGTTGTGATTGTGGCCATTGGCGCTATGCGCGTTGGGCGTTCGTTTATTCGTGGCTCTTTCGAGCGAGAAGAATGATAGATCAGTACATACTTATGATCTAGCATAAATTAACGGGGAGAGTGGAAACGTTCGGCGCCCAAACGCTCAATCTCCACGATAGCCATTTTGGACGCCTGGACAATCATGTCGCGGCGGTGGGAAAAGGCGACAACAGCGTGCTTGTACAGATCAGCAACGTGCCGGGCATCGTCGAGTTTCTGGCGCTTCGCGAGGTATTGCGGGTTGGTTCTAACCTTCGCCTCCAGTACGGACTCATTAAACTTAATGCCGTTCATACTCAGGTTCTTACGCTCATTGTCGTAGATTTTCGCCTCAATCGCATCGAGGGAGAGTTTTGCATCTGCGACTTCGCGTTCTGCCCGCGCCAGCTTAGAGCCGTACTCCATCAACAGGCGCGGTTGCTGACGCCAGACTTCCTCAAGATTGTCGCGGTCGAACTCCAGATCGGACATGATTTTTTCGTAGATATCTGCACTCATTTTGATAGGTTCCAGCTTATTTCTATATATCAATTTTATCATAATGGAAACAGGCGGTGGAGATTATGACACGATGAAATGGAGGTTATGAGATAGGTAAGCCAGTGAAAAATCAGGTGGTTCTGGTACTCTATGCCCCGTTAAAAGCTGGCCGTAGACAGCGTACGACAATGTGGTGGGGACACGGACGGAGGGATTTCACTTGCCGTTGACAGTTGTCAACACCGAACATATAATATGCCGGAGATAAATTGTATCTGAAGAAACATACTAATAAGCACATTCAAGCGGCCATTGAATATGCTGTAACTCAGGGCTGGGTTTGGGTTCCACCAGGCGATTCTGCACACTGTTTTTGCAAATTGCGCTGCGGCAGTCCAGAAGGTGAGCACCGAGATCACCAGATGAGCGTATGGTCGACACCGAGAAGTGCTGAAAACCATGCCAAGCAAATCATTCGTATGGTAGATCGCTGCGATTGATTTTGCCCGGTAAGGAGTTGCGACAACAACTCCTTACCGAATCAATAAGAGAATACTCTGAATACTAAACGAAGAGGTACTATGGCGCTTTATAACTTCACTCTGACACTCTCAGGCGTAACGTATGAGACCGAAGGACTGGAAGACGCGCTGTACGAAAGCGGCTGTGACGATGCGCTGATTTGCGCATATGGAAACTCCGTCTATGTTGAGTTCGACCGCGAAGCTGAATCGCTGGATGCCGCTATTGCATCAGCGGTCGACAATATCGAATCAGCCGGAATCGGCGCTATTGTTGAATCTGTCGACTCTGCCCTTGTAGGCTTGAGCGACATTGCAGAAATAACAGAAATGTCTCGCCAGGCGATTGCGATGCTGAAAGATGGCACTCGTGGTAGCGGAGACTTCCCTTGCCCTATCCAACGAATCAAAGGCCAATCCCCACTTTGGGATTGGGCTGATGTAGCCGAATGGCTACTAAAGAACGGTCGATTAAAAGAAGACAGCAACTTGGTAAATAACGCTCGTGTGCTGAGTAAATGGAACCTTGCCTTACGTGCAAGCGCTTCAAAAGATTTTCAAGAAGTTGAGTCGATCGCGGTAGCTCTTATCGCACGTCGACGTCATCACGCCGAATGCGCATGAAAAAAACCCGCCAATCGGCGGGTTTTTGCTTTATGCGACTTTCTTACCAAAAATGTTGGATAGCGTGACTCTGGTCTGGCGTTTCAGCCTGTACTGTCTCACATCGCCAATCTTGTTCACTTCCATAAACTCTTTGGCCACCTTCAGCACCAGCCGATTGCGGAACACTTTGAACGCCTCCAACTGTTCCTCTGGATTATCCGATTCGTAGATCTCCAGCAGATACTGGCACGCCTTCGGATCTTGCGTTTTAAGCGCCAGCGCTCTGGCACATTTACGCAGACGACTGACTTTATCGGCACCATCCAGCCCGGCGAACGCCAGCGCCAGATCTAACGTGACCGGGCAGTCGATGATTTCCCAGAACTGCGACCGCATGGTGGCCGCAACAGCTTTATCCTGAAAATCCGCTGGGATAGCCGCCAGCGCTTGTGCAATCTTCTGTGCCTCGTTCATGGTGTTCTCTTTATTCATTTGCTAATAGTCTCCGCTACCTCTGCCAGAATTGCTTCCAGCTTTTCGCCTTCTTCTGGGCGAAAGTACAAAATGTTCGGGTTAAATCCGTAGAAAACGGTCACATCCAGCTCTGGCAGATACTCTTTGCGTCCAACCAGGTCGGATGGTTTGCTCTTGTTGTTGAAGAGTGACGTCGCCCGGCTGCCACACGTCAGCACATAGGTCGGACGCACCAGATTGATCTCTTCACGCATAAAGTCGGTGAACTGGCCGATCTCGTCTTTGGTGTAGTCCTTCTCTTTGTCCTTCACCTTTTTGCACACGCCGGTGACGTAGAGATCGCCCATGCGCAGATCGCCTGCAGTAAGCAACTTCGCTTTAAAGTCGTCGTAGCCGTTCTCCATGAAGTAACCGGTACGCCCATCATTGCCGTTCGCGTTGTCCAGAATGACCATGATTTTCGGCTTAATGCCAATGCTTGGGCGGATCAGGTCGTCTCCCAGACCCATTTCGGCCGCCATGCGAGTCATCAGTACATTCACTTCAGCAGAGCGCTTAGGGTTCATCTCGAACGGTCGAGAGGCTTTTACAGCGTCGATCACCAGATTGCCCATCAACTCTGCCTGGTCGCGCAGTCGTTCCGGATCTGTCGCTGGCAGACTGCCAGGCTCAATCGATGCGAACGCACCTACTTTTTGCAGTGACTCGCGTACCCGGCTGTTGCACGCACGCTTCTCGACCGCTTCCTCAAATTGCTCAAGTGACTCGAATTTGCCGCCAACTTTCTCTCTCGCTCTCATGATGGCCTGGCAACCATTCTCAGAGCAGCCTTTCACAGCAGAGAAGGGCGCATACAGTACCTGGCTGCCGTCTTCCAGCGTGCGGATCTCAATTCGGTTAGATGACACGTTAACGTCTGGTGGCAATACGCGAATGCTATAGGTCAGCGCATCCTTAACCAGCCCCTGGTGCTTATCCTCGCCCAAAATGGTGAGCGCAGCTGCGAAGAACTCAGCGGGGTAATGCGTTTTTAGCCACATAGACTGATAGCTGATCAGCGAGTAGGCAACGGAGTGTGATTTGTTGAACTGATACGCACCGTTCTTCTCGAAGGCATCCCAGATCTCCTTAGCTTTCGTCTCAGACAAGCCGGGTTGTGACCCTGTAACGCGTACAGCAGCCATAGGCAATTTCACACCTGCCTCCAGCGCTTCTTCGACCGTCCGCAGTGCGCCGTCCTCACATTTGAAGTGTTCCGCGCGGTGAATGCGCTGCGTTGTGCCGTCTTCCATCTCAACGTCGATCCAACCAGCTTGAGCCTGAACGACGAACTTCTCGCCCATGCTCTTCATCTTTTCCATATCCTTTTTACCGATCGCTTTACGCACACCATCTGCTTCGGCCATCGTGAAGCCGGCCAGCAATCGTGTCGCGTTCATCGTCTGTTCCTGATACAGAATCACGCCGTTGGTTTCCGCGGTAAGTTCGTCCAGTACCGGGTGCAGCGACTGTGGAGCCATGAAGCCTTTGGCCACCGAGACATAGTCGTCCAACATGCCGGATTGAATCGGGCCAGGTCGGAAGAGTGCGGTCGTGGCGACAACGGTTTTGAAGCTCATTGGTTCAATGCCACCGCCCAGATCTTTAAGCAGCTTGCGCATGGGGCCGGACTCCAGCTGGAATACGCCCTGCGTGTACCCTGCAGCGAACCCATCCAGAACCTTGCGATCGTCCAGTGGGATAGCATCGAGATTGATGTCTTCCCCGGTACTCTCTTTGATGTAGCGTTTCGCGCTATCCAGCAGATCCAGTGTGGCCAGACCGAGAACGTCCAGCTTAATCAGCCCCATCGCCTCGCAGTAACGTTTATCGAACGCAATACAGCGAGCATTGCCACGCAGCTCGACGGGCGTGCGCTCTACCAGTGGAACGCCAGCGACGATCATCCCCGCAGCGTGACGACCAAAACCACGCATCAGGCTTTGCAGCTTACACGCCGCTTTGAACGCTTCCGGGTTTTTCGTGGCGTATTTGTCCAGGCTGGCCAGTTGCTCGCGCAGCTCTTCCAGAGACAGGCTATCGTCTTCCAGATTCTTGAACTCTTTGGATACCGCCATATCCGCAGCGTCGACACCGTAAATACGCGCAGTGTCACGCAGCGCAGAAGCGGCGCCCAGATAGGTGAAGTTCGGAATACCGGCAACGTAATCTTCGCCATAGCGTTCATTCAGATACTCGATCACCTCATGACGACGTGCCTGGCTGAAGTCCAGATCCGCATCCGGTAAGTCGAGACGTTCAGGGTTGATGAAACGCTCAAACAGAAGACCGTGACGGATAGGATCGACGTTGGTTATGCCTATACACCACGCCACCAGAGAACCGGCAGAGGAACCACGACCTGGCCCGACAGGAATGCCAGTTTCACGGCTGTGATTCATCAGGTCGCGCACCATCAGGAAGTAACCACAGAAGCCCAGGCGGGTCAGTGTGTCCATTTCGTACTTCAGGCGATCAACATACACACGGTGCTCAGAAGCCGGTGGTGTGTAGCCAAACTCTTTGGTAGTAAGACGCTTACGCAGCCCCGCGACAGCCAGCTTCATCAGCGTTGCAGGCTCGTCGTCTGCCATCTTGGGCAGTGCTGGTGGCAATTCATGCCAGCGCCATGTGCAGGCTTCAATAATGGTGTCCTGCGTTGTTGAGGCCATTGCAGCTGTTACCGGCACATCCATTCGAACGGAGAAGGCTTTCAGCGCTTCAAGGAGATGGCGGCGACCATTAACGGCGTTATCTCGCTGGTGGGGAATACGCAGACGATGCGGCTGGTCGATTTTGATGTTGTTCGTAACCATGTGCGCAATGTCTTTAATGTCAGCGTCGTCGACCGCTTCGTAATAAGCGGGGTAGAACGCCACTGGCTCTATTTTCAGTGCGCTCGCCACTTTCATCGCCCGGACGTTAATCTGGTCGTAGAATGGGGTAGGGTGCGGATAAACCACGCTGTAGAAGTTATCGCGTCCTCCAGCTGTGACCAGCGTCCCGATAATCTTTGCGAAGTCCTGGCGCTGGAATACACTGCCAATGTCAGACGTCAGCAGGATGATGTTGCCTTTGGCATATGCGGCCGCCAGCTGGTCAAGCGCCAGACGCGGGACAAAGTAGAATTGCTCGCGCTTGTTGGCTAAGGTCATCAGTTCGCACACGTCGCGATAACCTTGCTCATTCTTTATCAGTGCCGTGAAGCAGTAGCTGCGATCACGTACCAATGATTCCATACATCCCCCTGACTCTTTCGCAAGGCGGGCGCGGTGCTCGTATGTCGGATCGTCGACAACATTCAGCTTAACACCACAAATAACCGCCATGTCGTCGCCAGCGGCACGCTGCAGGGGGATCACACTGGCAATGTTCATGCTGTCAGCGGAAATGACAGCGGTGTAGCCAGCGTCTCTCGCGATTTTCACCGCGTTTTCTGCTTTTAGAGCCGACTCTCCCAGGGAGAAGTCAGTTCTGACCATCAGAGCCTTCATGTGTTTTTACCTTTCTGGTTTTCTTGATTTTGTCATTGGGGAAGCCAACGAACTTCCCATACATCGAAATCGCAACCTCTTTGGCTGACTGGTGGCACTCGGGCCTATCCGGACACGCCAGACAAGCCCGGCCAGTTTCAGACGCTGCGATAAGAGAGCCGAAACATCCTTTACGCACGATTAACCGAAGATCTTCTGAACCACTTCACGCGCTGCCTGTGCAGACGTGGATGGAAGTTTATTGATAAACGACTTTTCGATGCCGGCAGAGAAATCACCGCGCATCATTCCGATTTTTGCGGACAGCAGCAGCTCGCGATGGCCGATTGGCTGGCTGATCAGATGCTGTTCATAACCTTCACGGACAAGGTTCGCGAATTTCACCATCTTCTCGGCGTATTCGCGGATGACGCCAGCCTCAGCCAGCATGTTGACTTCAGCCTTAGTGCTCATGTACTTCACGTTCGAAACAATGCCGAAGCGCGAGAAGTTCGCCGCGTTCTGGATGTTCGTACCTTGATAGAGACCCGTTTCGTCGCCAGAGCCGTTAGTGTTACCAGTGCCAATGAAGGCAAAGCGTTTATGCGGAGTGATACGGCGCCAGTCCGGAGTTGCCTCTTTGATGATCAGCGGTTCTCCTTCAAGAACTGGCTGGTACACACCCAGAATCTGCGGGAACGCGAAGTCATATTCATCAGCGAGGTACACCCAGCCATTTTTCATCGCCAGCGCCAGCAAACCCGGCTCGAAGTAGGTGGAGCCATCGCGAGCGAGGATCTGGCCTGTAACGTGTGCTTCTTCCATAGACGCCGTATGCTGGGCGCGGATCAGTGGTCGATTCAGCAGGGCGCATAGCTGCGTAGGAAGAGAAGATTTACCGGTTCCTGCGTGACCCCAGAGATAGCCTGGGATTCCGATTTCCAGCATCATGAAGATGTCTTTAATCAGGTCGAAGTCGCCATACACATAGTTCTTCTTCGCTTCCGGTACGAACTCCGGATATGGCGTGTTGACGTTTACTGTCACCTGTAGTGGTTTTCCGCGTAGCGTTCCCAGCTCTTTGATCGTTACGCCAAGCAGCTCGTGCGCGGCCACCAGTTCGGTCTTGTATTCGACCGTTCCTGCGTAGCCCGGATGTGCGCTAATCTCCGCTACTTTTCCTTCACCTGAATGCTTTTCGGCACGCTTCTCATTGAGTTTGGCCAGTGCCGTGCGAGAGATCGTTGGTTCATCCGGAAACGCAGAGGTGTACATTTTCACCACTTCGTCCACGTCCATACCTTTCGCGGACTCAGGAATGTTCTCGCAGCGGCCCATAGAGATATGGGATTTCAGGTAATGAAAGGATTTGCCACACCACTTGCAGACGATGGCTTCCGGCAAATGTTCTTCTTGCTGTAGTGCAGTAGCGGTCATGTGTTTTTCCTTACTGTTTGTCGTTCGTGGGGTATATCTTATATAAATATATTAGGCTGTATAGTAAGTGATTACTTATTTTTACGGGTAAAGCTATTACCCAAGAATGATACGAGATAGCTCTGTGACGACTGACGGCCCTAACTCTTCTACGCTGTTTACCAGTGCGTAATTTTTGTAGTAACGCCGTGGTGCGTCGGTCAGAACGCCGATAGCCATCAAATCGATGTCACTCAACGTCTCAATTTCTTTGGTGACGGTTCGCAAATGCTGATGGAACCCATCGCCTGCAGCACATGGCGCCCCGTCGCTCATAACCAGCATGATCTTCTTGTCCTCCATTCGCCCTGCAAACAGAGTCGCCAGTTGCGCGACGCTCTCACCATCGACGTTATTGAGCAGGGGGAACGTCTCACACACGCACCCCATTCGAGCGCGGATCTCTGGCGAGTTAGCTTTCTCATTCCAGTTTTTGATAATGGGCAGCATGAGCGCCTCGAAACGTGTAAACCCGCGCTTCGACATGGTTTCATAATCTGGGCTACCAAACGTGGTAAAGCCGGTGATGATGTTAGGCACATAGATACGATCCAGAGCATCCGCAATGGTGTAGGCGCTGGCGAGGGCCAGTTGAATCTTCCTGCCGCCCATTGAGCCGGACAAGTCGATCACCTGCTGGACGCACGCGTTCACCGCTCTGTGGTCTTCTTTCTTGCGGAACACGCGGTCGTCGTTCATTGCCAGACGATACAGGTTCGCGCCATGTATCCGCCCACGTCTCTGGCCTGGGATAAACTGAACTCGGTTGCGGCTGGCGATAGCTCGCTCCAGGTCTTTGGCCAGAGTCGAAGAAACGCCTGCTGACAGATGTTTTTCGATTTTCAGTTCAAAGAGCCTTCTGCCTTCCGGAACCATGCGGTAGCGATCGACTGGTGAGTGCATCGGGATTGCGCCGAACGTCTTTCTGGTGCGCTTTACATGCTCTTCAGCCTCATCAATCAACCCGATAAAGTCGTATGAACGATCGTATGGGCGATACTCAGAAAGTGAGGTGCTCATAAGCTCTTTGCTGATGGTGGCCGACAGTGCGTCTTCGGTCATTTCGCCTGTTCCGTCTTCCATCTCGTCGAGCGCCTTGAGTGCGTCCTCCAAAGTCATTTCATCCGGAGTAGGAACAAAGCCTGACTCACTGTCTTCAGGCGCTTCCGCGGCATCCTCATTTTCTTTACCTTCGCCGTCTGTGTGATCGGCGGCATCATCTTCCTCTTCGCCTTCTCCTTCCGACTCCCCGTGACCGGCATCGGAGTCTTCGCCGTCATCACTATCACTATCCCCATCGCCAGCGGCGCCAGAGCCATAACCATCGGAGTCATCGGCGTCTTCGCGAATGCCATCACCAGGCGTTGGAGAGCCAGTGTCATCACTACCACCTTCGTCATCAGAATCACCTGATTCCATGCCGGCATCATCGGATTCTGGGGTGTCTCCTGATTCCTCTTCGCCTGCTTCTGTATATTTACTTTCTGTATCACTAATTTCTTTATCTTCTGTAGGTAAGTCCTTATCTACTGATTCAGGCAAATCAGAATCCCCAGACTCTTCCTCTTCTGAGGCATCATCTTCTTGCTCTTCCTTGTCGTCGTCTTCGCCTTTAGTACGCTTTGGTGCTGATTCACTATGAGTCGGTTCGTCATCGGCTTCTGGGGTTTCCTCTGACTCATCCTCACTCTTCGACGGCTTCCTAGCAGACGATTTAAGCTCTGGTAATTTGCCCTCTGGCTTGTCTTTCATATCCTGCATGATTTGGGCGATAGCAGCTGCTACCTTCACGCAGTCTTCTGTGTTCGACATATTGCGAACGGCCACGTCGATACCATGCTCTTTGAGCAAGGCTACAGGCTTATCGATGAGGTGCCAGTGTTCTTCCATAAAGTCGATGAAAGGGCTTTGGCCATCCCAGGCGCGAACGACCGGGCAAAGGAAGAATTTCAGGAACAATTCACGCTGGTTGCCGTGGCAGATTGAAACCGCCTCTGACACTTTGCCCTTGAAGTATTTGTTGATCACCAGGTTCTGTGTGGCAAGCAAATTGCGACGGGTTCCGTTGAATACCTGTCCCATTCTGCGTTCAATAAAAACGTCTTCCAGCGCGTTCCAAAGCCCGGTAGACGGGGCCTTTCCTCTCTCGCGCATCTTCATTGCGACTTTCGGATCAGTAAAGAGGATATGGGCCACCTCATGGTCGAGAAAACCACGCACTGCGTTCATGAGGGTTGGTGACGCGTCGTCCGGTATAGATGGGATGTTTACCAGCACTGGTTCGCCGCGCCGGTTGTAGCGGACATATGCTTCATTGCCTCGCTCTGCAACAGGTATCTGTTTACCTGATAGCATCGCTACAACTCGTTTTACGCAGTCGCGGAAGTCCTGTACCTCTTTCAGCACAGATCTGGTCATGGCTTTGGACATGAGAATTTCCTTGTTATTAAAACAATTTGTTTTCTGATGTGCGTAATTTATCACTGTACGAACAGGCGACTAAGCTGTTCGTACAGGCATCTATCGGCAGGAATGTGTGTTAAATGGTTCTCACGGCAAGGGAGCCGCAACCAGTATTGATGAGTGTGAAATGTTTGTTTTTTAGCTCAAAAGTGAAAACCGTCGTATCAACCATCTCCACGGGAAGCTCTTCAGATTCTAGTTCTGTCAGGATCGTCGCAACGCCATCCAGTCCAATCGCATATGCGTGTCCAACCTCAAGGGCGGTCAATTTAGAAGTTATATTTTTCATTTCATATCATCCAACTGAACACATTTGAAAGTTTGGCAATACTACTACCTATTGTATCAATATGGAATGTGTCTATATCAGATACGTCTTACTTTTGCCTGTAAGCTAATAGTGACAAATTGCCTAAAAAACATAGTATAATAGCGGTGTTCCAGGGGCTTAGTACTTATCGAAATTAAATAGATAAGTCCTAATTTCTGATTCGCGAAGAGGGCTAACTGTCAGGATCTGATTAACCAGATTATCGAGATTTTTGGCCCCGTGACGCATCTCAGCGACAGCCCTGCATAGCTTGTATTCAGTGGAGTTTTTGTCGTAAGACCGGATGATCGACATCTCTGGTAATGCCTGGAATAAGAACTCGGCAATTGCCAGGGAGCCAATTACATCAGCACGCAAGCCTTCTGCGGCAAACTTTGCCTGCTCAAAATCATGTTCTGCTAGCGCATCCAGTCTGGCGTAAATTTCACGGCCATCAGCGGTGACTTCCTGGATTTTACCCACACTTTCGCGCAGTTCTGCGAGGGATGGTGCGCTCGCCCCTGAAGTAATAGCGCTGCGTTCATGGGTGTGGTCTTTGGCATAAGATCCGTGTGACAGGCTGCTTAGTGCCAGTGCCACAACCATTGCGATTTTGGTGATTGAGTCTTTCATGATTTATCTGCCTGCTTTTTGCTGGCTCGTAACTAAGTGTACGCGTTCCCTGAAACTGCGACAAACAGAAACGGCCCCAAAAGGAGCCGTATTGTATTACAGGGTGCTCGCAAAAGCAGCAAATTCCGTATAACCACCGATAGGTTCGCCATTTACGAACACCTGCGGTATGGTTTCCACCGGCTTGCCAACCAGGTCGCTCAACTTCTCTTTGTCGATCCCGGCAGACACAATATCGATGTATTCATAATCGCCAAAGCCGTGGCCGTGGAGCTGCTTCGCCAGCTCGACCGCACGTTTGCAGTATGAGCAATTATCCCGTCCGTAGATAACGACCTTCATCACTTCACCTCGTGCAGCTGCTGCTTGAGAAGATAGCCTTCCAGGGGCCAGATTTTGGCAATCGCGTTCTGGCGTGCAATTTTACGTCCGATCTCCGGATCAAAGTTCTCCGGGCTGGCGCACGCAGACTCGCCGGTTACGGTGTAGCCGTTCTCCAGCACAAGAACGCAGAAGGTCAGCAGTTCGAGTGATTGCGGGGCCGGTTCAGGCTCTTCCTGCTTCAGCCACAACGGTGAGCTGCGATATCCGTCCGCGCCGGTAAAGTAAAACTCGCCTGAGATAACAGCTTCAATGCGTTCCGGGGTAACACGCGCGGCCGTTTTGCCTTTGGCCACAATCTCGTTTTCGATATCCATATCGGTCATTTTGGTTTCCTTACGTTAAAAACGAGCGATCCGAGCACGAAGAATCAGGTCATACGCCTTCATCGTGTCCAGCTGCTTAATGAGGATGATGCGGTCGACATACAGCAGGCGAGCAAACTCGTCGCCGGCAATGTACGCCTCCAGTTCTTTGATGCGGCCACACAGTTCTTCGTGTTCATCCATGACACGTTTCTGGTGTGGCAGGTACTCTTTGGTCATTGGCTTTCCCTTACTGATAGGCTTCCAGTGCGACTTTGCATAGCTCAGAACGCACGCAGTCTTCGGTCGCAAACTCAATAAGGCCAACATGGGAGGAAGGTTTAAAACGCTCCAGTGCATCTTCCAGACCAGACTTAACATTGCCTGGCAGGTCGCATTGCGTCACATCTCCGTTCACAATGACGGTTACGTTCTCGCCCATACGGGTCAGAAACATTTTCATTTGTGACGCTGTAACGTTTTGCGCCTCATCGAGAATGACTACAGCATTCTCGAACGTGCGCCCACGCATGTAAGCGAAGGGGGCAATCTCTACTTTGGCCACCTCTGGTTTTAAGCAATATTCAAGGAACGAGCCACCCAAACGCTTCTGTAGCACGTCATAGACGGGCCGGAAGAACGGAGCGAACTTCTCGCTCATGTCGCCCGGAAGGAAGCCCAGATCTTCTTCTGCTTGCAATACCGGACGCGTCACGATGATCTTCCCGACCTTCTTATCCAGCAGACGCTGCGCTGCGACGGCAGCAGCCAGGTAGGTCTTACCGCAACCGGCTTCACCAGCGGCGAACGTCAGAGGTTTGGTATCAAGGGAGATAAGATAGTGGGCCTGGGCCTCGTTACGCGCTTCGATGGGGGAATTGTCGCGTTTAGGTTTTGGTGGCAGAGCAGGGGCGGCAGCCAGCTCGTCAACGATGATTGTGTCAATTTCGTAGCCGTGGATGCGTGGTTTTGACTTCAGTGCCTGACGAGCTGCGCGACGCGCCTGTTTACGTTTGTTTCCCATATTGAGTCCTTTCAAGTGAGTCACTGAAAGAACTATACCTGCAAAAATGGCATAAGGTAAGTATGTAGTTACCTATTTTTTGCGGGTGAACATTTTTGCTTTAGATTTTGATCGTTCGTAGTGTGATAATGTCTCAATTCACCACGTGCTCGGTTAACAACATGAAAATCTTGGCGACGTTAATGTCCGCTTGTGCTCTTGTCTCGCTACCAGTTGTCGCAGCCCCTATCAAATTCAATTGTGAAGGTGTATCTGTCGTTTATTCACCCCTTCAGATCCCAGTTGAAGGCGCAGAGTACAGACCTATTGACCTAGTTGTTCGTGGGATCTCGGCTACAAATATCAGCACAGCAGTGGATTGGTCTGGAAGTGATGATGACAGTATGCAGATTATTGGGACGATAAATAATGAACCGGTCAACCTGATGTACAGACCTCTCAAGAAAAGAGTTGATTTGTATTCGGGGGCTGCCCGCTTCAAATGTGAGCAATTAGATTAACTTCGACTAGTGTGCCTGCGCTGGAGAGTTTATGTGGGATTTGTTGAGCGGATTGCCAAAGGAAACATGGGCCTTAATAGGGGCTGCGTCAGCCGTTATTGCTCCACCAATTATAGTTGGAATAAAAGAGAGCATCTTTGAATCAAAGAAGGCAAATAAGGAACGGCTCTACATGAGCGTTCAGTTAATTTTTGTGCTTGATAAATTTACCGCTGACTGTGCTCATGTCGCCTATGACGATGGTTATCCAGATGGATGCCCACCGGTGGGACATGCAGTTGCCCAAGTCCAAACCCCAACCTTCGATTTGTCGAACGTTAAAGGCGAAGCGAAGCACCTCAATGCCAATTTTATTTACAAACTCCACAAAATTGAAATTAAAAAGATACAAATAGCAGGACGACTCAGTGATGAGGCATTGTTCGACGACCCTCCTTATATGACAGCCTACTTCGAATTGAGACGACAGTTGTATGGTGAATTAGGGCTTTATACCGCGAAACTTATAAAAGAAATCTGCCGAGAATATAAAATCAAGCATGACACCTGGGGTGATGGTTGGAATCCAGAAGAAGCCATTAAACAAACCCTCGCCGCAATGAAGACCAGACGTTCAAAGGCAATAATCCGCAGTAAGCAGAGGAAGGCCCAGATGGTCATGAAAGAAATCAATAAGTGATTTTTTCATACAAAAAAGGGGCCGAAGCCCCTTTGGATTATGGTTTGCGCTAAAAAAGTGTTGCTACGATGCTAAGAAGCAATGGTTAAGAACGTCTGCCGTGTCTACCACAGCGCTGAACGGTCTGGCGATATTTGCGGAGTCTTTCCGTTCGGACGGTTGTGGCGAACTCCAAACCGTTCAGCGCTGTGTTGGCGATGGTGGGTGGACTCGAACCACCGATCAGTTGATTAACAGTCAACCGCTCTACCACTGAGCTACACCATCATTATTCGCGGCGGTACTTGTTCATGGACAACCAGGCAACCAAGAACTTTCCCGCAACTTGCACTTTACGTTAGTGCCAGACGAGGCTTGTGGCTCGCTCACATAGAGCGAAGATCTGGAATCCTTCTCGGCGGTTGATGGCCGCCAGATTCTTCGATCTTATTGGATGTATGGAATCATCCATGTTGTGAAACCAGGGGCTACATAGGCAACAATGATTTCACCAGAGGGTTAAAGAATCCTGCTTTCACAACGTTGAGGCCACTGAACCGATTTATGTTCGACCCAACATATTGATCAGTCACTACAGCTCTGTGGAATCACCTGTATGATTAAAAGAAAAACAGTGACCTCAACGTTGTGCGCTGGCTAACCAAGCCAGCCGGGTTACGTCGCCGCTTTTAACCCAAGATTAAACGACATAAGTAATGGAAATGACGTAACAGGATGGACGGTCAGCTGGCTGAAACCGGGATGATGGAATGGAATGAGGAAAACCAACCGCCCATCCTGTTACTTCATCGAATAGGGCATGGGTGGTGCAACATGCCCTATCCTGCGTTCTGCAATCACACTCGCTCAGTGTGTCCCATTTCGGTGACGAGGCTGGAAACTGACCTCGCTGGTGTTTGGCTTCTTAGGCTACTGCCAGGTACGTATCTTCGTTTGCAGTTATATTTAACGTTCAAACAGTCGCGTCTCAACGAAAACAAGTGAATCTTATACATAATAGATAAGTAAGTAAATACTTATTTTTCTGTTACTCGTTCAGTTGCTATCTTTTTGATCAAACTCACCTTCTGTTCCGGCGTTCTCGTGATGATGGCCGTAAAACGCTTCGCTTGAATAGTGATAGTTTCGTTCTCCTTGAGTTCGCCGTAGTGAGTCTCCAGCAGAGAACCCAGGCGCCACAGACCGTCGTCTATGCGTTTATGGCTGGCAAATCTGATCAGCAGTAGCTTTACGATTAACTGACCAATGTAAAAGGCATATCCGACGCCGGCCGCCACGAGGTAGGTTGCCAACCACCAGTCGAAAGAGGTTAAATTGCTCATTTCTGCACTCCCGTCTCGTGAACAACCCGATACAGACGCTTACCGATGCGAAGCGTTTTGGTTTTCAGTTCCTGCCTGACCAGATCGCGACAGATACTGAAGCCGAGGGCCACGCCCCCAGCAAAAGATAACAGGATGTATGGAATCATCAGAACGCCCCCGCCTCAGTCAATTGCTGTAACAGTGAGTGTCCTTTTTCAGTGAGTTGATAGTTCTCCACACATCCTTTTGGCGAAACGTTAGCGACAAGATTCATACGTTCCAGTTTGGCGCGGGTCTTTGGCTTCCAGTTGGCGTAGAACTGTTTCCACTGGCTGATTTCACGCAGAGTTTCTTTCTCCCGTTTACTTAACATGATCATCCTTAATCTCCTTCAGTGTGTACGTGATATCTACAATGCGGTAAATGCGGCCGCGCCTCTGCATGACACCGGCTTTTACGTAATCGTTGATGCAGCTGGACATAACCAGACTGCCGATAACAATGCCGACGACCAAAAATACAATCATCCAGCCGAGCATCAGTCTTTATCTCCAATACGGTCTTCGGTATCTCGCAGACATTTCGGCCACTTCAGACGTGGGTGGCGTAAGCTACCGTCTGGCGTTTTCTCATGGCAGTGAACCTCGACGATGCGTCCACGATACTTCTCCTGATTGTTCCAGATTTCATCCAGGTACTTATGCTTGATACCGCTGGCACGAACGATGACGCCGTTCTCCAGACGAATCACTATCTTGCCCAGCGTATGTGCAAAGCCTGAGTCCGGGTCGCCTGGCTCGAAGTCGATGATTTCACCGTCTTCGGAATCCTCATCTTTCAGCTTCCACCAGCTGCGGGTACGCTTGAACTCGTAAACAGAATCCGGATCTTTGCCCATCTCCCCCTCTTCGTTCTCGTCCAGGCGCTTCATGAAGCGTTCGATAAAGTCTTCATGGCTATGGATGATGTAGAACGGATGCAGGTGGATATCTTGCGCGTAATCTTCCCCGCAAGTGTTGCGGAATAACGCCACCAGCATAGCCAGGCGCTCTTTCAGCTTCATGCCGGTCTTCAGGTACTCTTTGCTTTTTGCCTGAGCACGCCACTCCGGTAAGAAGAAATCGAAGATATGGTAAACGGCACCAATGGCTGTCACGTTCTTCTTGCGAAGCGCCGACACGGACTGGTTGAACGTACCTGCAGTACCCTCACCATCGAAAAAGATGTGCTTGAAACCGGAGAGTCTGCCTCGCTCAAGCATGGCTGGTTTAAGGTGATCGAGTGACGTAATCGGATTGCCGGTACGCGTCAAGAAGTTCACCTCTTCCTCGTCAACGATAACTTCGCAGATAACCCGGAGACCATCGAGTTTGAGGCTGCCGATCATTGGCCACTTGGCCTTTGGGTTTTGTTTAAATGGGTATTTGTCGCCTTTCTCCTTGTACGGAGACGCCAGCTGTACCTCAAACTTCGGAATTGGGTTTTCGAACACCTTGTTGCACAGGCTAATGCCGACGCCGGCTTTCGGATCTTTCAGCAGGAAGCGACGAAACACGTCCTGCCCGTCAGCGCACATTGAGGCAACGAGTGATTCGACAGCAGTAATGGCCGCGTTCCCGGTCAGTTCGCGCGCCGCCAGCTTCTCCAGCAGCTCGACTACCTTCTGATCGCTGGGTACGGAAGTATCGAGTGGCTCGGCCACTTTGTACTTCTTCACACCGAATCGAATGAATGGGTTGAGCATTAGCGAGACCATGCTCTGCTCAAATTCATCAAGGTTGGCCAGCGCCTCTTTCTTGGCGTTGGTTCCCATCGTTTTTATGGCATCCAGCTTGTGCTTTAGGGCGATCAGTTTTTCCATTAGTGTTTAACCTCCATCGGTCGCTCGGTAGTTTTCATGTGTTTTCTTTGGTTGCTTCTTCAATGAGTGCCGCGTACACGTCAGTGACGGGCGCCAGTGAATCGGTGGACGTGGTTTCGGGTTTGGCTGGTTCTGTTTTCTTCGTGCGTTTAACCAGACTGTTAATCGTCATGGTGTTGCGCTTCCGGGTTAGCGTTCTGGCGTGGTCGTTTTGCTCTTCCACTTCTTTGATAAGCGCAGCCATATCGATGAAGTAGAGCTGTTCGCCTTTGCGGATCTCTTCGACCATCATCTTCAGCGCCTGGCATTTGCCAGCAGCAATGGCCGCAGCGCAGGACTGGAACGATGTCGCCGGGAGGCGCTTCTCTTTGTAGGCGAGGATGGTGTGCTGGCAGACTGTATAGCTGCAATGGGCCTCATGGCCGTTGATCTTCACTTCCGGACAGCGCAGCGAATAACCGTTGTTTCCGGAGATAGACGGGATTTTCGACAAATCTGTTCTTGTGGACATGCTTCTAACCGTAGTCGTGTACTTACTTATTAAGCGCAGTTTAAAAAAGCCCCACCAGGGGGCTAAATGGTTTTTCGAGGTTTACCAGGTCGCCCAGCCAGTCATTTTGTCCTGAGCGGCTTCGAACCGGTATGGCTCCAGTAAATCGTTGGCATGGTGGACGGCGTATGATTTTGCCTCCTGTTTAATCATCGGCAGCTCGTTGGCCAGGCGTGCCACCTGCCCTGCAAAACTGGCGAGCACACCGTCACATGCCTGACCCGCGTCAACAATGATGCGCACCAGGTCTAAGTCGCTGCGGCACATATCGCAGATGATGCCGTATTCCACCTCACGAATGCGCTCAACGGCTTTTTTGGTATCGCCACTGACCACCAATTCCAGCAAACCAGGTGGTGTTGTCAGATCGGTAACGCGTTCGGTAACTTCAGGCAGTTCGACAATGCTCAGGAACGCCGCGATAGACGGATCATCCTCTACACCAGCCCTGCCTTTGATCGCGCGAAGAGTCGCGTCGACAATTTCCTCAAACCGTTCACCTTCATCGCACACCGCCTGATTGGTGTAGACAACGCGACCGTCGTACCATGCACCGGCGCGTACTTCGACCGTTGCGTCCTTCATCTTGCGAGTGAACGCCACGAGTGCCGCGCGTTTCTGTTTAACACCAGGCAGCTCCGGGGACTCTCCAAAACGAACCCAGACCCGCATGTATTTCGAGCCTTCCCCAAGAGGTGCGGTGCTCACAGACGTGGCGATGTGCTCCAGCGCAGTCTGGATCGCCTCATCGATAATCTTCTGGCGCTCTTTTGTATCAATTTCTACGCCTGATTTGTCGATGATTTCGGTAACGGACTTCTGAATATCTGCTTTCATAAAGGTTCATCAATTCCTTCGTCGAGCATATTCTTACAGAAAAATAAGTATGTATCTACTTATCATTAAGGGCGAACAAAACATTCATAGAGATGGCCCGGCAGACTGCCGGGCTAAAGGATTAACTTGCAGAGGTGGCTTCTGATTTACAGAACTGGCGATAAATCTGTTTGAAATTATGCAATTCATGTGCACCGTTAGGTGCGATCTCCATCCACGGAACCTTGTACTCAACGCCTTTGGAGAATGTGCCTTTCGGGGTCATCTCAAGCTCCACCACATAGGAAGCAAAGCCAACATACGCACCGTAAGCATTTTTGGCATTAACTTCGCCGCATACATATCCCACAACTTTGCCGTCATCCAGATCTTTGCGACCAACAAACTTGTCGTTCCGGAACATTACCGATGTGGGATCTTTCATTGCGTCGGCAATTTCTTTTTGCCCAAGCTCAATGGCTTTTTCGTCACTCGGCTTGCACCCAGAAAGCAACAATGTCGCCGCTATGGTGGCAACCGAAATCATAGTCTTTTTATACATTTTTAAGTCCATTTGTGTTCTCTCATGGAGGTAATTAGTTAATCAAATCAGAGTACTTATAACAATGCCTTTATCCCCAGAACCTTGCTTTGTAGCTCCAACTGTCTGGAGTACGGCTTGGCACGATAATAGGCTTTGAGGATCTGCTCTGGCGTCGCGTCGCCGGGGTCGAGACCTTCTTCGCCCAGACAGGCCACTTTGACATTCAGTCCGATGCTGGTGAGACGTTTGGCCGCCGACATGGTGTTGCGGATCGCTTGCTTCTCGCTGTCCCACATCATGATGATGTTGCGTAATCCACGCGCCTTGAGCGTCAGGAACGCACCTAACTGATCTTCAGCGTCCTCATTCATATTTCCGGACAAGTGCATCCCGAACGTCCCAATTGGCTCTACATAATCCCGCAGCGTCTCTTCGTCGAAGATGGCTCGCTTCACACCCATTACGTCAAATGCCCCTTCACACACAACGACCGTTTGTTTTCCGACTGCGTTGTGGCCGTTGTAGAGAAACTTACCCGACGCCGGCAGCTGCATGGGGAAGAGGTAACGGCGTTCTGCTGCACCGGTAATGTCACGCCCCTGGAAGGTCTTCATCACGCCATCCAGATCGTAAACCGGTATCAGGATGCGCATATCAAACACCTGCCCTTTGACCTGGTCTGTGTACGGTTCGACGTATGCGTGCTTGCCTTCGACGCAGTAACGCAGATCAAAGTATTTGGCCAATTCAGGGGAGATATGGCGCTCCACCAGATAATCAGGAAGACGACCGTCAATGGGGAGTTCGTAATGTCGCGGGAGAGCTACTGGCCCTTCCAGTTCAACCTTGCTGGCCAACACGACCTCTTCCTTCTTCGGCGCCCATCCTTGTGAGATCAGCGCGTTCTGGACGTACTCTTCAAAATCGCGACGGGATTTGCCGCTGTAGTGCTTGAGGAAGACCAGCTTGTTGAACTGAATCTCTTCGGGATGATCACCAGCAAAGCATTTGCCGACGCCATTGGTCAGGTTGAAGTAAACCTTCCAGTTTGAGCTGCCGCATACCGGACACTCCTTGATATTCACCTCACGTCCACGAGTACTGACGCCACCACGACGGTAGATGATTCCTTCCATATCGAGCCATTGCTCAAAATCCAGCTCGGTCAGTAATTCTTTCAAGTCGCTCACGTTCTTAACCCTACTTTTTGCAGGTAATATCTTGATAAGCCTCGGTATTTGAATACCATAAAGGCTCATGTGTTTTTTCTTTTGTGGCTTTGGCAAAAGAGAAAATTTGTTCTCTTATGGAGACCGGCGTGGAGAGCGTTTCTCCACGCCTTCTTTTTTAGAGGACGTCCATAATGCGTTCGATGAATCGCATTTGTTCGAGGTTCTGCTTAACGCGGATGCTTACGCCGCCTTTCTGGTTACGTGAACCAGCGAAGTACAGACGCGCTTCGCCTTTCGCTTCTTCCTCTTCCGTTTTGTTGATCGTGATAACGAGGTCAGCGATACGCACCTTCTCGATGTTGTCCGCTGCGTGCATCATTGTGGCCACCTCAGAAGCGCCACCTTCCCTGTTAGTCTGCGATGCTGTGATACCGGCAACGTTGTGTTTGTCGTACAGCGCACGCAGGTCAGTGTAGATGCTGCGAATGTTGGCGCGGTCGTCGCGGAGGTCGTAGCTGGCACGCATCAGGTCGGCGTAGTCGACCACGACCATGTCGGGGATCATGCCATTGGCTTTCATGCTGCCCAACATACGATCCAGATCTGCAGGCGACATGCTTCCGGACGGTCGTTCAACAATCCACAAGCTCCCCACGCCTTTTGTCGCGCCCAGCTCTGCCAGTTTGCGATGGACGTCGTCGCGGCGTTCCACCAGCTTGGACATTTCGGTCTCAGACAGACGGGCGTCAAAGCGATCTGACAGAATGGAGGTGTGAACTTCCAGCGACAGATACAGGACGTTGTAACCGGCAAGCGTGGCGTTGATGGAGAACTCACCCATCGCCGTCGATTTACCAGACTTCGCGAAGCCCATGAACAGCACCATTTCACGCTTTGCCCAGCCTTTCTGGTAAAGCAGCTTGTCGAGCAGCGGTAGACCCGTTGTGATGCTGTTTGGCACGTAATCGTCGGACGCTTCATACTCGCGCGCCTTGTAACGCTCTGCTGATTCAGAGAAGTAATCGTAGATACCGGTCGCTTCGTTAGAGCCGATTTGCTGGACTTTGGCCATGATTGCCATCGCGCCCTGGAAATCGCCCTTCTCTTTCATCTCAGCCGCTTTAATCAGCGCGTCGTCGAACGCTACGCTTTTGGCGAACGTGGCGACCTGGTCGACCATGTACGCCGTGTCTGACAGCTTCTCAGCGAGAATCCGCTTAAACGCCTCAACAACGTCGGGGAACAGCTCTTCGCGGATGGTCTTATCGCGTTTGGCGCGTTTGAGCATGTCGAGGATGGCCGACGATGATGGTGCGCTCTTATACATTCTGTAGTAGCCCGACACCATGTTCACCAGAATGGCGTTGGCCGCATTGGAGAACTGGTTTGGCGCAACCAGATCACCGGCGCGAGTCAGAAACTCATGGTCGCGACAGAAGTAGGCTGCGAGTCGATTCTGGAAGTCGTCGTCGAACTCTTCAGACAACCCTCGTCCTGTGTGGCAAAGTTCGGTCATGTGCTTTCCTTTGGTGCTTAAACAATTTGTTTTCTAATACTAAAAAAGCCAAATAGGGGATCAACAGAATCGCCGTGCTTCTTCCAGTTCTTCCGGGAAGTGCGCGTAAATCACACGCTCAGGCACGATTTCCATCAACCAGACAGCGGAGAAGATGATGCGGACGCGTTTGTCTCGGGTAATGCCACGCAGACGCTCCAGAACCCACTCAAAATAGCGTTCTTGAATCGGGTCGTGTTGCATGTCTCCCAGATGCTTAAAACTCACCAGAGAGTCATCCAGACGGGTTACAGCGCGTTTGGCTAACTTCTCTTCGAATATCTCGATCAGCTCGGGCTGCCAGAGATGCTGGGGGCGAGGTAATTTGTCCCACAGACGGCGTGCAGCTGCGGAAAGAACGGTAGAAATGAAGTAGTCATAAGAGCAGCAGTACTGGTCGGCAAACTGGCGTGCTTTCCAGAGAGACGTTTTGTTGGCCGTCGACAGCTCCTGATACGGCACACGTTTCAAACCGGTAGTGAATTGGGCCGTCTCATAGTGTTCTCGGCCATGCGACAGCATGATGTATGAGTACTGGCGCTTGTATGCCTCAGTGAAGAGGCATGTGGCCATAAGCGGGTGCATGTCGCGGTAATCAAACCACTTTGTCTCGAACAGCTCCGCCTCATCCTTGCAGCGTGACAGCCCAATATTATCGGCCACCCACTTGTCCATGACTGTGGTGTCCCACTCGGTCATGAAGTCGTACTGGTCGTTGTTAATAGTGTTAAAGAAGATCTGGCTCATGTGCTCTGCCTGATAGGTAGTTACTTACTTATCATAATGGGCGAATCATAGCGACTGGAGACTGTTTTTGGAAGTGGAAACGGAAGGGAATGTGTCTGGGAAGTTGGCATAGAAAAAGACCTGCTTCCGTATAAATAATAATAAGTAACTTAGTATTTATATACAGAAGCAGGTTCTGAACTCGAAGTACCCACCAGATTCTGAGTACTGTAATGAAACACAAAAAAGTGCATAATCCTTTCTAAACCTCAACAAAAGGCGACATGATGATATTGTACAAATACGTCCCAGAAGAAACTTTAAAACTGTTTTTTGATCATGACGCAACCAGCTTCAAATTTACTCCAGTTGGTCAGTTCAATGATCCTTTCGAAACATACGGTGTATCGTTTGCCTCTGAAGATGAAGACTCGCTAGCGCATTTGACGTTTCGCTCAAAGATCAATTCAGACCTAGCCAGTCTATGCTTATCAAGATCACCTTTAGAAGTGCTAATGTGGTCTCACTATGCTCAACACCACAGAGGTTATGTTGTTGGCATTGATACCGAATTAGCAGGGTTTCACGATGAGAATCTTTGTTTAATCACTGCGAATGAAGGTGGTATTGATTATCTCGATGAACGAGACAAATCCAGAGTCATCATCTCCGATAAAAACTTTAAAAACAAGGATATAGTTAAAAAGGTCTTATTTAGAAAAAGCCAACATTGGAAATATGAGAAAGAAGTTCGAATTGTTATTGAAAGTGACAAATTGATACCTATCGGTGATGATGAAGAAGATAGGTTTTATATATACAAGGCACCAGGCACAAATATTATTAAAGAGATATTCATAGGAATCAACAATGATGATTTTGAACTTACAGCACTCGAAAATGATAATTTAAGAAATGCCATTTTGGATAACAATATTAAAATCCAAAAATGTTGTTTCAAGAGGGGAACTTGGGACTTAGATAAAACTGATTATGATATGAGTCTGCTTACTGATTGGCCTAGCGCTGATTTCGGTATTCTTGCCGGTGTGATATCAGCATTCGAAAAAAACGAAATTTGAGATGAAGCGAACACAAGCGGTTTGTGTTCGCTTCATCATAACTAGCCTTTCTTCATCAGCTCACGCTTGATTTCATCGGTGCGCATCGTGACGTCGGCAGCGGTGATCGCCTCGTTCAGTTTCACGATGTCTTCGATTTCCTGCGGCGACTTCTCTGCCAGATGGAAAATGGCTGCACGAATCACGTCAGAACGGGTGAATTTCTCGAAACGAGGGATGAACTTCATCATCTCCAGCAGATCGAAGTACTCGTCTTCCAGCGACATTGTGCGGCTCTTAATCTTCTCTTTCCCACGAGTCGGACGCCCCTGCGGTCTGACTGGCTGGCGCATTGGGGTGCTGCTTTTTACCGGTTCTTCCGGATCTTTGCGCTTTGCAAGGTCTCCCATTCTCATGGACATTATTCTTCCTCCAGACTCATGATGTAATCTACAAACTCTTCGAACTCGGCTTCTGCCTTCTTATCGCGTTCGGCGCCAGTCATTTCAAAGATAGAACGACCCGCCTCTTCCGCATCGTCATAAACGTTACGATTGTACAGGTTAACCGGCGCAGCCTCGATGCCGAATGTCTCGACAATTTCTTTCGCCGCCAGAATACGTGACGCCTGGGAAGGCAGTGACGGACACTGGTTCACTACCGCGCGGATCTTCACAGTCTCGTTCACGTTGCGAACGTTGTCGATAATCGGGTCGATATCACGCAGGGATTTCAAATCACGACGCTTAGGGCGAAGCGGGATAATGATGAAGTCTGCCAGCAGCATCGCTTGTCGCTGAATTTCGGAGTCAAAACCACCCGCATCAATGACGACGTAATCGTAGCGTCCCTTCAGCGATTTGATGTGTTTGACGATGTCGTCCTGAACGTATGCGAACGGGATTAGCTCAAGATCTTCGTTCTGGCGACGGTCTTCACACCAGCTCGTTGTGGTGCGCTGAATATCAATGTCGGTGACGTGAGTCTTCTTTTTCTTTTTAACTTTGAGGCATACCGCAATTTGCTGGGCAACGGTAGATTTGCCTGGGCCGCCTTTTGTGCCGCCAACCACAATGATCCTGGTCATTGGTGAGTTCCCTTTGCGTGAATTATTGTCGTATGAAACAACTTGTTTTCTTATATGCGATATAGCCTAAATGCCTACGGCTACGGTGTAAAGGTGAAATGATAGGCAGTACGGGTGTTGGCTCACAGGACAAACAATCAGTTGAAAGTTTGTTCGATTGGCTTTATAGTTCTTGTACGGAAAGATGCTGTACAAAGAGTGGCGTAATCCGTCTACAAAACTAAATGCGAAAAACTGAAAATCGAAAAACTGAAAATCGAAAAACTGAAAACTGAAAACTGAAAAATCGACTATAGAGATGCCTCGCGAGTCAAGGCGTGGGGCTAGGAGTACAAGCATGTCAGCACTGAAAAAACAGCGCATCGATCTCAGATTAACCGACGACGACAAGAGCATGATCGAAGAAGCTGCGGCAATGACCAACCAGACAATTACTCAGTTTATGGTTGCCAGTGCCTCTGAACGTGCTGCGGAAGTGATAGAGCAACATCGTCGCCTGATTCTTAGCGAAGAGTCATGGAATATAGTGATGGATGCCATCAGTAACCCGCCTGCACCGAATGATAGGCTGAAACGAGCTGCCGAGCGTCTACAAAGCATGGAGTAAGACGTGGCCAACCTGACCATTGAGATGTTTTCAGAAGAGGCTGTATATGATTTCTCATGCTTCGACTGCGGAGAAACGTCTCTCAATGATTTTCTTAACAATCGCCTCGCCCAGCAACACAGCGGGCGTATATTACGCGGATATCTGCTTCTGACGAGAGATCCGATACCGAAAGTGATGGGGTTTTACACGTTGTCCGGGAGCTGCTTTGCAAGAAACACGCTTCCTTCCAACACTCAACAGCGTAAAGTCCCCTATTCCGACGCCCCAAGCGTTACGCTCGGTCGTCTGGCAATAGACAAAAGTATCCAGCGACAAGGGTATGGGGAAACGCTGGTGGCACATGCGATGAAAGTGGTATACCGGGCTTCCCTGGCCGTTGGGATCTACGCTTTGTTTGTTGACGCCAAAAATGAGAATGCGATGCGGTTTTATAAGCAGTTAGGCTTTACCCCTCTTACGGGTGATAACGCCAATTCGCTGTTCTATCCCACAAAAGGCATTGAGAAGTTGTTTGGTGGAAAATAAAGAAGCCCCTCGATTGAGGGGCTGTTTTAATTCAAGGCTTGTCTGTCCTGCCAGTTGCACAATCGCTCTCCCATCGTGTTATGGAAGAGGATCTCGCGTTCCGTCTCTTCGGTCATAAAGTCGTCGTTACTGACATAAATAGGGTTTGCTGCATCGCAGAACAGCACGCCGGAAGTCTGTGTCTTAATCACGCAGCCACTTATCATGCAGCTCGCGATGAACAGCAGAAGCATCTTTCCGCCGCACTTCATTAAGTGTCTCATTTTTGACGTCCACTGTGCTTTGAAGCCTTTTCCTGTCCTCCTGTCTGGCCTTCTCTTCGATTGCTTGCCGGGCCGCACGACCTCCCATCGTATAAGCACCGACAAGCACGAAAAGAACGGCAGCCAGAGTCATCAGAGCAAACTTCAGCTTTGAAAATAGGCTGCCGGTCATATCAGACCATCCCGTTCTGGTGTTTTCGCACCTGTGACCAGGCGATAAAGCCAGCCACCACAATGGTCGCGATACCGAAGATGATCCGAACCGTATCACCACTGGTGATGTGTCCCTGCGCCTTGTCCATTGCCGCAGAGACCTGTGGCATGACGTCGGTCAGCTGTGCCAGACCAATTCCCGCCGTAACGGTCGCACCGGCAGTTTCTTTGGTTACAGGAACAGCCTTCACGGTTTTCACCGGCTTAACGACACCAGCGCGACGCAGACCTTCCTCAATAACTTCTGCCGCATACCAGGTGTTCGGCGTTTTGAGCGGGCCACGGCCATTTTCATGACGGATAATCGCCTCCACCAGCGGACGCAGAGTGTCGTAGTCGTGCAGATCGATAATCATGTCCGGGGTCACGCCAACGGCTTTAGATACCTCGTTCACGTAAGCTACGGTGTTGTTTTCATGCGGAGGCGCCCAGCGTTCGATGACTTCGCGGATCGTATCGATGCTGGAGCCATCCTTCGCGCGGCGCTTGTCGTGGTAGGTAATGAGCGTTACTGCCAGCGCCCGAATCCCCCATACGGGATCTTTGAACGTGCAGAAACGCGGTTCGGCAGGGTTGTCAATTAACCCCTGCCACGGCGAACCTTTGTCGAGGTTGCCAGGGTTGTTATTACGAATGCCTCTCGGAGTTTTCATCCTTGATCTCCTGTTATTGCAGTCCATTCTTCACGCCATAAGCGGCCAGACCCAGCAGCAGCGCGGTAATCAGGAACGACGTTATCTTTGAGATAATGCCGCCAAAGAACCCGCTGGAGATGGCGTCTAGCCGATTAAGTAGTTTGTCCAGGTTGGAGTGCTGAATGCTGTGTTGCGAAGGTGTCATATCGCCAAAGTAGGTTTTGAGCTGGTCGTTGACCTCCTGGCCAATTTCCTCACGTAACTCCTTACCTAATTTGCCGACAACTTCACGCGCAACGATAGCGGCAATGCGCTCTACCTGCTCTGGCGTTACGCCTGCCATCTCGTTCGACATTATTTCCTCCATGAATCGTCAAATCGGGATGGCTGTTTTATACCACAAATCACCCTCACATGGTAGGTAAGTACTTACACACGAGCACCATAAATTGCACCGACTTTAGTCCATGTAGGCGCGTTCCCCGTGACAGCCTTACCCGCCGCGCCCCCTCCGTACATTGTCCCCAATCGTCCAGTAGCAGCCGCACCAGCAGCCCCCACATTACCTCCACTACCGCATGTGTATTGGACAGCGGTAGTGCCGATTAAATATTGAGCGCCAATACCGGCAGCGGTTAAAGTGCCAGAAGTTGCCGCACGCGAACCTGAAGCTGGCGGCCTTGTAGTGTTTGCAACACCAAACGGGCGACCGCCACCACCCATACCACCATCGGCTGAGTTACCGCCACCACCGCCACCGCCACCGGCAATAGCGCCGTTATTGGTTATTCTTAAACGAGTCCCAATCCCGTTGTTAATAGCAGTGCCACCGGCAGCACCGCCACCTTTAACGCCACCATTACCCCCACGACCATAGACAGTTACACCTGCGTTGATTACCAGGCTGATATAAGAGTTGGTAAGCGAACTCGGGAAATCTAAACATGGCACGCCGCTGCTGGACGACACCAGATCCCCTGTAATGGTAACAACGACTGGCGTCGCCCCCTGGGATTTTAAATAGTTGATCAGTGTGTCTTTGTTGTAGTTATGATTCGCACCGATGCTGTAATGAATTTCCTTAGAACGACCTGCTAACTGAGACATATTCCCAGCAGCAGACAATTGCACCGCCGTTCGAGCTGCACTCATCCATCTCTGGCCTGTCACACTGACAGCCGAAGACCCAATCCAACCGGGAACACCGACAATTGGCACATCTAATCTCCTTTTTGATGTGAATATCCTGAATTGGTGAGGGTGGCCCCTCACCATTCACCTTGATTACATTTTTGCCTTCAGTTCGCGCACTTCCTCGCGCAGCTCTTTGACAGCCTCGACCAACATGCCGATAACGCCGTTGTAGTTAAGACGCAGACGAGGCTCTCCTGACTGATCGTTATGGTCAACCGTTACCAGTTCAGGCTGAACATTCTGGACGTCCTGAGCGATGAGGCCGCCAGACTGCTCATACCGGTCACAGACCTGAATCTCGTACAGAACACCTTCGATCCGATCCAGCTTGTCGAGCGCTCGTTCAATCTTGCGAATATTGCGTTTGCTACGACGGTCAGAGCGGATATAAACGTCATTAAAGCTGCCATTACCGCCACAAACCCAAGTACCATCATTCTGGAGGTATGCGTTCGCATCCGTGCCGTTTGCGGTACGTGAGTTGTTGATCATGTAAAAACCAAACTGACTGTTTCCCAAGCCACCCAAGAAGAATTTGCGATCCGCGTGGTCTTGTCTCAACAACGCTTGTGCAGAGCTTGTACTTACAGCGTTCCTCCCGAAGATGACGTTCTGGTTACGCATATCTATCCACGCGCCAGAGCCGCTGTTGATGGAAAAACGGTTGGCGTAAACCCACGCACTTGACGTGATGTCACCCGTTACACTCAACGGCTTAAGGCTTTGCAGCGTGCTATTAACGAACCTAAAAACATGGGCGCTATTGGCGTAAACATCCAGAATGCCATCTCCGTTCTGTTTAAAGCCGGTGTCATTGTCACCCAGAACAATGGAATTACCGCCAAGACCATTGACCACACCCAGCCCAAGACCACCGTTAACAACAGCACCATTGCCCATTGTTACTCTGCCATTAGTGAGATCTACATAAAATGGACGAAGCGAACCTATATCACCATTTTCTCCCTGGTCTTTTGCTGTCGGGATAAGGTAAAAATTATTTTCGGAACGGCGAAAAATCATCCCGTATGCCGCATCGTAAATGCGTAACCCATCCGTAGAGCGGATCTTAAGCTGTCCGGACATCGTACCGCCGCTGTTTTTCATAAATAGCGCATCAATCCAGCCTGCAAATCCCGACTTATTAATGTATAAATTTCCATCATTTGCCAGAATGCCTCCACCTTGCGTCTTGAGGGGCTGACTCACATTTTGCAGCGTCAGCACACCAGTCATTGTTCCGCCAGAAATCGGTAACGCACCGACATCAGCCGCAGTGGGTTTGAGAGCAGTGTTGTAATCTCTGCGCCAGGCAGGGGCATACGCGCTACCGTGATTAATATAGGTGAACTGAGCACAGGCAATCCCACCACCGGTAGTCGTTGTAGGCGTAGTAACTCGGATGGTCATTGCGCCTTCGGTACCTAAAACCTCGATAACCGCACCAGCAAGGCAGATATTGCCGACACCTGTATCAGTGATAATTTTATTGTTGGCATATGACCAGGAACCCTTCATCATCCAGTACGGCACTTCGAAAGCACCACGCTCCTTCAGCCATGCGATAAATTCAGCGGTAGTCCAATTACCAGCCCCTGTGCTGTACGACGCGCTAAATGCTTGCGCGGCCCCAACGTCTTTCGCTGTGGGTTTGTGTGCTGTGGTGTAAACCTGTGCCCAACCAGACCAGTTTGCGTCACCGGTATCACGTCGAGATCGCACATATACCGGGGCATGAGCACCGCTTGTTCCACTCCAACCAACTAAAAGTTCACCCTCACCAGACGCATAAGCACCTTTCAAGTGAATAACGTTGCCGTAAGCCGTTGGATAGCTATTGTTATAGGCTTCATACATCTGAATGCCAGGCATGGCCCCTTGAGTGTTCGAAGCCAGCGCATTAACTCGCCCGCGGGAAACCAACGTCGGGATAGTAATGTTGGCAGAGCCATCGAACATTACGCTGTTGATTGTCCGCGGTGTTTGCAGTTTGGTTGCAGTAGCGGCATTACCAGTGGTGTTCTGATCACCCTGAATATTCACACCTGGCAGGTTGATATCAGTCGAACCGTCAAATCTCACCCCACCGATATAACGAGCGGTTTGAAGCACGGTAGCGGTACTTGCGTTACCCACCAGCGAACCGGTAATGGAGCCATCCTGATCAGAAATGACGCGATGGTAGACAGTCCCCTCTACAGCGTCTTCAGGCAGCGTATCCACAACCTCCAGTACTTCCAGAGTTTCGACCACAGCACCGGCAGATTGCAGGTTGACGACCAGCTTCTGAGAGCCAGCGCCAGCTTTGATGTAAATGTCGTAGTTATCATCAGCCGTGTTCACGGTAGCTACAGACAGCACAGCCGAATCCATAGTGCGATAAGCGACCGCATTCACCGATTTCGGATCGCCTGCAGCAGTTCGCAGCACGATATCGGCCATTGCAGCAAGCGCTGGCTGCCCGGCTTCGTACCCTGCCCCGCCGATCACTTCGATGTATACGGTGCTGGTCGACTGTGGCATACGTGCCGTGGACACTTTCACCCACTTCGGCGCGTCGGTAGCCATGTCCATTTCAGCCGAAGTCCCTTTCCATTTCACACTGGCAACACTGGCCTGGGCGTTCTGGGCGTACTCATAAGCCTTCGTTTCTGATTCTTTGGCATTCAGTTCAGAAGTTTTCGCCCCGGCAGCCGCATCGGTCGCCTCAGTTGCTTTCGTGGATGCCAGAGCAGCAGAATCAGAGGCTTCTTTGGCTTTAGCTTCAGCCACTGCCATCGCTTCGGTCGCAGTCGTTGCGGAAGCAGCAGCCTCACCTGCGGATTTGGCAGCAGCTGTTGCAGATCCTTCAGCGGCGGTCTCAGCAGACTTCGCGTTGGTTTCAGAGGTTTTGGCGGCTGCGGCAGATGCCTCAGAAGCTGTCGCCTGTTCACTGGCAACGTTGGCCTTCTCTGTTGCAGTTGTGGCCGAATCGGCAGCCGCAGTAGCTGATTTGCTCGCAGCATCAGCACTGCCAGCTGCGGCAGCGGCACTTTCCCCTGCGTGGGCTTCTGAGTTCTGGGCAGCCGCTTTTGATGCTTCGGCAGCCGTTGCGCTCTCCGATGCAGCTGTCTCGGACGCCTTTGCATTGGTCTCCGAAGTTTTTGCCTTCTCTTCGCTGGACGCAGCCGCGTTTTGACTCGCTAAAGCGGCGTCAGCAGACTCACCTGCAGCGGTGGCGCTTTCGGAAGCGGCGTTCGCGCTGGATGCGGCAGCTGACTCGCTGGCAGCAGCAGCCTTCTGTGATGCGTCGGCGTTGGTTTCTGACGTTTTGGCAGCCGCAGCACTTGCCGCCGACTCACCGGCGCTCGAAGCAGCATGGGTTTCTGATTCCTTAGCCGCATTTTTTGAGGCCAGCGCATCAGCTGCACTGCCAGCGGCGGCCTGCTCTGAGGCAGAGGCATTGGTTTCAGAGGTTTTGGCAGCAGCAGCAGAGTCAGACGAGGCAGACGCCGAAGCAGAGGCTTCGGACGCGCTGGTCGCAGCCTGAGTTTCAGATGCTTTCGCCGCATCTTTGGATGCCGCGGCACTCGTGGCTGATTCTCCCGCTTCAGTCGCTTTGGTAGACGCTGTCGCGGCAGACGCAGCAGCATCTACCTTGAAGCTCTCAGCATTGGTTTCAGACGTTTTTGCGGCGGAAGCGCTTGCACCGGCAGCGTTTTCTGATGCAGCAGCTGCGGCAGCACTCTGGCTTGCTTCGGTGGCTTTGGTAGACGCTGTATTGGCGCTTTCCGCAGCGGCCGCGGCACTGGCAGCAGCTTCCCTGGCCTTGTCGCCAGCGGCATTGATAACGTCGGCGTTATCCGTATACCATTTCTGGTTTGCGTTATGCTCATTGACGATCTGCGTCAGCGACTTCACGGTCACTTCCGTACCGTCTTCACGCTCAAGCGTTACCTCATCAACTGCCGTCAACCAGCTGCGCATCGTCTTCGAGTCGGCTGACATTCGGGTCATGAGCGCGGTAAAGCGTGCGCTGAACTGCGTTAAGTCGCCTTCATAGGTTGTGATGATGCGGCACGGAACGTCCGTCTGGGTCTCGCCCGTGTACGGCTCCGCGAGAATCAGGCTTGTGTCGCTGATTACGCGCTTAATTTCGTACAATTTGTTGTCAGGGCCGATGACGATCATGCCCGGCAGAACGCCGTTGGCGGTCACATTCCAGTACGTGCCAGTGCCAGAAAGTGCGTCACTTCCCTGTGTAAATGTGATAGTACCTTCCCTGTACCACATATTCTCTCCTTGAAAAGACGGGCATCCATGCCCGCCATAAGTAAGTACATACTTATTTTTACCGATGTAAAGATGGATGTCTACCGTCGAGCAGAACCATCCTCCCATCCGACCTGATAATTTTTGATTAGCTCAGGGTCGCTCATCTCCAGAATGTCTTTTTTCATCACCCTCTGGTGTTCGTGAATGCTGAACTTGCGGTCGAATAGCGTCTGCGTCATTCGCATCTCTAGCTCCTTCAGTTGCTCCAGCGTTACCGGAACATCGTTATTGTCCGCATCTGTCCAGAAGAAATTGTCCGGAAGACCGCCTGCCGCAGCTTTTAGCGAGATATCCAGCCGCTCTTTGGAAATGTCATTCGCGTCCCAGCGGTGGCCGTTCCATTCGAAATAGACGGTGAAACTTTCCTGACGAATACGCCAGTCGTTAATTTCTGCCAGCTTCTCGACTTTCAACCGTTCAATGTACTCGTCCTGATCAGGGTACGGTGCGATACCGCCACTGGCTTCAGACCCCAGCGCCTCAAGTATCTTCTTTGCCAAAGGTGACGTGTCAGTCTCTGCCAATGTGTATGGCAAAAACAGAGGCGTTACACCATCCTCCATAACAAGCCCATCAAACTGAATCTCACAGGAGATCCCGCCACTAAGATTGCGCACTGCATTCCTTACAGCAGAGATGACGGGGGTTTCTTCCATAATATCCTTCTCCATTTTTAAGCCTTAAACACCAGAACGAGATAAGGCTCGTTAACACGGTGATTGTATTTACGCTGCTCGTGCCAGGTATAAACATCGACAGTTGCAGACTGGCCAGCAGGCAAGTTGTAATAGCCGAACATGCCGGACTGGTTTTCTGAGTTGTCTCGTTTGCCATACATCTGCTGCTTGACACCATTTACCGTATATTCAGTAATCCTTGACCATGAATAGGTGTTGGTATTCTCCGATGGAGCGTAATAGTAGTACCCACCGGAAACGTAGATCACACGAGCGAACGTCTGAGGCGCAAGATAGATACTGCTGCCATTAACCATGTAGGCTTTAACGATATCGCCATCAATCTGGTTGGCGTGCAGTTTCCCCAGAATCTGGCAGTTCTGTGCGATGGTAACGTTATTCAGCGAGCCGGAGTTCGCAGTGATGCTTCCCCGGAACGTACCGTTATTAAACTCAGGACTACCATTTTTGGGGATAATCCAGCCTTTACTGCCAGCGGCGTAATCGTTCGACTGAATGACGTTACCAATTTTGGCGTTAGTGATTGTGCCGTCTTTGATATAAGCGCCGTTCATATACGCCACGCTGTTTTCGATGACAAAAGGCGTGGTGATCTTCCCGTTTACGGAGTTGACCAGACCAAAACGGTCTGCCTGAACCAAAAACTGCGATAGACCGGTGCTGTCGATACCCAGCGCGATACCTGCAACGTACTTCTGGCCGCCACTGGTAGACGTTTCCATCTTCAGCGTCCAGGCAGCAGAAACCTTCTTATCGGTATCAGCAATTGCCTTCGCCTGCTCCTGGATGAGAGCCGAGTTACCATCAACTTCAGCCTTAACTGTATCAATTCTCTTACCGAGAGCACCGTCAGCATTTGCACGCGCGGTGGCTTCGGATGTGATAGCAGCGTTGATATCTTTGCCGGTCTGAGCCTGAAGATTGGTGATCTGCCCGGCCAGAGCAGAGTCGGCATCTGTACGCGCTTTCGTCTCCGTGTCGACAGCGGCCTTGATGTCCTCTGCCGTCTGAGCCTTCAGCGAGCTGATCTGCGAAGCCAGAGCACCATCTGCATCGGTTCTAGCCTGGGTCTCTTCCGCAACGGCGGCTTTGATATCCTCACCAGTCTGGGCCTTCAGTTGGGTGATTTGCTTCGATAGCGCCTCATCCGCTGTGGCTCGGGCAATCTGTTCTTCAGTGAGTGCCGCGCTGATATCCCCTTCAACTTTCGCCTGCAACGTGGTGATCTGACGAGAAAGCGCTTCATCCGCAGTCGCACGCGCCTCTTGTTCAGCAACGATGGCCGCTGAAATATCGTCGTTGAGCTGGGCTTCCAGCTTGGAGATATGCGTCGCAATAGCCTTATCTGCCTCTACGCGAGCCGTTGTCTCTTCCAGAATCGATGCCCGGATATCCTCACCAATTTCTGCGCGGATCTCTTCCACTTTTGAGGCCATTGCAGACATATCGTCGGCAAACGTCTTCTGAGTGGTGGCGATCTTCGCGTTATTGACCATTTGCTTGTGCTGGTCTTCATCCTGACGCAGAGCGAGGTCAATATTGGTTTTGGCCAGAGCCTCGATATTGGTCGATACTTCCGCGCTGGCGCGTTCGACTTCGGCAACGGTCTTTTTCATCTCTTCGACGGCGGCAACGCTGTCATCGACGGAGGATTTCATTGCCTCAATCTGTTTGGCATTTGCCTTATCGCCTTCGACACGGGCTTCACGCTCTTCAGCAATCAGCGCGGAGGCATTGTCGAGCGCAGCGTGTGCCGCTTCCACAGCACCTGCAACGGCTTTGCCCTGCTCGGAAACGGTCTCCTGCAACTCAACCAGAGCCGCATTAGAGTCCTCAACCTGTTGCAGCGCATCGTTGACCTTGTCCAGCGTGCCAGAGACTTCATTTTTGAGGTCGTTCTGGGCCTGTTCAAGCCGACCGCTGGTGTCTTCCAGTTTGCTGTCCAGATCGGCAACGGACTGATCAAGCTCTTTCAGGCTTTCTTCCATCTGTTTGTTGATGGCGTCGACCGCATCCTGAGAGGCTTTAGAGTCGATTTCCTCCAGCAGCTCCTGTCCCAGCTCGGAAGAGGTGATCTTCCCGGTAAGGAATGAGAGGACGTCTCGCGTCATCGCTTCCGTACCCAGATTGGAGTTCGGCGGGCTTAACATGCCACGCTTGTTCACCGCGCGAACCCAATAGTACCAGGTCTCGCTATCCCCAAGACCGGCATGGGTGAACGTGGTGCTGGCAGCCTCTGCAATCAACTTTGCCGTTTCCAGATCGTTGGTCTGGGAGGCGTACACGTTGATGTGATCGAGGTCGATTGAGTCCGGGTTGACCCAATTCAGAATCACGTTGCGGTAGTCACCAACGGCCGTCAGAGAGGTAGGAGAGCCTGGCGGCGTCATCGTACCTTTCACCTGGTAAACGGTACTGATGATGTCCGTCTTCTTGCCGCTGAACGAAACCGCATAGAGCTGAATGTCGTATTGGCCATTCTCGGCAATATTGAGTATCTCGAACTGCTCTTCGGTAACGCGTGCGGACTGCCAGTTAGAGACGTTGTTCTCATCGGAACGACGCCAGCTGATCCAATATTCCGCAGACTTACCTTCCCAGGTGGCAACGAGCTTGATTGAGAGGTTGCCCGGACTGGAGATATACGTCCCTTCCGTCACCTGCAGGTTGGTCGGCTTCGAATAAGTCGGGTCGAGAACGGTGTTGTTCTCGGGGATCAGCGTCGCGCCGTTGTCGATGGCTTCGTACTTCGATGCGTTATTTTGGACAACGGTAACGTCAAACGTCCCCTGAGCCTCGCCCTGGGCAACGTTGATAACACGCACGCGCATTGGCTCCAGATCTGGCTCGGTAATCGTCCAGACGCCATTCATAACCGGCATATCACCGGAATTGAGCGCTTTGGAGAAGGTTACTTTGGTAATGTCTTCCCCGGTCTCAAGAATATCTCGCTCAACGATTTCGCCTTCCTGATTCAAGATCCGGATGTAGCTACCAGCCTTATTCAGCGTAACCGGTGCGTCGAGAGTGATGCTGTTCTTTGTGAACGCCACAATGCGGCCAGAGTTGCGTTTACCAGCACGGTATTTGTTCTGAATCAGCACCGTTTCGCCCGGCATCAGGAAGGAAGCATCCAGCCCTGCCGTAAAGCTGATAACGTCGGACTCCATGCGTGCGGTATACAGCAGCCACAGACCGACACGATGCGCCTGGCCACGGCTGGTACAGCCGAACGCAACCACTTCGGTTTTGCGCTCGCCATAACGACGCATCGCCTCCTGGTCTTCGACGTACTCGATGTTCTGCTTGTAGCCGTCTTCCTTGTTGTTGTAGGTCACAAGAGCAACTGACGGACGGTCTTTACGCGCAGATCCCTTGTAGCTGAACATGCCGTCTTTGACGTTCGCGTTGGTGAACATCATGACCGGATCTGACGGACTATCCTGCATGACGTTAACCATGCCGCCAGCCCAGAAGACCATACCGCGGAAGGCGCCAGCGATATCCTGAATCAGTCGGTACGCATCCTGACGGCTGGTGATCTGGGTGTTGATAGCGAAGCGCTTCTCTTTACCCCCGAAGCCATTGTCAATTTCTTCATCGCAGTAGCGGCCAATCTGGTAAATCTGCCCGAGGTCAATCATGGACTCAGAAACGTACTGCCCCAGGCCATAACGAGCGTTGGTAAGCAGGTCGAAGAGAATCCAGGCAGGGTTGGAAGATGACAACAGCTTGAATGTGCCATCCCATACGCCGATATAGGTGTTTGTGTGTTCGTCGTAGTTGGACGGGACGCGGATCTTCAGACCACGCACCAGATACGAACGAGACGGCATCGAGCTGCCGAACTGCTCTGAGTTGACCTTGAGGCCGACCAGCGCGGAGTTCGGGTAGTTCATCGGCGTATCGACGATCTCACCGACAGAGTCCACCCACGTATCGTTAAAGATGTACTGAGTGTTGCTGT